GACGAATTTCGTTAAATGGCATAATAGTGTAATTGATATCAATATAAGTATATTGAAGAGCAGTTACGTCATTAGCAATATCGAAAATGTAATCATATAATAAAACACCTTTAAGTTTATTCAACTCAGATGTCAAACCTGTGCGGATAGCATCACGAACGGAGTTTTTGTTTTGTTTACCAATAAATGGTTCACAAACACGGCGGATAGCTCTTTCAACAGCACCGATGATACGAACGCTATTTAAGCGAGACAACGCATCAGTAGGATCAGCCATTGTACAGCCATCAGTTACTACATAACCACGAGTAAATGTGTTTTTAACTGTTACGATACCTTTCTTAGTCAAATCAGAGATTTGAGTAGTAGTCAATTCGAACAATGGATTAACACCGATTTTTTGGTTAGTAGGGGATTGTTCTACAGGCAATGCAGAAACCATACCAGCATAAGCACCAGCACCGTTGCCTACATAAGCATAAGTAGAATTGTAAACAGGTACATTATTTTGGAAGAAAGTACAAGAAATTGCACGACCAATATCGACAGGCATACCGTCATCATCGATTACGGATTGACCGTTAGCACGTTTCAAATCGAGATGCAAGTCAAGATTTTTAAGGTCTTGGAATTTTTGTTCTACGCCAGACAATGTATAGTCAGAGATACGTTCCATACCAATTACGCCATGAGTATGTGCAGTTTTTAATTCTGTGTACATACAATGTTGAGCGAATTGACGAGCGAAGTTATCTGGAGTACGGTAAGGGATACGCATAGTATAATCGTAATCGATTGTACGGTCAGCTTTAAGATCGGCTAACGCTACTTTGCCACCAACCAATACTGGTTCCAATACTTCTTCGATAAGAGCATCTTTTTCTACGATACCGTTATCTGTCATTTCAACAGCAAATGTATCGGCAAAGTTTACATTATCTTTTAAGTCAGAAATGAATTCTGCTACAGTACGATAGTTAAAGTCTGTTACGGAAATAATAACACGGTTGTCGACACAATCGAAGTTTTCAACGTAAGCCAAAACTTTATCGTCACGAGATTCTTTATTAATAAGAATATCGTATTCGCCGATTGGAGTTACTTGACCGCCGTCATATTTACCAACATAAAGAACGTCGTTTACAGACAACAATACATATTTAGCAGTACCAGCAGTTGCAGCAGAAGCAGCAGCTGTAGTTGCATAATATGCAGCAGTAGTTGCATCAGCATCGGATAACAAACCATTCATAGCTGTATCGTATTGAAGATCTGTAAGAGCAGCAATGTCTTTAAATGTTACTGTGTTACCAGTAGCAGGTTCAGCTTCAATAATTTTATCGCTAGTTACGAAATGTTTGAATTTTTGATGAGCAGATACTGCAGGTTGAAGTTTGCCGTCGAAGGTAATAGATTTAACTTCTTTAGTATCTTGCAAGAAGAATGTTTGGCCAACTTCATAAATTTTGTTATCTAAATCGAGAGCTGCTTCATTAGCTACAGTCGGAATAACTGTAAATACTTCGTTTTGATAAATAGCACTATCAACGATAGCATCAGCATCATCGATTTTTACGAAACTAAATTTGTAAGAACGAGGTGCGTGTTTTACGTCTTTAGTATTAACTACTGGAGTCAATTTAAACATTTCTGTATCGACTACAGGAGCACCTGCTGCTACAGTATTAACCATAGCTACATCGATAGGGAATGCTTTTAAGAAATCTTTTGGTTTGGGTAAACGGCCACCGATTACTGTGTCAGCACAGATTTGAGAACCCAATACACGATAAGGCATATCAGCATTTTGCAATACAGAGTAAGCGCCTTCACCGATAGCAGTGATGTATTGTTTATCTTTTACTTCAGATTCTTTAACACGAGGAGTTAAATATTGACCAGTAGAGTTTGTACGAGGAAATGCAGTTGCAGTTACTGCAAAACCGGAACCTAACTTCATATATTTTTGGAAGTTAGTCATATTAGTATCTTCATAATCTTTATCGTCTTCTTCGAACGCTAATGCAGATGCACCAGGAGTCAAAAGATAATCGTTATGAGAATACATTTTCAAACCGACAGTTACGAAAGCTTCATTAAGGTCTTTATCCATTACAGAATAAATTGGATATTCAGCATTAACGTCTGTGTTAATACGCAATGTATGGAAATATTTGCCAGTGAAGGAACTGAAAGGTTTAGGAGATTTTTTGTTTTTAATTACATGTGTGCGAACTTCTGTGCGACATGGAATCAAAGAACGTTTACGGCCGATAAAATATGTACCAGGGAAGATAGAACCCATAGCCAAATCATAAGAGTCGTTACGAAGAGTAACGTCTTGGCCTTTTTTATTTACGATAGAAAGAGTTACGACGTTGTTCAATTGGTGTTTGTTGATATAACGAATTACTTCGCTAATAGTAGTGTCGGCATTAAAACCTGCACCCATCAAACCTAATTGAATGTCGATTTTGATCATTTCGTTTTCATCGTTAACCATTGCATTGTAACGTTCATAAGCAGTTGCTTTAGAAACTGGTTTATACAATGTGAAAACTTCTTGACCAGGAGTATTATCAAAAGTAAAGTATACTTGTTTTGCTTTATTGGAAGGGAAACGAGATTTTACACGTAAACGAAGAGTATCGTCAGAACGTAATTTAAAATCTTTTTGAGCTTCGGAACCACCAATACGGAAACCATAAAGAGTACGGCAACCAGAGTTGTAAGCATCGGATAATGCTGCAGTCAAGTCTACTTCACGTTTAGTTGTGCGATCATAAGTATCGCCATAAGTATATTTAGCATATGTCGGATCATAAATAGGTACTGGAACACCGTTAGGACCATCAAATGCTGTACCGATACAAAGAACTGCGTCAGTTGTACCGAATTGAGAATCGTCATAAAGTTTCTTCTTTACAGAATTGACTTCGACGAATACACCAGGAAGATCTCGAAGGATTTCCTCTTTAAAGGTGAAAGCCATATTTAAACCTCTTAAGAAATTATTTACCAAGATTTAGTAAACGTTCGATAAGTTTGCTAGTTACAACATACATTTTATCGATGTTTAAAGTATAGCGAACACTTCTAATAGAATATTTTTCACGATACATAACGTAGGATTCGTCAGTTAAGCGTTGATCGTAAAGTAATTCAGATACACCACGCATTTTTAAATAACCAGTGTAATCTACCATAAGCTCTTCAAATTCTTTAAGAACTTTATTAGCTTGATCGTATGAAGTTGCGAAGATGTCAAATTGGATGACGTATCTAAATGCATGACGATACACATCGACACCTTCTTCTTCAATATTTTCTTTAACGGGATATTTATCGTCGGGACGATAATCAGGATTTCCGGGAGCGCGACGAATAGTCGTTTCCATTAATCTTGGTTTTAAATCCTTAGCAGGTACACCGCTAATAATTTTAAAGAAAATATAAGGATGATTAATTTCCTGATCTCGGTCGTTAATTGTAACGCCTTCATCAGGACTCATCTTTACGTTATCTTCACGAAATGCTTTCTCTACGAGTTCTACGAGTAACGCAATAAATTCGTCGAAACTAATGGAACTGTCAGCCCGTAATCGGTCGAGACGTTTTCGACTATTCAGTATCCTACCGGGATTAGTGACTGCAACCAATTGTTCTTTTTGACGCCGTACTTGGTCGAGTACAAAACGTTCATTAATTTCTTGTGTCATAGTCTTTGCTCCGCAGTATAAGATTCTGTTGTAAATAATGGATATAATGTATATCGTAAAATGATGTCCACACCATATCCATGATTACTGATTTGTTCTTCAATGCTATCGATATGATAATCGTAAAGAACAAAGCCAACATTATCTTTAAGTAAATTATCTAACCGTTCTTTTATTTTATTTAAATAAAACTTACGGTAGTTCTTACCTATATATTCTTCGAAATCCATTTCTCTGATTAAGTAATTAATGATCCGCATTACCATAACAGATTTATTAGGATTTTCGTCAGATAAGTTAACTAAATTTTCAATAGTAGTACCAGTCCGATAGTTATTTTTGAAATAACAAACATTAGGAAGCATATCTTTATAATCTATAATAAAGTCAGTATCCTCATCATCGAAATCGGGGTACTTATTGATAGGCGTGGCTGCTAATTTCGCAGCTACAACTATATTACAGAAGTGCACATATTTCAGGTTGTTACCGACAAAAATTATATTATCTAAGTATTTGTTCTTATTGTTAATAGCAGTATACTCTGCTAACTTATTATTATAATCTTTATTAAATGCATCGATATCTTCGTATAATGAACTATGATTATCGGTAGCAAAAATAAAACTTCTATTCTTTACACAAGAAGAAGATAATAGATTTAAATAATGTTCGGTTAAATTCTTATTATATCGATCAGTATATTTATCGGAGAATTTAATCTGAGTCGGACAAATATAAGCGAAGTCGTAATCGATAAGTTGTTTTGCTATATTTTGAAAATCAGATATCGTTCTCATATTCACTAAATATATGGATGGCGCTCCATAGTTTTTAGCGATCGTATATGCTTGATATAAATCAGAATCTTTTCCGTATTCTTCTTCGACTTGTGAAAGTAAATCGAATTTCTCGATCTTACAAGTTTTATTTGTATATTCGGAGTTGCCGATAATTAATAAGCTAGTATGCTTATCTTCCATTATCTAAACACCTCCGATCAATGCTTTAAAGTTTTTCATAAATGCTTCTGGATTTCGTTTATAATCGACACCATTAGCTTCATAATAAACACAGTCCATAGTATTAGAATACCAGTCCATTACGTATGTAACGTTTATAATTTTATCCTTGAAGACAATAATGTCTCCAGGGAAAACTGGAAATTCATTTCTAAGATAAATATCGTAACCACGCATTAAGAATAATTTATTGTCGGCACTGTCTGTCGAAAATAACGGTTGAAGATGTGCGCGTGCTTCCCGTATCGTTATTTTATGTCCAAGACCTAAACAATTTTCACAAAATGGATCACCGTGTTTTGAAACCGGATCCATACATGTGCAATTAATATGTTTATTTGCTTGAATTAACCATACAGGAACTTCCATTAATTGGATTAAACCATTAATGCGTTCATCGAGGTTTTTCATTATGTTTTCCTCAATGCTTTAAGAGAACGAGATAAATTATCTAACAAGTCTGTCGGGAATGTATGTAATTTACGTTTTTCAGTATAAGAACGTTTTCCGACACGAGGTTCAGCTCTACCCATAGTAAGATATGTAGGATCGACAATTAATTTTTGGAAAATCTCCATCTCGGCTTTAATCATTTTAATTAAATCAGATAATGACGGAGCTCCACTTCCGCTAGAACTAGAAGAACTAGATCCACCAGATTCAGTCGAACCAAAACTAATATTACCGATATGACCAGAAATCTTACCGGAAGTAGAAGTCGTTACAGCATGTTTACTAACAAGACTTAACGTTGCTCTTAATTTACAAAATTGTTGTAAAAGATAAGGTAAGTCGGCTCTATTTTCATAACCAGGAATTTGGTCTAATAGAAACTGTGCAAACCGACTTGCTTCTTTTAATGCGTATAATACTTCTGTATCACTAGCATCGAATACATTGATTAGATAATTAACGTCGCCGAGCGTATAAAAATTACTAATTTGTTCTGATGCTACCGTATAGACTTTATACTTTAATACTTTTTTACCGTCGACAGACTCTAATTTTTTAATTCTAATTTCGTATAAAGAATCAGGTTTAGTGCCGCCGATAGGTTTAAGTTCTAAACGATTACCAAATATCGTATACTCAAAAGGCTCTGCCATTAGAAATCCTTTCTGATGATTTCGATATTTTGTAGAATACCTTCATCTTTAATTTCGGCATCGAATTCAAATACAAATCCATCGTCAGTGCCTTGTCTAGGACGTTGAAGGACTTTTAATTCTTGAATAATTACTGGTTTAATATCTTGATCGGCAGGAGTTTCGTCGACTACGACGCCAGGTTGACCAGCAGTCGCTCTTGTAATAATAGTACCGTCAGCTAATTTGATAGTCGTCGCCGCATTATTAGCATTACCGTCTTTCATAATCTTTTCGATTGTTTCAGGTGTTAATGCTGTCGTCGATGTATTCCCAGATGCATTCGTTACTTCATTAGATAATCCTAAAGAAGTAGCGTCGTTAATTTCGTCTTTTGTCATAGAACCAGAAGGCGTAGGATTTTGATCGAGATTAACTTTATTGTTATGCATATTACGTTTGTAATTATATGGTGCCCAAATAGATACTGGATCTATTTTATGAGGATTTTCTTCGGCTTTTTCGAGTCGATCTTTAATGCGCTCAGGGCCATCATAAGTAAACGTAGCCAATTCAGACCATGCACCAAATTCACCGTCTTTTTCGACACGTACTCTAATATAATATTGTTGTTGTTTATTTAACTTAGGAAAACTAATCTGTTGTTTTTCGACTACTATTGTATCTATTTCAACAGGGTTAAATAAACTATTATCAGCAATTTGGAGCCGATATTCTAATACAGGTTTTCTTCGTTTATCTCGAAGTATTTCTTGCCATTGACAGTTAAAAGTGCCATCGACTAATTCATGATTAGCCGGGCTAAGAATTCTTACGTTAGAATAAATACTTGTATTAAAATATACGTGTCTAATTAAACTAGATTGTAAATGTGCACCAGTAATATCTTTAATCGTTCTGTTGATATCGAGACGATATTCTTCATTTGGAAGTACATCGTCTAATACAGTAATAATAACAAGCTTTTTACTTGTACGATATTTTAAACGATAAATTTTTTGTGATTCAGCATGAACCATAGCGATTGTATCGCTACTAATAGTGTCTGGATCGACATTGCCAGTAAAGAAAAGTTTGATTTGCTTTTCAATAGGATTAACGGCCATGTCGACCAAAGCAAATTCTTTAAACATGCTACACCTTATTTACTAGCTTTTTTGCGACCACGTTTTTTAGGTTTTTCTTCGGAAGTTTCTTCAGTAGTTTCTTCTTCGTTAGATTCTTCAGGCTCAACAGAAACTTCTTCTGTAGTTTCTACCGGAGCAATAGTTTCTTCGGCTTTTGCTTCAGGTTCTACTTGCAACCCTTCTTGCCCTTTTTCTTGCAAACCATCTTCAGTCACCTCTTCTTTTTTAACTTCGGTAACAGGTGCTTCTGTTTTAACCACAGGAGCTTCAGCAATAATACCAGCACGCTTAGCTTCTTCTGCTACTTTTTCTTTAGCCTCTTCTGGATTAACGAAACCAGAAGAAACGATATCATAGTTAGTAGATTTAACTAATTTACGGATAAGTGGAGAATATGTACCTTGCTCTGCTGGAAGGATTCCATATACTAATACTAGACGACCCATGCGAACGGATTTACGAATATTAGTTAAATCCATCTTTTCATGGATGAAACCGTAAGGCTCTTTGCGAGATAAACGCATACGAGACAAGCGATCCCAATAGCCAGTTTCTCCAGAGGCCAATTTAACAATGGCAATTACTTCATGTTGTTGTTTCATATTATATAAATTCCTTTTATTTAAATTAAAAAGGAGGAGCTCCGAAAAGCTCCTCCAGTTAACTACTATTATTCAGTTACACGAACAACAGTTGGACGTGGATAGGATGGCATTGCGGAAATATTTTTAGCAACTGCGATACCTTTACCGTTATCCATGATGCCGATACCATAGCGTTCTTTAGCTTTGATAATACGAACATCGATTTCAGGATTAGTCCATTTTTCAACGGACAAGTCTTCACGTTGTACGATCGCACCAATGTTGTTGCGGTCGATAACATACATATCAAATGTTTTGTTTTGTTTGTCGAATTTAACGCGTGGGCTCAAGATTACGTTAATTGGCATTGGCAAATTGAAACGTGCTTGAGATTCGTTCAATACGAATTGTTGAGGACCCATGTTGTTAGATAAACCAGCAAAACCACCAGTACCTTGAGTTGTGCCGAATGGGTTAACATTCATAGCACCCATAGCACCGAATGTTAAGCCTTGACCTACCATTGCGTTACGAGCGAATACTAACCAGCAAAGTGGATGCATGATAACGTCTGTTGGTGTCTTATCGTTAGCCATCAATGCTAAGCACATAGACATAAAGTCTTCAACAGACAATGTGTTGTTTGGCAAGGAATCTTCGCCAAGACCTGTTGTAGCAGCGTCTGGGTTTTGAGCAGCCAAAGCATTATCGAATACTACATGGCCGTGTTCGGAGAATTCACGAGCACACCATTCATCTTTATAACGAGCCATAGCGCCACCAATACGGGAAAGGTTAGCTTCCATGATGTCCCAGTAAGAGTCCATGATAACTTCTTCGGAAAGAGTTACTTTAAGACCGATTTTTTTAGGACGTACTTCGATGGAATTGTATTCCAAAGTATTGATTTCTACAGCTTCATCGTTGTAAGCGCCACCTTCAGCAACTTCGTGAGCTTGCAATTCACCGATGATAGGTACTACTACAGTACCGTTAGTGTTACCAGCTTGAACTTTAGTGAAGAATGGAGAGATAACAGATTGAGTATCTTCAGCTTCGATCATTTTAGATTCGATGATACGAGGAACCAAGTCAACTACGTCTGTTGTCATAATTGTTTCTTTGATGGAGAAATGTTTGTCGGACAAGTTTTGTTTATTTAATTTGCCGACCATATCTTTCATCATGTCATATTTTTTTACGGATTCTGTAATTTTTTCTGGAGACAAGCCTTCTTTTTTAGCAGCTTCAACAGCAGCAGAACGCTTCGTATTAACATCTTCCAAAAATTCTTTAATATTGATAGCCATTATTATGCGTTACTCCTATTATTTTTGCAACAATACTTTAACTGCGCCTACACAGCCGTCCCAATCCATGAATGTAGGAACACCTGCAAGACCTTCGCGAGTATAAGAAACTTTCACATCAACAGTTTCTTTAGGACCTGCTTTAATAATAGCGTCAGCTGCAGCACGATCTACAACTTTAAGACGAAGCAAGTTATCTTCTGTATTATAGTGAACTACTTCGAATGCATTAGCGATTAAACCACCTTTTACTACAGGAGTGTAAGCGGAACCGTTAATGGAAATTTGAAGTGTGCCAGGTTTTACAAAACGATCTGGAACTTGGAAGTTGAAATCTAAGTATTCTTTACCAGCTTCAGCAGCATGCATTTGACCTACAAGAACGTCTTTAAGTTCAGTAGATGCAACATTACGGCCATCAGTTAAGCCAGGAATACCGATATATTCATATTTAGCACCCATACGAGAATCGTAAATGTCCAATTTGTTATTGGAAGCATTCATGTTCAAGTCATGGTTGGAATACAAGGAATTATATTCGTAGTTGTCCATGCCACGGAAGTAAGCATAATCTTCGTAAACATCTTCACCACGACGGTAAGAACGACCATAACCATCAGCTGCATATTGAGCTAATTCTTCTTGATCACCAATAGCCCATTTCATCCATTTAGTGGAACCTTCAGGAACCAAGTTAGGATTTACTTCGTGTACTTGACCGATAACTTGTTGACGTTCAAATTCAACTTCAGCAGGAGTCATAGCAGCAAGAAGAGTTTCGTCGGACAATGGAGATTTAACGACACGGCCGTTTTCATCAGATTTTACTAGGTCACCAGGCAAGAATGCGCCATAAGCACTACCCCAAGGGTTTTGCTCTGCTTTGTCTTTAAATAAGAAATGAGGCAATTCTACCATTACGTCAGTTTTAATAGCACCAGGAGTCATACCGTTCCAAGCGTTTTCATCACGAGTAGCTTCGTTACGGGACATGATACCGATAGGCACGTTACCAGCACGATGAGCCATAGATGGTTTACCGTTTTCTTTTAAAAGACCAGTAACTTTATCTTTTTCTAAACCAGCATCAGTAGCCAAAGCACGAGGGCCTTTACCACCAGCAAATGGTTGATAGAAATCAGCAGTATAAGCTGCAGCGTTTACTGGAGTCCATTCAACATCGATGTTTTCCAATGGTTGACCAACGCCGACAGGAGAAACCAAACCAGTAGCAGCATTATAAGTATCGCCAGCTTTACGCAAACGAACAGGGGAACCGCCGTTAGCAAGTGTTAATACATTTAAGAAAATTTCAGGATTTTCTTTTGCAGATTTTACGTCAGGATCTACGGCTACGATACGACCTTTTGGAATAACCAATTGATTGTACATTTCAGCGTAGTTATAACGGAAAGCAACTGGCAAACGAGAATCCAACCAGTAAGATACGTTAGAAGTGTCATGGTTTGCAGTGTTCAAGCGAACTTGAGTACGTGTTACACGACGTTCTTCATTATTGAAAGCTTTGAAGCCAAGGCCTTTGAATACTTTACCGTTAGAACCAGTGGTGAAGCGATTAGGGCCTTTACTAAGATCAAAATTAGGCATTGTAATAGAGCTCCTTATTATTTAAAATATTTGTAAAGATCGGATAAGGATTCAGTTACTTCGACAACTGGCTTAACCTCAGTTTTCTTTACAGGATCTTCGACTTTGGAAGTGGAAAGTTCAATTGTTTTAATTTTTTCTTCCAAGGATTCTTTAACGGCTGTTACATTGTCTTGTAAAGCTTTTTCGCTTTCGGAGCGCAAAGTTTCAAGACCTTCTTTAACAGTTTTTACAGAATCAATTGCTTCTTGCAATTCTTCTTTAGAAGATACAACAGCTTGAAGTTGTTCACGAACTTCATTTTTATAAGCTAAGAAATCAGAAGCTAAATTTTTATAATCTTTTTCTACTTGTTCTTTAGCTTCGATAAGCTCTTGAACTTTAGCAGACAATTCTTCGAATTTAGTATCTTCGGATTCTTTAACCTCAGTAGGTTCTTCAACTTTAGCTGGAGTTTCTGTTTCTTCAGCAGGAGCTGGAGTTACTTCAGCAGATTCTTTTGCTTCGACTTCTGCTGGAATTACTTTAGGTTCTTTTTCCATGTGTTCTTTAACGACAATTTTATTGCCGTCATGTTCTCCTTCTAATGAGCTAATAGGAAGAACCGGTTCAACTTGAGCCGGCTCTGCATTATCATCATATACTTTAATATTCTTAGCATATGCATCAGATGGAACAATAACGTAAGATAGCTCTTTAGGTTCTAATTTCTTAAAATCCCAATAGCACATCTCGCCGTCATATTTAGTTCCTCGAGCATGCTCACATAGACCGTCGTTCGCTAAATCTTGTCCACAAATAGAACAACGAACTTCGTCGCCGCGAGCGCCAATGCTTACAGTATCTAACAATCCGTTCTTAACTTCTTCTTGAGCGTCAGGCGTTAAAATATCGGCAGTTAATACTAATGCTTTCGTACCAGGTAATCGTTGAGATTCCTTAATTTCGGCATTAATAACGCGACCAATTGTTTCACCGTCTTCGTCGTTATGATGTTTAATAACTGGAATGTTATAAGGATAAGTCCATTTATGCAACGACTCTCTCATTGCAGATTCGTAATAACGTGTATCATTACGAGTAGCATATGGATAAAAATGTAATGCTTCTATATCTACTTTTAATCCTTTAGCTTTAACGTTGTTAGATAAAGAATGAGAGTGTGCGACTGCGGACTCTTTTACGTCTACAGGATTAAACCCAAGATATTCACGGAATTCCATGTTTATCCTTTCATTATAGGCTTAATTGAGCACTTACAATATGGAGTGTAAGCTGGAATATCTTCGATAGTAATCTTATCGATATCGAAATGGGTCATGCGGCCATTTTGATGATCGCTATTTTCGAACTGAATTTCGATTGTTTTTACACCGTCGGTTTTACATTGTTGAACGTAATTCCACCAGTAAGCTTTCTTTGTGAGATAATCACATAAGAATCTTAATCGATATTCCGTTTTCGAAAGTTGATTATCGATGTATATTTTATCTTTATTGTTTTTTGTCGCAGATTTTAAATCTTCGACTATCTTATTAATTTTTTTTGAAGAATAGTCTTCAAATGAATCGACTATCGGATCAATTATCTTTCCATTAGTTTTATTGTTCGCATGTGAATCGTTAACACCACGCCTTGCGGACTCTGTCAAATGTTTATTTAACTTTTTCAAGAGTTCGGTAACTACAGGCTTTGTAGAGCCACGACTCGCCAATATATTACCTAGTCGATTGTAACTTGCGTGTATATCGCTAAAATTTTTCTCATAATCTTTAATATTGTCTTCTAAAGATTCCTTCATTACGAATTCTTTCGCAATAGGATTATCTTGAATTGTATTTTGATTTTGAGGATTTGCATCGTTCGAGAAATATTTATTCGGAGTCGATTGTTTCTTTTTTCCGTTAAAGCTACGTTCATCTAAGCCATCTTTACTTGTTTGCTGAGCCGGTTGTAATTGCATTGTTTCTTTGGACGTTTTAATAGATGCATCTGCTTGTGCATCGATTTGTTCTAATTGAGATTCCAGTGTAACTTTAAATGCATACATGTCCGTTTCAGATACTTCGTTATCGAAGCCAAGTTCACGACGAGCTTCATCAAGAGTAATAACATTACCTTGATATTTTTGAATCGTATGAGATTCAACTTTAATTTTTGTATCGATCGATACTTCGTTAAAGTCGAAAAATACATAATCATCTTTATTAGTTAATGGATTAAATCCGCCTTCTAATAATAATTCAGTAAATAAATATTTTTCGATAAAAGAAGAAATTACATTCTGGAACGCTTTTACTTCGTCATGCATTAATGCTTCCGTATTGTCGGCTGAGGACTGTCCACCACCTCGACCCATCGAAGATTTTGAAGCATTGAGACCGGTAAAAATACGTTGCTCCATGTACGATAAGAAATTTAATAAATCGTTAGCTTTCATATCGGGAGTAACAGACGTAATTGTCGTTCTTTCGTTCGTTACGATAAAGCCGTCATTAGGCATATCTTGGAAAGCATTTCTTGCGTCGTCAATTTCTTTTTGAGTAGCATATTGACCTTCGGCTGTATTACCTACTTTTATATGCAAAATAGGAGTGGCGAAACGATATAATATCGTCATAACCAATCCTTCAGCTTTCCGCAGCATAGATGCATCCTCTAGAACAGTAAACATTCTAGAGGTGCCATACTCGGCATTATTCATTTTATCGATGTACAAATGAATTACATCGTTCGGAGAATACTCTTCTCCATCGATTAGGTAATGATCAATTCTTCCATCGTCTCCTCGCTGTACTGTGACATTGCAAGGATCTGCTAAGAATAAACCAGAGATCGAACCGCCTTTATAAATTTGATCTGCTTTAACTCCAAATTTTTGCGTATCATTATCTCTAGTTTTTATTATATACGAATTTGAGAAAGTATACAAGTCTTTTGCAATAGAAGTTATTAAAACATAAAAAGGAATTTTAGAACGGAATTCTATAATACGCAATCTATCATTAATATAATCGGCTGCGGCTTCATTTTTAGATTTAATTTGATACCCGGCTTTTGTAATAAGTTGAGAGAATTTTCTAATTGCTACCGATAAATATGAATCGGTAAGAATTGCATTTTTAATTCTTTCTAAATCGTATGTACGAGAACCTGGATTAGATCCTCGTCGATTAAATTGACCGAAAGCTATTGCCTTGGCCTTAATAAGATTCTCCTTGACAGTACTAACTGCTCTGCCAAGGACAGAATCTTTTTTCTTTTTGGGCTGTTCAGCCTCATAAAAATCTGATATTTTCATTTACTTTCCTTGTAATGAAATGAACCCGGCATAATTTGTCCAACCACCCATTTCGTGGAAGTCGCTACCGTGGACACCTTTATTTTGTGAAGATGAATTGCCATAATAACCGCCTTGCCCATCGGCAATAACGACATGGTTATAACCTTCGGCATCATTATGATATACTATTATATCGCCTTTTGCCGGTGTTCCGCTAGTCACGTGTTGTAATCCGGCAGCTCTAGCATTTTGCATCAATACGTCGACGTTAACGGTTCCTTTAGATAATTCATCGGCTAAGAATTTAGAGAAATAGGAACCGAACTTCGTCGCGAATTCTACGCAGCCAACTGATCCATTTGCCATAGTAGAGCCGACTAAACCAGATGCAACTGCTTTTGTAAAGTCTGTATCAATGACTCCAGTACCTCCGCTACCATTTATAATTCTATCAGATAATGAACCAGGTTTCAAGTTACCATAATTACCGGTACTCGATAATCCGTTATCACCAACTTTACCAGGATCAGGAGCTAAATTATTTAAATAAAAGATTGGATCTGGTTCCGGCGTTTTTTCGAATGGATTAATACCATTATTAATTAAAACACCTTTAGCAAATGCGTTATTAACAGTTAAATCGAAAACGTCTTTCGTTAATTCTGTAGACGACATCAATAATTTATTATATTGATATACACTATTAACATACTTCTGATCGTATACAGCACGATTTTCTCGCAAGAAATCATTTTCGTATTGACTTAACATTGTCGGACAATACGATAAAAATTCATGATTATAATACTCTTGACGAGTTTGTGCCGCCGCTTCGATTGCTCTCATAAATTTAATTAATTCGTCAGCTCCATATAGCTTAGCCATCATCTTCGCCTTTTCACGAATCATTAAATCGTTACGGACAATACTATCGTGTGCTACTTTACATTTCTTACCCGAGACTGTTTTAACGGCTAAACCATCGAATACTAATAATAATATCGTTAAATCTTCAGCTCCACATAATTGTACGGCATGAAACATTTTAGACAAATAATCTTGAAGATAATCTTTAAGTTTATCGATCCAATGTTTCTTAATGCGAACCAAGTTACTCTTTGTCCATCGATATACAAGTTTATCGATCTTCTCAGATGGTTCTTGTTTAATATCGACAATCGGAACATCGGGGAACCCGAATGGATCGTCATGATTAGGCTCTGGTTTAGGAGCAACTGGTTTCGGTGTCTCCGGAATTTTAGGTTCGACCGGAATAAATTGTTTAGGATCTTCTGGTTCCGGAGGAAGAGGCGTTTCTGGATCTGGAGGATCGATACGAACAATCGTATCGGTCGTAATTGTTACAATCATCGTCTCGATAATTGGCCTAATCTGAATCGGAAAGTATGGTAACAAATTATATACCGTCTTTAAATCGGCTAATAATTCATCGACTTCACTTTTCTTAACTTCTTCTGGCGGTATCCAAGGAATAGGATCGTTGAACACTCTGGAAGGAGTTTTTTCAAAAGTAGCGTCACTTTCATAATGTCGCTTAGGTTGTATATCGGGACGATAGATAATTTTATTATTGTCTTCCATATTTTCCTAAAATAATGTACGACTAAATTTATTTCTTGTATGAGATAATCTTCTCGATGGACGATCGAATGATTCGCCTGGGCCTAACTTACGCCAAGCTTCATCGGAAGACTCATACGTTTTCTTTTTATCTTCCCAAGGATTATCTAAATCTCGTTTTTCGTATGTCGGTAATACAGATCCTCTATTAATAGAGTATACTATATCATGAGACGCCTTTTTAACAAGTTTAGTTAATTCAGGGAAATGTTCTACGAATGCTAAATAAGCAAGTCCTAACGCATCGACAAAGTGTTCGTTATTACTATTATATACAGGAACACCGGCCGCCGTAATCTTTTCGACACGATAGTCGATTAATTGTTTAAAAATTACATTATCGTAAGGACTCATAATTAAGTTACCACGTTCAATAAGAATAGACAACTGATTTACCATAAACGGTTTCAAGTGTTTCTTTTCGAGAACGCCGGTAACAGGATCTTGTATATCGATCTTTTCTGAGAACATCCATCCCTTAACTTTTTTATCGAGTCCAGTTTCTGGATGTTGTTTACCGTAAATCTTTAAAGATTCCATCTGATACTCCACGTTGTTATCCTAAGAGCTTTTTATCTCTTAGTTCTTATAGTTTCCTATAAGGTCGGCATACTTTTTCGTGTTAAATAATGTGAATACACGGTGCGGGCTCTTGGCAAGATTATATCTTTTCACTTGCTATGCTCTGCCCCTGACTTATTTAAAACAAGTCTTCGGTTCGAGTTACCATATTAGTTATTTAACTTAGGCTTCTCGCTTAATACCGCACTACATTTATATCATATAATTCACTTACAATATAAAGGGCAAATGTTTACCAGAACCGCGATCTATATAAATATAGCTAGGATTATAAATAGCATTCATATCTATAATCTTTTTCACGGCTTTATCAAATGTAAATTCTGAAGATTCGATTTCAGTACGATTAATAATTCTAAATTTATTAAATGAAGGATCATACTCTAACACCAGAATAGATGTTGGAGCCTGTGCTTTATCCCAGTCCACGCCTATCGTTCTAAATGGATTGGGAGTATACGTTCTTCTTCCAGAAGGAAGAATATGAACTTTTTTTACGTTAGAATCATCTAAGTCCGGCCATACCGGCTTATAAAATTCTTTGTCAAAATAAGTATAATTATCTATGCGAGTAGCTGCTTCTAATTTATCTTTATCGAATACACCAGCTTCTTCGACACCGAACTCTGCTAGTACTTCGTGTGTATAGGCATTTTGATCGTATGTATTTCTAAATTCTTCTTCCATTGCATCTGACCACATAGGATTATGTTGTGTCGGATGATAGTGCTCAGTAACAGTTTTGTTGCAATTATGATCGCTACTCATAACCTTCTATATATTACTATATAGCTCAGACTATATCTTTATCCTATTATTAGGATACCTTTCGCTTCGAGTCACTTGACCCTACTCCCCACCACAGGGATAGTCGTTGAACGTCTCTTATTAAAAAAATAAGATTTCGCTGCTGATTGTCCTTACGGATGTTCCAGCAATTCAAAAGGTTTTCGCATGTTAATTACTTAACAGCGGGGCCTTGTTAGATTTTTTATTAGATGGAATTGCTATAAAAAACCTAATTTATTTATTTTAACCCGAGTTCCTTTTTGGTACATATATCGAAAAATTTCGATCTACGACCAGTCGGTGTAGAAGAGCAAGTTAATCCAATAGTGTCACGTTCCATACAAAGTGCGTATACAGTGTCGAAGTCGCCTTCGCCCATATAATCCATTTCATCCATCGAAATCCAATCACTCCGCCATCCCCTTATTGACGCAGCACTCATACCAGATCCAGCACCTGTCGTAAAACCAACAATTTTGGATCCGTTTGAGAATTCGAATAAATATGGATTTGTCGTAGCTCTTACTACTTCTTTTTTAATAAGAGCAGAACTATCTATCTTCTGACGAATATTATCGAAAATCATTCGAACTTGTGATTGATACGGTGTTACAAACATATGTATAAAGTTTTTACGAGTAAAGACGTTATATAATGCTTCCACTACCATCGTTTCTGTTTTACCGGTATTATGTGAAATAATATCGTTAGCAATAAAGTTACGGTAGCGTGGCACGGATACATCATATGTTTGTTGTTCACCGAGATATTCGATCGATACAACCGGATCCCAGAATATATCGCCATTAAGAATATCTTCGATTGATTCAAAACCTAAATGCTCGGCAAGTTCTTTTGCCTCAGCTTTATTAATAGTCTTAGATTCTAAATATTCTTCGAGTGTTAATCGTCCTGTTTTTAAATATTCAAAATTAGTTTTTCCTAATTCATGATATTTTAAATAAGATAAAAACATCTTATTAAGTTTATCGGTCATTGGTTGAAACTTATATGAATAATAAACAGAGAACATATTTTTATGGGAATGATTTTTAATCCGATTATATTTCTTCTTGTCGACAAAACCTAAAAAATAAGAATTTCGTTCTTTAACGATTTTTACAACGATACCGAATCGCATTAATAAGTGAGCTAACTGATACGCTAGCTGACCCGATTCAGAACAATATAATCGATTGATCGGAACTTCGTCTTCTTCTTTATACGCATCTTTAATTAGTTCAGAAACAAAGATTGACACAGATTCTTTATTTAAAGAAAATACTTCTTTCGGAATTGACTTGTCAGAAGACGTATCTTTATTTAGCTTCTGAGCCATTAATCTTAATTCCGACTCTTCGATAGAATCACTACCGAAATAATTAAGATGCATCGGAATAGCGATATTATCGCCGACTGTTAAATCTTTTAATTCTAGCCATCCCAATTCCGTTAAGAATGGATGGTTATCGGTAGCATCGAATGTGCGACCAGTATTTGTCGTAATACGATATACTGGTTTAATACCGTTATCATATACTTTAGCATTCGGCGCTATTTCGATTTGATAATTATCGTCGAGAGCAAGAATATTAAATTCTTTATCCTCGTCGAATAATTGTTTTACAGTTTTAAATAATCCTGTTTCTGGATCTTGTATTTTAAGATTACCAGTTACACAACGACGGCCACATCGGAATACTTTACGAAGACTTCGATCACGAAGCATTTCGGCCTGATACCAACGTGGAGTCCAAGGGGCATATTTATCTAAATCAATATTATAGATTTGAATAAATGATTTTGCCCACATAACTGGATCTCGTTTAATTACGACTAGCTTTCCTTTTTCACTGAGCTTAGTAAAATCTAATCTTACTAAGTCTTCCAAAGGCATTGCCATTAATTCTTTTACAGAATAATCTTGTTCTTGTTTCATAATTTTTATTTATGGAATGCTTTACCTTCTTGACCCATCATAGTCGTTTGTAAACTATATTGGGATTGCTGAGCTAAGGCCATTCCTGCCTGTCTCATAGTTGCATATTGTTGTGAATTAACTGGATTAGTCCAAGAGAATGGACGATAACTTTGTTGCATTTGCTGACGACCTTGCTGAGCTAAATCGTTAGCAATACCGACTAAAGCTGGTCCACCATAATAAGCAGCTTGAACTGCCATACCGGCTAATGGGCCTAACAATAAATCGGTACCCATACTGAAAGCAGCATCTTGTATTGCGTTAGCCTTAGTACCACCTTCGTCGAGTGTATCGTTATAAGTCCAGACTGCGTTGGCAGTCGCTAAGCCGGCATTAATTTTATTATCCCAAATTAAGTTACCGGCCGTGCCCATGCTTTTAGTAGCATTACCGACATGTCCGACAGCAGATTTTACATTGCCAGTTAATCCTTTTAAAATATTTAAACCTGCCATTATAATGTACCTGGTGCTTTAATATTGTTACGTCTTAATGCAAAATTAATATCGCCAGATGCACCCATATTATCGAATGCATTTTGTGGCGTTAATCCAGAACTAGCCGATACAACAGGATTAACGGTACCGACCGAAGCGATATTCGCTGTCGACGTCGGTTCCATTGCTGCTTCGATCGTATTATTTGTTGCACCTAATGCAGCAGCACCACCTAATATCGTAGCACCGTATCCCGTTAATTTGTATCGATCCGGAATAGAATAGTTATCCGGATTAGTACTAACAAATTCTTTGTTAACTTTAAAGTAATCGTTGGCGCCATCTTTAATAGCTGGAACCGTATTTCGCATAGGACGATATTTAGAGCTATAAGCTTCGACTTCTTCTTTAGAGTATTGACTACCCATATCACCGAGAACTGTTTTTTGTTTCTCGAGATTAGAAACTTGTCGATTAATAACTTTATTAGCTCCATTCGTTATAGCGTCGTCAGTTTTTCTAGCGATATAACCAGCACCTTCGATAACTTTTTCACCGGCAGTTTTTACGCCTTTAACTATACCTTTAAGCATAATTAAATACCCGGGATACCGATAATATTAAATTCGCCATTCTTATCACGGTATAAACCGCCACCAGTAGCGACACGATAAGCAACACTACCAGCAACAACACCTTGAACACCGAGACGTGTCATATCGTATTTAGCATTATCTTTATAAAATGCCGATAATTCTTCTTTAGCAGCTTTAACGACTTCTTTATCTTCGCTACCCATACGTTGAGCAAATTCTGGCGACATAAACTTATTATCGAACATAGCTCTAGACTCTTTATTTAAATAAGAGTATTGTAGAGCTTGAGTTGTATCGAGACCGATCATTCTACTCTTAGCCATTTGACCTAATGTGTAATTAGGGCTAGCAATTCTTTCAATGGAACCAATTTGATTTAAATTATCATTCATGATTTTCATGCCTGCTGCAAATGCTTCAGAACCAGTCTTACCAACCTCTTTAGCAATAGTATTAGATCCATTAAAAGCTAATTTGCCGATTTCCATTGTTTTACTGATATTACCAGTAATAAGCTCTAATGCATTACTCAGTTTCGCCATAAGCGCTTAACCTCGAATTTCTTTCTTCCTCGATTTGTTCTTGTGATAAGAAGAAATCAGGATCATTAAGACTATTAATGAGGGCAGTGTCATGATTTGCGTCGTCGACATTGTTACGAATTTTATCTTTTCTAGTCGCAGCCAATAACTCAAATACTTTATCACGTTTTTGTACGAGAGTCGTATATAACTCGATACCTTTAGATATCATTGGTTGAGTTATTTCTTGACCAGTTTCGGTAATGTTGGTAACGACATCGATAACAGGATCATAATCTTTATTATTGATATATTGCATTGCCCTTGAAATCAGGAGGTCTAATGTAATTAATTCATGTACAAGAACATTATCGGTATAGGACGATTCATCGAGATTAAATTCTTTTTGATACTGCATAAATTTTTGAGCGATTAAAGTCGTTTCACAAATACATGGTTCGCCGACTTTAACAAGGCCTGCCTTATGCAAAGGATCGTTTTTATAAATACAATTTTCGCCTTTACATAGGATCGGCATCTTAGCATAGATCGCATGATCAGTTGCTAACATATGCATAGCTTTATCGAAGATGATTTTACCTTCTTCGCTGTAGCCCCAAGAATTATAATCTTGAACGAACTTATCCATCTGCTCGATAAGCTCTTGCTTTCTATTAGAAAGTTCTTTTTTTGACATAAGGAATATCCCTCCTAATGCTCTATATTACCAGCATTACGAACTTTCTTGATTCTTTCCATAATATCGTCGACAGTAATTTCTAAATTTTCTTCTTCACGATCGACAGATTTAATCGGTTTAGACTTATCAGGTTCTGGTTCGCCTTGATTTTTCCAATCTATCCAAGCCGCCATTTTGTCGGCAAAATCTTTAGCCGTTACTACTTTATTATATAAATTATAATAGATATGCATTAACGCTTCAATTTTTAATGGTTCCATAGAGTCTTTAATGAAGCCATAGATATTTTCTTCGACTTCATTATCGAAAGACAAATCAGCTAATATCCATACTGGAGTACCGTCGTTTTCATAATGGAATTCAGAAATAACGACTTCGTGAGTTTTTTTATCTTCTTCAGAAGCAATTTGATTACTTTCGTTTAACGTAAGAATTTCGTCTTCTTCAAAGATATTATTAGCACCGAATTGAGGAATGTTAAATAAACCGTATGGTTCATATGCATCTTTTACAGATTGTAAATACGGGCCGAATTCTTCTGTTTCGATAAACTCTTCGTCGAAGAATGGAGTATCGAGCTTAAATTTATGAAGTTCGTTCATAAAGAATAATACAAAGTTTAACTTATACATGTTAAGATCTTTGTAATCTGTGCATGCACGTTTACATGCTTTAGTAAGATTGTTAATCATGTTTAACCTTTCTTGCGCAGCAAAAAAGACGACATAATAAATAAATACATCGTCTTAATTAAGCATTATTAAATTCCAGTACTGCCAATACCGCCGATGCGTTCACCGTCTGCATCATCGTCGTCCGTAATTAAAAACTTATGGAATACGCCTTGAGCAACACATTCACCTTTTTTGATTCGCACGACATCATCATTATGAGATAACAAACCTAAAGAAATTTCACCTTCGTTAGTTTCGTTATTATAGAAGTCGCTATCGATAACAGCGACACTATTAATCATACGTACACCACGTTTAAATGCTGCAGAAGAACGAATATGAAGATATAACATTTCATCGTCTTCCATAGCTGCTTTAACGCCGGTCGGTAGTACATATAATTTGTTAGGATACAATTCAATGTCTTCGATAGCAAAGAAATCATAACCTGCAGATTTTTTAGTTTTACGTTTAGGAAGTTTTACTTCCATATTTTTACATCGAGATACTACTTCAAATTTTCTCACTTTTATCTACCTGCAATTTTATCTACTTCTTTAGAGATCTCGTTCATTAGCAAAGTTAATTCGCTAACGGCAAATTCTTTTGAAATGCATCTATTATTATATAACAGTGCATATGCCTTAACATGATCATAAGATAAATCAGAACAAAATTGATCGACAATCTTTTTATTTGGCCAATCTGTATCTAAGATACTATACACAATCTTATCTTTAGGATCATCCAAAAAAATTAAGATTTCGTCAGGAGAATACGCCACGTATTTCTTCATTCGATTTCCTTTCGCTAATTAAAATATATATATTGTAATTATACTTTTATTATACACGATATTTTGATTGTAAGCAAATAAAGGGGAGAAAGGGAGGAAACGGTGCCGCGAAAGCGGTGCCGGATCCTCCCAAATGACTGAGCATTAGTGCTCTTCTTTGGATTCCAACAATCTTTTTGGAACGCATTCATCAGATGAAACAATCTTTTGTTTTCCATCTTTAACATATTGAATGTCGATAGCCGTATTATGAATATCGACAAGACCTATGAAGACAGCCGGTTTTTTGCCATGCAAAATAATTTCACCAGGATGTACCTCATTCCAATTAACATTCATTATCTTCCTCGGAACTTATTGTATAAGAACACTAATACATATAATAAAGTAACGACAATGAAAGTATAAAATACCATTATCAATTGTCCGTCAAATATATTGTATTGTGCTTCAACTATTTGCGACAAGCTAATAGCTAAAGATAATACGAATAAGTAATCTTTCATGGTTAACAAGTCGTTAAATAATTTTCGAGCTCTTCGATTGTTTTAAGCTCGACCTGTTCATTGATCCCATCAAATGCTAATACAACATCTTGGTAAATATCGAAATACCAAGTTACGTTATTTTTCTTAGCGATGACGCGAGTACAATGATCTTTTTCAGAAATAATAGGAGATTCAAAACATTCAATAATTTTATTTAAAGCTAATTCCATTATTTAAATTCTCTTTCTTAAAAGAGTATGCATACCGTGGGCCCATATCTCTACGTATATTCCGACTCATTATACCGATATGCATACAGTCTTTTATATTACATAAATTCTTCGTATTCGTCAATAGTAATTTTATTATCTTTATATGTTACTTTCCAAATGTTCTGATTAGAAGATCCTCTAAATTTAAGAGATGGATCTTTTAATTCGTCGATAAATTTACCGTCGACTAAAGCATCGACTAATTTTAATAACTCGACTTTTTTAGGATCCATGATAATCTGATTGATCGTATATCCAGAGTAACACCAGATATTTTTATTTTTGAACCATTCTTGATCTTTTAAATATTTACTAATAAAAGACACAAGACCATCGACATTTTCAAATGGTTCACCACCTAATATAGTTAAGCCAGATACTTGAGGATGTTTTAAATAATCGACAAGTCTATGCGCTGCCACCTCATCAAATAGTTCTCCGGCATCGTGATCCCAATATTCTTGATTGAAACAATTAAAGCAATGATGAGAACATCCTGTTACGAATAATGTAGCTCGAATACCAGGACCATTTGCAATATCGTATTCACGAATTTGACCGTAATTCATTATTTTTCAACTACTTTCAATAAGCCATTTTCGCTTCGTACAGAAATATGTGGAACTTCGTAAATTTTAGCTGTATGATGTTCGATGATGCAACCACGATATTGATTCCAATCATCTAAAAATACTGCTAAATCGGCATTCGCTAGCATCTTAATAGAATCGCCTAAAGCTACTAAAGGTTCCTTACTTTTATTCTTAGGAGAATAACTTTCGATAATTTCAATATTCGTAGAGTCAAGATATTTAGTTAAAAATTCTTGAACTTCACGAATATTACTTAAAATTTCTTCGTGTGTTTTACCGCGCATTGGCTGAGATAAAAATACTTTCATTGTTAAGTCTCCTATCGAATAATATGTTGTTCGTTAATTAAAATCATATCTTCACTTATTAAGTTCTTGTCGATGTATTCTTGGCGTTTTTCTTCGGCTTTTTCTAAAGAGAAAAATACACCCAACACAGAATTATCATACTCATCAGAATAAGTAAATAGTATATAAACCGTATCAATCATATCTACCATTTTATAATAATCATTAATTGCAGTTTCTAAATCATCCATAATCTTAAGATAATCATCATCAGGAGCATAGCCAGAAACTTCTTTATCTAATCTTTCAAGTTCTAATAAAACAGACATCTTTAGATTATATAATCGATCTTTTTTGTTTAACATAGTTATCACTCATTAAAGTCATTAATATAACAAGTTTTTACATAAATTTGATCTTCGGTATATCCATCTTCCAAGAAGTTCTGATATTCTTCACGAATATTTTCTTCGTTATACCAAAGAGATTCGATCTTATCGTCGACCATTAAAATAAATACTTTTTTAGGATTGTTCATCTAACACTCCACACTCCTTAACCTTTTTTAATATTTCTTTTGCGATCACATCTATATCACGAATAACTTTATGATCGGCGCAATTAATCATAATCGTACTATACCGATTAGCTATCTTCTGATATGCATGATCGACTTTTTTTAAATATTCGATATCGTTTTCATGAATATCGCCAGTATTACCACCAGTCTTGCCTTTCCGCTCTGCAAGTAAATTTAACCGAATTCTAATAGGGAGGCGTAACATAATGAGTAAATCCGGTTTAGGTAATTGTAATAATCGATATTCAAAATTTTCAAGCCATTGCAAGAACTGATCTTGTGCAGTTGCTTTTTCATAACGAACGACTTGATATAACTCATTAGATGTTGTATAACGATCACAAATAAGAATTGCGTCGTCTTGTTTTAATAACTCTTTATATTTGGTTTGAAATGCTGCATAGCGATCCATCGCAAAGAAAAGGGAAGCAATTTTGGGATTAACGGCACCATTTCCACCAAACGTTCCATCTAAATAAGATTTAACGAATGCTGAATATTCAGATTCATAATCAGGAAAACTAATTAAATGAACATTATAGTTCTCTTTCTTTAAAGATTCATACAATTTATTAGCTTGAGTTGCTTTACCACAACCGTCGCCGCCATCAATAACTATTAGTTTCATATAGTAATCCTTTTAATAGTAGAAAAGGCTCCAAGAGGAGCCTTTATTTAAAATAAGAAATTAAAACTATCTTTTGTAAGATTAGTTTCGTTTAAATTATAATCGGCTTCTTCTGGATCTTCTGTAATGAGACCACCGCACATAGCGATTAAATCTTCTAACATTAATCGACTATCGATAGTCGAATTGATCGCCAAAGAAATTCCTTCTAGTTTTTGATTGTAAGTCGTAACGATTTGATCGCTTAATCGGCTACTGTAGAAAATAAATTCTTTCTTGCCGTCTTTATCGGCGCGAATAAGACCGAGCATAACTTCGTTACTTTCTAAAGTAAAATCTTTAATATATAAAGAATCAGAATCGATACTTAAAATAGTATCTTCATCTAATACTTCTTTATCGATAAACCAATTAAAGAATACATTGGTCGTAATATTTTTAAAGCCAGTAAAATTATCGACAGTTATAACGACAGTATCGTCGGCAAATTCATCTTTAAAGTAAACAGCTTCTGCACCACCGTTAGGCTCTGGAGCATTCGTAACATCTCCAGTATAAGCAGCAGCATTATTTTTTAAATCGCAATTCCAACCAATATGCAATCTTTTAGATTCGGCATGCAAGTCTAAATCAGTACGATATCCATTTTGATTAAACCAATGGATACCGAAAGAGAATTTATTTGTCGCATTAACCTTAGAACACATCGGAATATTGCCGATAAAATTCTTTTCAGATGTCGGTACTGCATATTGAATATATTTAGATAATAAGAATTTCTTACCTTCGACTTTATCTTTAAGATCTTCTCTAATACTATTAGCAATGATAACTAAACGACGCGCAGCAACCGATGTATAACATCTTTCACCGGACTTTTTAACGAATACTTTACCATTTCGAATATTGTATAATTTATATTCTGACGGTGTTAATTCGCTAAGTAAATAATTATATAAAGAAATTTTCTTAAATAGAGTAACGTTCTTTAATTCTTTTATTATATCTTTATCTAAAACAAACGGACTCGCAATATTATCGAGAGGCAATTGTTTACAAGGAACATTTAATGTTTTTGCCAATTTAGATGCTTTATTGATAATTTTAGCATTAGCCTTACTATCTTTTTTTAGCATAATCCAAAAATCACGATAACGATTAAATGTTCTAGCAATTGTTTCGACGCCGTAATTTTCAGCAAAAGAAGCTAAAAGTTCAGAACTGTTATAACGATAGCTGTTAACATTAAAATCTTGTTTATTATATTTACTACTGATTAAAAGAGTACTGCCAGTTTTTTTATAATAAATATAACGAATTAAATCAATCGCATTAGACGGAGTGTAATAACCGGCGTCAATTAAATACGCTTTAATTTCTTTATTCTTAAAATCGTCGATAGAAAATCTATTAGTATAAGACGGGATAATTTCCATCAATAATTCAATAGTTTCTTGTTTTAATGCAATACCAGATACAAGACCTTTAATTTTCTCGACAAGTTCATCGACCGTAATCGGATAAATGATCGTGAATTTAATAGGATCTTGATCGTTATCTAAACCTAAATATTCGTTAGGTAAATATGTCGATTCTTTATCGATAGGGATAGTGCCGAAACAACTTCCGTCTTCTTGATGAGTAAATACAGATAAATAATGCAATGCTTGATGAAGTCTTAATTCATCTAAGTCCATAAGATCGACAGCTTTAACAGATCGATGTAATGTCGATTTGTTAATTTGATCGATATATTGATTACCGTATTGACTTACTAATGTATTACTATCGTTAGCTGTTAAATAATCGGCGGCTTCGTCGACAACGTAAACGCCACTTTTAAATAACTTACCTCTTTTAACAGGATTAATTCCGTCTTCGATTAAGATTCGCTTAAACAATTTAATAATTGCATCACGTTTTTTTTGGTTTATCATATTTTCCTCCATAATAAAATAATGGCCGTAACAAATAAAGACATATAAGACTTCATTTGTTACGACCATTATTCTAATGAAAATTGCCGGCGAGAAGTAAATCTTCCAATAGCTTTTTATAATTAAAAAGGAACTTCTTTATGCCGGCTTTCAAAATAATAATTAGGCGAAGAGTAATTGTTTTCTTCATTATTCGTAAGTTTAAAAGGAACTCTTTTATGCCTAAACTTATTATATTATATTTAATAGTTAAATGCAACCATTAATTTTAAATATGGAGTACTCTAGATTGAATTTCTTTAGTTCGACCTTCGTTCCAGAAGTTGTCTCCTAAATCCTTTATACCGTCGGTTTCCCGATATTTTTTAACGGAGTAGACTATACCTTAAATATCATTGCTTAATCCAGAATAAAATCTGCCATTAGATTCATTCCTACATAAATGACCTAAATTCATAGAATGTTGATTGTTTTCTTTTGATGTACACCATTCTAAATTATCGACATGATTATTAGAACGATTTGTATCAATATGATTAACAAATCTTTTATTTTCTGGATTTGGGATAAAAGCTAAAGCTACAAGTCTATGAATATACATATCGACTCTTTTATAATCAGAATCTCTTCTCATATATACTCTTAAATATCCATTAGGTAATGGTCTTGGCGTTAATCTATGTTTTTCTTCTCTTCTGATTTTATCTTTAGATCTCGAAACAATATCAGACCAAACAGTACCATTATCTTCTATATAATAACCTGTAAAATTTTCAATTTCTTTTATCATAATAATATCCTCACCATGGTAGTCGTTGAGGGTTATTCTTATATAATATAAGAAGCTTCCCTGCGGATTATCCAATAATTAACCTTTTTACTGTACCTGAGTAATTACTTCAGCCATTATTATATCACTATAATAATTTAGTAGTCAATTCTCTAAGGACGTTCCCGCATATAGATGATTTAACGCGAGCCTTTATATTAACCCGCATGTTCTGCGGCAGACCTCAAGTTTACTGTGATCTTTGTTACCGCATTTAGGACATATCCAATCGCCATGTCCATCAGCAATAATTTCACCTTCGAATCCACATTCATGACAATAATCTGACTTGGTATTAAATTCTGCATAGATAATATTATCATAACAGAACTTAATAATACTTAATACAGCTTCAGTATTATTTTGCATCGAAGGCATTTCGATATAACTTAAGCATCCGCCAGTCGAAATTTCTTGGAATGGAGCTTCGAATTTTAATTTATCGAAAGCATTAATTTCTTCTCTTGGATCTATATGAAATGAGTTTACATAAAAGCCTTTATCAGTCACATCTTTAATCTCACCAAATCGTTCACGATCGGCTTTACAGAAATTATGAGTTAAACTTTCACCAGGAGACCCATATAAACCAAATCCAATATTATATTCTTTATTCCATTGATTACATTTGTCTTTCATAAATGCAAGAATTCTAGTAACAAGATCTGGATGTTTAGTATGAGACTCACCTGTTAATAAAATAGATACTTCATAAATTCCCATATAGCCTAATGATGCAGTACTGTAACCATTGGAAATATATTTATCAATAACTTCGCCTGGTTTTAATCTAGCTAATGCACCATCTTGCCAATGAATTGGAGAAATATCAGATGTTGTACCCAATAGACGGTCATGTCTAAAAATTAATGCTTTTTTACATAATTCTAAACGCTCTTCTAATAATTTAAAGAATGCTTGTTCTTTATCTTCTGCATCTCTAACAAGAATAGCAATTTGCGGAAGATTAATTGAAACGACACCGATATTTTCACGGCCGTCCCATTTATATTTACCTGTTTCAGGATCTTTCCAATTAGAAAGGAAACTCCTACACAACTTAATTAATTAAGCTGGACTATCTCTTCATTTATTTAAATAAATGCGATGCGCATCGAGTAGCACGTCTCTACTCTACTTGGCTACATTCATCACCAATAGTCTCTACACTACTATAATAATATAATAGCACGGTATTGCCATTAAGGGTTCACCGTTAGCCCCGTAAGGGACACCTGTTTTGTGATACAGTTCACATCGTTTTACATGAGCCGTTATATGTTAACCCATGCAGGTAAATACTTCTCCGTCATGTACTTCTTTTAATTTTTTAGCAGAAATATAATCAGGATACATTCTTTTAGCTGTACACTTAGCAGCTAATTCTGTTAAATAATAATACTTAGAGTCCTCATGGATATTATGTTCATCTAAACAATAAATTAATTTAGGGAAGCTTGGCGTAACATAAATGCCGTCAGCATTTTTTACGCCTTGAATACGTTGTTTTAATACTTCTTCGCAAATTAATGCAGCATATTTAGCATATCCTCCATCAGGATTAAAGTTTAAAAATAAAGTGACGAACGGAGCTTGCGTAGCCGTTCTCTACGTAGACTATATCTTCATCCTATTAGTTAATAGGATGGATGGCGCTTCCATATAAAGAATTTCACTTTATATGTACGAACTTCATCTTCTGTTCTAGAAGGTATGTTCTAGTCGTTTGACCTTTCAGAAGATCCCTCTTCTGACTTGGCACTGGATTATTTATATCAATATATAAGTTTTCCCAGTTAGCATAATTATTATTTGTCATTTCCTACAAAACGCTATCGTTAATTATACACCGTACATCTATACGTTCACCATCTGCAATTATTAGATTACTCTAATAATGGGCCAGTACTCAACCGTTGCTTGTATTGAGAGTTTGGATCTGATATTGAATAGTTTGAATGCCATCTTTCAGTTCCTTCATCATCATGCGTTCAGCAATTTTTTCTTTATTTGCCTCATCTTCAAAAATTTCTAAATATTTGTCATAAGATTTTTTAAGATATGGAGCCAAAATTTCATCGAATCCATTAATTGATTGTCCACCAAATTGTCCGGATGCCACTTGAGCTATGACCTGTGTGGTAATGGTACAGGCAGTTTGGAATGATTTGGGTGTTTCAATTAATTTATTATTAATACGAGTTCCATTATCTAACATATCTTTAAGATTAATCAAGCAGCAATTCGGAATTGGCTGGATTAAATAATCCATATCATGAATCCAAATACTACGATTATCATGAGCTTCTAGAATATCTCGAGGTAATAATTGTCGACGAGCAATATCTTTAGATACTTCGCCAGCAATTAAATCACGCTGAGTAGAAGCTGCTTTTGCATTCTTATTAGAATTTTCATTAATCGTATCGATATTTGTACCATCGATAAGACCTAAAATCGCTTTATCAGACGTATTTTCTCTACGACGATATTCTTGAACAGCTCTATATGCTTCATAAGCACGAGCTACGTCTTTTTGTTTATGTTTGACAAGAAGATCGAATACCATTTTTTCGATACGCTTAATATCGATTTCCTGGAGCATAAGAGCTTCTTGCATTATTTCTTCTGCAATAGAATTAGCTATTTTTTCATTATCTTTAAGTAAAGAATGTTGTGCCTTACTTATTGCCACAATAATCTTAGATTTATCGAAATCGACCTTGCGGCCGTCTCTCTTAATTACGATCATTAATTAATCAACCTCATTCTTAATTAATAGTTCGAAACCTTCGACGATAACAGAACGAGATCCATTAGCAAACTCGATAGAATATGCATCTTCTACAGTATCGGTAATATCGGTTACTTTCCAACCTTTATCGTAAGTGTTGAAACGAACAACGTCGCCAATCTGAATATCGGTTTTTTCAGTTCCTTCTGTCATCCAATATACATTAGGAGTAACCGTAACAATTTTTACATCGTCGGCATATAAATGCTTTAACGTATAAACTTTTAAAGATTGCTGTCCTTCGTACTTAAAATGTACATACTGTAGATTTCCGTTTGCATTAGGAATAAGCTCGTCCATACCTTCGATGAAGGTTCCGATCATCCTAGTGTCATTAGGTAGAGATATCCGGTTATCTCCGCCAAATAATACTTTCATATCATTAATCCTTTCTTGTTAATCGCGATAGTTAAAGAAAGTGTTCTATGTGATAGAGCAGAATATATATTACGCATAATATACTACATATAGTATTTAATAAAACATAGAACTACTAAATCTATTATACCAAATCAGTATAAGACAAACAAATGATTTTATGGTATAGAAAACTCTTCATATATTTTACATGTGCCAAAAAATAAGATATAATAGTAATAGTTAATTATACTTATTTAATATGAGGTATTTTAAATAATATGGCAAATATAAATTATGAATCATTATTCGCGGCAGAGCCAAACGAAGACTTAGTCTCTTGGTTATATCGCATGTATCTTGCTAAACAAGAAAACAATAAATTAACGGTAAAAAGAATTAATGCTTTGGCTAAGACTTTTTTTGAAATAGATCTTGATGTTACAACGATTAACAGTTACTTCAACGATTTTAAAAAGAATCTAGCGCCAGCATCGACCGACGATAAATTAACGTCGGCAGCTGTAGATATGCTTCTTAACGCACATGCTAAGAACGTGAATAGTAAAAACCGATCTGAACTTAATAAACATTTAAAATCGATTAGCGATCAATTCTTACTAAAAGAATTAATCGTCGAGGCGATTTCTAAAATCGAACCTCTTAAATACGAATTTAAAGATCTTCAAAGCGGCGAGTCTGAAGCTGTACTATTATTAAGTGATTGGCATCGTGGACAAGTAAGCGATAACTTCTTCAATAAATTTAATAATGAAATTTTCGATGAACGTGTCGAAAAATTAATGAATAAAACACGAGAATATTGCTTACTAAATAATATTAAAACTATTCACATCTTAACGTTAGGCGATATGATTAACGGCGGAATTCATGTTCAAACACGAATCGAATCTCAAGAAAATCTTATCGAACAAACTATCGGTGTAACAGAAGCGCTAAGTCATTTATTTAACAATCTTAGCCAAGAATTTAATTTAGAATTATATTTTTGTCGTGGAAATCATGATCGAGTAACTCCTTCTAAAGAAGAAGCAATGAACGGTGAATCATTTAGCGATATCATTCCTTGGTTCTTAAAAGAACGATTAAAAGGAAATGATCGTATCCACTTCAACGAAAATACCGTCGACGATGAAATTATCACGGCTAATGTATGTGGACAACATATTATCGGTGTCCATGGACATAAAGATAACTTTAATAAAGCTATCGACAATCTAGCATTATTTACGAAACAAATACCTGATTATATCGTAATGGGTCATTTTCATCATTCAAGAGAAGCCGATCTTAAAGGTGTCGAAATGATTATTAATCCATCTTTATGTGGTAGTGATCGTTACGCAGTAGACGGTCGTAAATTTTCTAAAGCCGGTCAAAAGCTTTTAATGTTAAATAAAGAAGATGGACGATATGCCACTTACTTTATTAGCTTCTAAACATCCGATAAAAATAAATTATCATTGCGATAATAAATACTAAAAAGAAAAAATCGGCTATGCCTTTCATATTATTTTCTCCAATCAAAAAAGCCTCCTATTCTTTAGGAGGCTTAATTTTTTTAATGATTTTTTCTAACGTATCAGGATTGTTATCTAAACCGAATATAGTGTCGATACCAAATAATTCTATCACATACGATGCTGCTCCTATTACGATAACAAGAAATGCAATCGATATTAATACAGCTGATATTAAAGCTATTGGCATTAACAGTATACTAAAAAACGAATTAAATAATTCAAAGAATTGTCCAAGAATTCCGAATCCTAACGTTAAAAATAAATATAAATAAAAACAGAATTGTTTAGTCTTCCTTGTCATAGCCAGAACCTGTACTATTATGTAAACCAACAATTAAACAGCAGATCATAACTGCGAAGAACAAAATTATTAGACTCATTACAATCGTTGAAATAATCATTTAACTACTACCTCGTCTTATTTAGCTAACAAAGATAAAAATAAAAAGACTACGCCGACTAAAAGAATTCCTCTGTAAATTTTATTCTTTTTAGGATTTTGTTCTGTAAGGCTAAATAGTCCTTGAACTCCACCATAAATAATAGCGATAATAACTAATATTAAACTTATTCCAAACATTATATTTGTAAGCATAAAAAAACTCCTTTTATTTAAATAAATAAATAATTAGCAATCCAGCTATAATGATAACAATGCTAAAGAACGAAAGCACCATCATAATTAAAATTAAGTCAGGCCCATCTTTAATTAAACTATTAATAACATCTTTTAAGATAGAAATCAAAATTCCACTAACGCTAATCAAAAGAATTATTACGCCTATAGCAACAATAAATTTTCCTGCATCCATTATTTATAATCCACCTACTTTATTTTTTAGGATTAAAAAACATAAGCATATTGCATGCTTTTTTATAATTCACGTGTCTAAATCTAAAAATCTTTTGTGGTTCACATCCACTAGCTGTCTTATATATAATAGTTTTTCCATTTAATTCTCCAGATACACTAGGAACAATATGGTCTATTGCATAGCTAGAACAGCATCGATAAATTTTATAACTATTTTTCTTTCTAAACTTTTGTATCATAATTATTTAATCCTATCTATAATCAGAAAAATCATTGAGATTAAAACAAAAATAATTCCAATGCTTAAGAATAGTTCAGGTAAACTATCATAATCATGATTTTTTATGTCGATAATCATATCAAAAAGGATATTGATAAAATTACCGAAGATAGGAATCATACCTAAAATAAAGAAGATAGTTCCAATAACAAGTAAAATTTCATATAACTCCATAATTAATTATCCTCAAATACTTCTTCAAAAATCTTCTTTAATTCTTCTCCAGAAATATTTTTTAATCTTTCTTTAAATCTTGCTTTATAGGAATCGATCATATCATCATGCTCTTCTTTTGCTTCTTGCATAGCCTCTTCATAGCCATTATTGTAACCATCATCATATCCTTGATCGTAAACATATTGATTGCTTTTTTCTTCGATATTATTTTCTAACCATAGAGCAAGATCTTCTTTATTATCTTCATTTCTTAAATCATAAATGATGTCTTCAAGTGAAGTATTGTTTGTAAGATTTCTCATAACTAAATCTCCTTTAAAATATGAAATACGCAGCACTTAAAATAATGTATAATGTATAAGCAGTTTTATATATGCAGAAAAGTTACTTTTAATACTCACCTTTCTGTAATTAAATAAAACTAAATAGTGCTGCGTATTATAAAAATATCTTATTACAATATATATATTATGCTTTGGGGAAACATTTTATATAATGCAATAAGACATAATGGTGCTCCCACCTGGATTCGAACCAGGGTGAATGCCTGTTATGAGCCGGGTGCTTAACCTCTAAGCTACAGGAGCATAAAAAAACGACATATAGAATTTAATATAACTCTATATATCGTAAATTAAAAAATGGAGGAGAAGGTGAGATTCGAACTCACGGTACGTTTCCGTACGACAGTTTTCAAGACTGTAGCCTTAATCCTCTCGGCCACTTCTCCGTGGTCGCAGAGAATGGAGTCAAACCATTTTAGTATGGGCGCACTTCCATACTATTTTACTCTGCAATATTGGCTCCCCAGGCAAGACTCGAACTTGCGACTTACAGATTAACAATCTGCCACTCTACCAACTGAGTTACTAGGGAATATGGGAGCGGGAGTAAGAGTCGAACTTACACTAGACGAGCTTATGAGACTCGTGTCTCTGCCATTTGGACTATCCCGCTAAGGAGCTGCGTATGCAGACCACAAGACAATTTATATAAGGATTTTAGTGCTGTGTTAAATAATACAGCTCTAAACCATGAATCGACAGCATTAAAGCTATATTAACAGTACTTTATGGAGTTTATCGAGTTATTCAAAAAACTTCCAAAGGGATAAAATTTAAGCCCTATATCGACTGATTAATAAATATTGTCGATTACTATAAGGAGAAAGGAGTTTATCATGAAACGTTAGTTTATTATATTAGAAAGGGAGGCAAACTAAACAGAAGACATGGGGTGTGTCTAGAATCACGTTATTAAGGGATTTTTCATATTTAGGAGGTTTGTCTTGTTTACGCACGATCTACATACGCGTATATAGAGGAGGAAAAGTATGATAGGCACCATGAAGACTATTACCTTCATAGATGCCATGGAAGTCCCTGAACACGGGGGGGACGCTCAGGGATACTCCTCTTGTATTTAAGATAATGGGAGAACCTTAAATACATTATTATTATACATTAATTATTTAAATAATGCAAGTATATTATTTTTTAAAATCGGCAAAATTTAATTGGCTACCGGTTTTCATATACGCATTACAGTAATCTTGGAATACACCAGGATATAAATCACCGATCGATCCATATGTGCCACCACGATTAGGCTCAGACCATACTTCGATATGAAGATGTTCGGCATACGTTGCAGGGCCATCAGGACCCATGCCACCGATTATTCCAATAGGTTGACCACGTTTAATAGTATCGCCAGCTTTAACGAATATCTGTGCCATATGCATATATACGATCGTTTTATTCGTTCCATTAGCAGCATTAACCATTACAGCGTTATAGCCCCAGCCAGTATCCATTACTGTACCATCACATATCGATAATATCTCAGGCTTAGGAGAATCGGGAATAAATACGACATCCATACCTTGATGTATATGGCTTGATCGAACTTCACCAGGGAAACCAGATAAACTAATAGAAGGAATATATTGAGCCGCAAAGAAGAAGCCCCATTTATCATTATCGAATTCTGAAGCATAAAACTCTTTAGATAATTCTTTATATGCGACACATAATTCAATAAGTTTCTCTAAGGAATTATGCGGATCCATTGGCTCTTCACGCTTACCGGTAACGTTAATCGTATACGATTCCCAGAATTGAGATAGTGTCCAAGAAGCTTGATTTTTAATATCGAGATTAAAATACTTCTTAGATTGACCGCCACTATTATTATTACCAGAGTTATTTGTTAATGCATATACAAAGTCTAAACGAGTTTTAAGATCTTCATGCTTTTTAAGCTCAGTAGTCGGATCTTTGGTCGGTTTATCGCCGATAATATAAGCATCGTTATAATAATAAGCAAGCATTACGAGCAAAGGATTATCGATTAAAGATTCATCTTTAAGTTTCTTAGTAACACTTTTAATTTTATTGATAATACCATCATAATCAGAAGTATTTAATAGACACATAAGAACGGCTAATACGACAGTATTAATATCTTTATGAACACCGGCATTTTTAATGGCTTCTTCCATCTTAACATAAGACTCTTTAGACTTAGCAATATTTTTAGCTTGATCTTTATAGCTACTAATTTTACTTACTGCAGATTCAGCTGCTTTTTTAAATAATGGGATCTGTGATTTAAGGCATTCTTCAGCGGTTAAATAAAATAAGTTATTAGTGTCGCCAGTCATAGCCGCGCCAGCAGCTAACCCTGATCCATACATCGAAGGAGAATTCATTAATTTAGAACCGTCATCGATAATTGATTGACGCCAATTAATAATCGGAACTTGTTCTTCGACTGGTACTGGTTTCCAGTCCATCTTAAAACCTTCAGGCCATTCATCTTTAAGATCTTTATGAGGATCGCTTTTAGTAAGAGATGCACCTTCAGCAATATTAGCTAATTTTAACGGCTCTTGATAACGTTTAATGTCGATTAAATCACAGTAGTGTTTCATATTAGAATACGACAACTGATTATTATCCAATAAGACACTAAGATTAGCGCCGACCTGATTAAGGATCTCGTACACTTGACCGATAATCGGTTCGATACGAGTACTTGTCATATACTGATCGATTTGAGTTTGCATACCGTCGGCAACTCTGTCATCCGTAAGCTGACGAATAGCTCGATACTTTTCATAAAGAGTATTGCCGCCATAATACATATCGTTAATCGGAATAATACTTGCCAATCTAAATAAATATCTTGTTACGGTCGACAAATGATTTTCGACTTGAACCATACGTTTTTCAACGTCGCCACCCATCTCGAGAAGAGCTTTAGCCGTACTGAGTTCGAACTCAGTTGCCTTAATACTTTCTTTTACGATACGAGGCATATGTAATTCTAAATCTCGGATACGTAAATCTGTCGGGAATGGATCAGACGGATTTGGCACCATACCAGGAGTCGGTACCTTAACGGCATTATCATGCTTAGTCGGATCGAATTGAATCTGACGTTGTGCAATAGACTGCATACGAGTCATCTGATATTTAGCCGCTTCACTACCGTAAGCAGCTACCGACGTAATCGGCAAACCGACATTAAAACAGTCGTCGACATCGATTGTATCATAAGCATACAACGGAGGATTTAATTTCTGAGGACTTTTATCTTGAGCACTTAATGTATTATTTTCGACTTTAGTATCTTCAGACTTCTTATCAGAATCTTCTTTATTAGCTTCAGGAGTATTCTTATCGTTAGTCTTAGTAACGTCACTTGTCGTACTATCGACAGGCTTATCCTTAGAATCTTCTTTTTTATCTTTACCGAATGTAACTTTATCGGTACTTAATGATTCGAAGCCAGTTTTACCGTCTTTAAGAGAAACCGATTTAACTTCGGTCGCATCCTTAATTTCTTTATTATCGGCAGTCGTTTTATCTAACGTTTTACCGAGTGCCCATTCTGGTACTTGATTATATACCGATACAATATCGGGATAGACAGGTTGACACGGAGTTTTGCCGATCGCTAATTTCTGAGCATTAAAAACATCGTAATACTTAGGAGTTTTCTTTTTAGTAACAAACGTACTTCTAGTACCGGTATCAGAAGGAGCTGTAGCATTATAGACACCACCGCCATTACCTGCACCACCTGTACTAGAGCCTGAAGAAGCAGGTACTTCGCCTAACAGATCGTCGCTTAACGGAGTTCCTTTAACGAAATGATCATAAATCATTTGAGCATAGCCTTGACGTTCTGGAACATTAGCTCCACCAGATCGTTCAAAACATTGTTCGAATGCCAATGTCGCTTGTGCAACATCGGTCATCTGTTTAATCTCGGGCCACTTAGGATAACCGTCACCATTAACTGGAGTCCATTCTAAAGGACCGTTTTCTAACTCCCATAAACCGAAGTTCAACTGATCTTCTAGGTTATCTTCGTTACCTTTAAACTCGTTAAGGAAATGTGGCCAACGATATTCTTTATCCCATTGGCATAAACCACGATGAGTATTATTATCGGCATGAAGATTCCAAGTCGACTCTTGCATGATATTACCGAACCAAGCAGCTCTAGCTACTTCTGGAATATTCTTAGAAGCAAGATGTTTCCAAGCTTGTTCTATTAATTGAGATATTTGAGCCATATACTATTTCCCTTCAAAACATTCGTAAATAATACGATTATATTCTTGATTTAGACAAATTAGTTCTTTCGGGATTATCTTAATGCGATCTTTACAATGCTTCCATGTTGCTCTGCAGTCTAAAGATTGACTCGATATCGTTTCTAAAAACATTTCAGGTAAACTATAATATTTAGATAATGCTTCGTCGATATAATCTTTATGCTCTTGATCTAAACGAGAACTATTGCCGTCAGTATCGTATAATACAAATTCTGAAGTATATCCTTCCGGCATCGGTCCTTCATACGCCGTATAAAAATTATGGTTAAATAATTCATCATAGCCATCTTCTATCGCCGTTAAATAATCGGCATATAGCAGATATAAAGCATACCGTAATTTCTTAGGTGAGATATTCGGTCTCTGTTCCTTAATATATTGAATAACATCTTCTATATGGTTCATTAATTCACTCCATAAAAAAAGCCCTCATTCAAGGGCTTTAAAATATTCAGCAGCTTCTTTATATTCTAAAGAGTCCTGATCACATAATAATAAATCGATTAAATAATTGCATGCATCTTCTAAATTCATATGATAATACCTTTAATTTAAATAAGAACTAATTACTAATTAAAGTATATCATAATTTTTTGAATAAAAAAAGAGCATCCCAGCATTTGGTGTGTGGTCGAGTTGGTTGCTAGGACACTCTTGTTTTGTAGTCATATCGAAAGGATGTGATAGAGAGGTATCATTTGACTACATCCTTATTATAGCACGATTATTTTTTATCGTCAACTGCGACAAGTTCTCCGCCGACAACTTTCCATATTCTACCATCGGCAGCATCTTTACCGATAATATCTTCTCGAGTCATATAGTCGAGAGAATCGCTAAAATCGTCATAGATTTCTTCTAAACCATCTTTAACATAATTAATCATGAAAGCATTTTTATCGGGAAATGGATCGACAAAAGCTTCTTCAATCTGGCCCTTACGAATACGATTATATTCTTCCATCGTCATAATACAACCGGTATTAACATGTTCGATAAAGAATTCTGGATAGCGAATTTGATCGCCACTTAAACTCGAATAGAATCGGTCGCCTTGCCAAATGACTCGTCGTATTTGATATGCATCTCGCATAATATCACCTTTATTTAAATAATATAGATTTAATTCTGAAACATCTATATATTACTAACATCTTATTTCAGCAGACTATTTAAATAATAATCTGTTCAAATAAGATATTATGCTGCCAGGTAAAAGGTTGTGTATATGTAAATTATCGAAACACTAGCAGCATAAATCTTAAATTTTTGTTACGTAATATAAATTAAATATTAAATATCACTAATTATTTTTGGGCGCAACTATAGCCATTAAATATTCTTTTAATATAAGCAGATTAGATTAAGTTTTCTTAAGATCGCAACCAATCCACAAATTATTATTACTTTATCGATCTAAAGATATTTATGTAAAGTGTGAAACTGTTAAAAATCGGATTACATAAGTATCGTAACTTAATCAGCTTAACTTACTCAATAAGCTTAATTATCTTAAATATCGTAACAGATTATTTATCCTAATTAGCTTAAACATCGTAATAGCTTATATTATTTAACCTATCCTAACAGGAAATGTTTGTAAGTACTAAACATAATCTTATAGATTAAATATTGTATTCCATACAATAATAATCATTCTGCGAGAGAAACGTTAGCTGCAGTTTATTAAGGAATCGCCGCCAGCTTATTTTAGAAGATTCATTCGCATTATTTAAACCGTTAAGCGACTGGCAAAGGTTTGTAAATTAAAAAGACGTTATGTGTGCAATCATAACATCTCATTATCTAAACCGTTCAAGCTGCCAGTCGAATCAAACCTTCTTAGCGAATGAATCCTAGGATTCAGAATCACGAATATTGTATATAGAATAAGATATTCTATTTTCCTGTTTTATATAGACTAATCCCGTGCGGCAGCACGAATTAGTAAAAAATATATATTATATAGTTTTGCTTCACTAGAAATGATTGTTTCTTTATTACTAAAGCTCTTGATCATTTCCTACGATATTAGTCTGTAGTATACTCACGTATACCTCTAGTCTTTCCCGACATTTAGCGTTTCCGCACAATCGTAGATCCCGTCCTATTGCTGTATTCACCAATGAGGAGTGTCCTCTTATTTTATTTAAGAGGAACGACTAGTCCCCCCGGGTCTTATTTAACCATGGTAGCTTTCTAAACTTAATTAAAATTCTTTATCTTAACTGCAATGTTTTGTGCATTCGCTACTTTAGGCTGTATACGGACTTGTATCCCATTTGCCCGCTGACGTTGATCCTGCTAGTTCCGACTTAAGTACACAAAATTACTCTTGCTGGTCCGGGATATAAACGGTATCGTATAGCTATCCTTCATATCCTATCCAACCACAAATCGCTATCGTTAACGACTGCAGATCCCTCGCTTTATTCATCGAGTATCGGCCTGCAAAATGTAGCTGATCACCGGGTCGATTTTCCTAGATGCGCTCGACCACACAACCATTGTTACGCCTAACCTATATTAACTCATCAGAGCAGGATAGCATTATCATCACGACAAGGCTTTCATATCCTTTATAGGCTCATAACCCGCGCCATCGGGGTCCATACTATAGAGTTTAAAAATACAGTGACTCTATAATACAATGCATTCATTTACGTTTCCATATGTATATTTGCACTCTTACGTTGCAACTAGTGACATATTTCCATCGTCAATCCCTGTGAATACACAAGCCAGTTTCTAAATACGATTACATTAAATCTTATCTTTATTATAATTTATAATTCAACTGTTGTCAAATTATATATTACACTAAATTAAAAACTGGATACGAAATTCTGCAATTCTTTTTTGTACGAATTTTCATTTCGGTATAACTTTTGGTTATGGCCAAATCGAGTACGCACGTCAAGAAGTAAATGATATTGGTTATCAAGATTAATCTTCTGTTTCTTTAACGGTTTCTTTGCTAGAATAATTCGATCGAGTTTAAAGCTATCCATATCGACAATCTTTTCAACTTTGTCGGCATATTTATTAATAGAAATGACGTCGTCATCATTTTCATATTCGACTTTATCTAACATATCTTTATAGATAGCATTAGTATTATCTTGATTGCCACTTACGAGGCTACTTAAACCTTCATCGTCAAAATCGCCCTCGAGAACTTTTACGCTCTTAAGCTTTTCGGCCATGAATTTAATTAAGGTTTCTTGAACGGTACCAGCATAATACATGTAATAAATACTTACGTTATTCTTTTGATTTAATCGATAACTTCTTCGAGCTGCTTGACGCATCGTAAAGAAGTTCTGATCAAGTTCATAGAATACGATAGTCGTAAAATCGAGCAAGTCTAAACCAGTATCGACCATACCAGGATTACAGATGACGACACGAACGCCTTCTTCTTTTTTCTTTTCGAACCATTCGATTCGTTTCATCGCAGAAGTCGAACTTTTAAGAATAGCTGTTTTAATACCTTCTTGTTGTAATCGATCATAAATGATACTATTGATGTCATTATTAGTGTCATAATAAGTGTAGACTAGAACGCACTCCTGATCATGGTGATTAATGATTTTCATTAATTCGTCGAGCTTATGATTATCGCGAACACCGGTACCACGATATTCAATATAATCATCGGCAATGAAACATGGATTATCGCTCCAAGCTGCAAGTTTTTTAATCTCCTGATGCTTGTATCGAGCCGGAACAATAGCATTAGATAAATTGCTAATTAAGCCGTTATAAGCTTCAAGATTTTCTTTATTTAACTCACATTTAATAATAGATTCATTATAAGCGGGGAGTTCAGAACTAACATCGTCCATCGACATAAATACACAACAATTACTTAATAACTTAATAAAGATATTAGGATTAATACCAGGAGCATCTTTTGTTTTAATCGTACATTCAACGTTAGCATTAAGAACGCCTGGTCTATCTTTTTCGATAAATTGAAGATCTAAATATCGACCCCAGTTGTGACTAATTTTTACATAATCGGCAGCATTTTCAATTCTATGAGTATGCCAATCATAAGGAGTATATTCAACTTCTTTATAACTATAGCGATCTTTAAATTGCTTTTTCATGCCGCCACGAAATTCAGGATCTTGTTTCATATATTCTTGATACTCATTTTTGATTTTTTCAGGATAGAAATATAAGAACATATTATATAGGTTTTCGGCATAGCCATTAAATAGTGTACCAGTTAAACCCAATATCTTTTTAGCGCAAGAAGCAAGTCGTTGTGCGCCATGACCTTGAGCACTGCCTGTTAAGAACTCATGCATCTCGTCGACAATTAACATATCGACATTATGGCGACCTTTACGTTGGATATACCAGTCAAGACTTGCAAAATTAGAAGCTTCTTGCTCTTTAATATCGAGATCTTCGACATAATTACAGACTTTATATGACTGAGTATTTTTGCTATCAATTTTCTTGCTATCAATTAAAGAAGAGCAAGCTTTTATTTTTTGTCCAGCTAAGAAATCTTTATAACAAACAAGCTCTTCTTTTTCGCCTTTTTTATGAATACTTCTAGAAAAATATTCTAAATAATGAAAGTATGCATGTTCACTTCCGCGATCGTTGCGAACAGAAGCATTTTCTTTGCCTTTACTTTTTACATTCTTAGTATGACGTAAACAATCGATACTAGTCGTTCTAGTTTTAATCACGGATTGTTTAATACAATTAGGATTAACTAGAATATAATTAGTCGATAATCGTTTAGTAATCTCGGGCTCAATTTGTTCGATATATTCTTTAGTGCTATTGCACTCATATATTTTAGCATTAGGAGCTAAGATATTAATATCTTTACTCCATTTTTTAATTAAATGAGTCGGGCACACAACGAATACATTTTTATTTGAACCATTTTTCCATAGACTAGCAATACTAATAGCCATACTAGTTTTGCCAGTACCTGGTTGAGAAATTAAGAAGCCTGCTTTTTCTTTTTTGAGATGACGATGCATAGCATTAATAATATTCTTTTGATTGGTAAACAAATTAAAGTCTCGTTTATAACCGAGATAATCACTTAATGCTTGTACTTCTTTATCGAAGCCTTTACTTGGATCGAATGTAATATTAGTTGAATCGTTTACAGTAGCCGATAATTCATTAATATTATTACAAATGAAGTCGTTAATCGACATACCTTCATGAATATAATCAGGGTTATCGCCGTCGTCAGCTTTTTGAACTATATCGTTAACACTATTAGAATAACAAGTAGTAGATGGAAAATTGAAGATCGTAAAACCGAGTTCTTCATTTTCTTTAATAGAAGAACCGCCTAATGCTTCTTCTGTGTCGAAAAATAAATCGACCAAATTTTCGTTAAAGAATAAACCTTTGGAGTGCTTATTTAAAAATTTAATATAGTTAGAAACAAGTATTTTTTTGTTCTCGTGAATATAATCAACTCGAGAAAAATTCTTTTTATATTCTAAAATAATACTTTCTTCTATGCCATCGATTAAAAATAAAACATAAAATTTATTTTTTGTTTCAGCATAGAATCTATGCATTACAGACGGAAGGCCGATCAGACTATTAGTCGATGTTTTTGTACTTTCTCGTAATTCAGTGCGAAAATCAGCATTATGATTCTTTTCATAATACTCTAGCGTATCTTTTATTTTTTTATTATACGATTTAGAGCCAGTACTATATAGATCTAATAAGATAAATGTATTAAAATCTGTAAATACTTTGGCCGTTAAATCTTTATATTTTTTATCGAAATTAAAAAAGGCCCTCCCAGATTTTTTGGAGAGCTTTTTAATTTGATTAATATCTATCTTCATTAATACAGATTACCTTTTTCTATTTTATTAACAAAATTGATATATGGTCGACCAGACTCAACCGATTTAAATTTATTATCGCCGATATATTCAAAGTTAGTAAACTTTTTAGAACCACCAACAATGTAATTGCCAGCAATTTTATTCTTAAGTTTATCACTTAACATATACAAAGCAATATATTTCTTATCGACTGGCAATAAAGAATTAAATGGCTTATCTTTAATTTCGCCTGTCGTAAATTCAATATCGATAGCTTCATCAAGATAATCAGCATAGTTAGCATTGCTGTAAATAAAGTCTGGAATATCGGTAAGAGAAAACACTTTTATACCTTCTCGCTCCCCGATAAGTTCTCCGTTGGTGACATCGACTTTACTATCGACAAAAATAATATATTTATTTTCACCACGATTAATATCTGATGGTTGAGGATTAACAGCAATAATGTTTGGCCAAATACGTCGATCGTGGAATTTATCACAGTAAAAACTTATGAATGAAAGTGGATCCGTATTTTCTTTAATCTTTTTTAGATTTTTAAATAATATAATATCGTAATCTGTGTTAATCCAAAAATCGACAGAAGTCTCCATTTTATTTTTAATAAAACTATACGGATTAAATTTAATGTTTTCATAATCACAAAAACCTAAAATAATTTTAGTAAAGTCTTTAATAAATATATTGTCGACATTCGGACAGATATTGTTAATTTCAGAAAATATTTCCCAGATTACAGAACGATAGAAGATAAAACGATGCAATGAGTTTTCGCCTAAAAAATTAGAATATAGTTTAATTTGAGTCGCAAATTCTTTTTTGATAGCATCGTTATTAAACTGCGCAAGATATTGCATCAAAATTTCTTCGAATTGCTCATGATCATTATCTTCTTCGTTTGCAAAATTTATTGCTGCCAAATATTCGTATAATTCCATATTGTCATAGTCTGATTCAAATACATCAAGACGTTTACAAATTCTATCGACAATAAAAAATCGCGTAAGAACTTGAGAATAATAACGGATACCTCTTTGACATAAATAATATTCTTTAATTTTTAAATCTGGAAAATATTTTGCAAACATTGAATTAAACTGTTTTATTGCTTCTTTCATAATACTTTAAGTATTCCCCCTGCTTGTCAAAATATTCTAAACGTTTATTGATGCCACAAAAATCATAATAGCAATTAACACAGTCTACATTATTTAAATATAACATATCTTCATAGACACCCATTGCTAATAATTTTACGGCTGTTTTTTCTGGTAGAGATTTTAATTTAATTAAAATATCTTTCTTAGTGATCGATTTTATTTTTTGATACGTTTCTTTATTGACTAAGATATCGAAACCAAATATAAGCTCATCGTCGACAAAAACACTATTATAATTACTAGTGCTTTTAACTTCTTTCCAGCGGCGATTGATTACTTTTTCTTCTTTTTCTTCGACTTTAAAGAATTCATCTTTAAAATAATATCGTAAATAAGCTCCGATATAAATCATATAAGCATAAGCAATACCATGACTTTTATTGTAACTATATGACGTCGTATCAAGATAGATGTCGATAAGCTCTTTAATATTATTATCTTTAGCGATCTTCTCGACGCTCTCAAGATACTTATGATCTTTGTCTTTCATTAAACGATATGCGCTTTCTCCTGTCACATATTGTTCCATGATTTGAATAAATTGTTCTTGATATACAGCGATACTGTATGTTCTTGCAGTGTAATCCCATAAAAGACCCTTTAAAAGAATTTTTTGGCCGTTTTTTCTTTTTATATATGTATCTTTATGTTTAGATCGAATAATCGCTAGGCTATCGCTAAGCTCTTCAATACTGCAAGGTTTAACTTGTTTAATGCAAGCAAAGCTATAATCTGTATCGATTTGAAATAATCCTTTAGCAGATTGCCATATCGACTTCCATACATCGGGATCGTTAAAATTAATCTTAACATTATATTCGTCGATTATTTTCTGATATTTACCGACAATAGAAGAACTCAATATATCGTACTTAGGAATGCTCTCAGATTGCAAAATTGCCATCTCTCCGCTCACTTCTTCAGCTTCGTATGTATTATGTCTATCGATACAGTAACTCACCGGATTAAGCCGTTTTTTGCCGTTTTTATCGATAGTATATACTCGCCAAATATGACCTTTATATTTACGATATAAATAACTAATTAATTCTTCTCTTCGATCGGCATCTACATCTAGATCGATGTCAGGCTTATGTCCGCCAATAAAACGAGTAAAGCTTAAGTTATATTTAATCGGATCGACCTTCGTGATTTCTAACAACCAAACAACGAGACTTCCGACACTACTGCCTCTACCATATCCAGTAGCTATCTTTTTATCTCGACAAAATTTACAATAGTCGAATACTATTAATAAGTATTCTTCCATATTTAATTTAAATAATGTATTTAATTCGTCCTGCAAACGATCGACATATTCACCAGATAACTCTAGTTTATTTAAACGATCATAGCAGTAATCTGAAATGAATTTTTGAATATCGTTCATACAGGCCTCCATTTTTTCTAATAAAAAAGAGCTCCATAAAGGAGCCCTGCATCACATATAAATGTGCGTAAATACTTATATCTAATGATTAGAGTAATTTAGAATCTACATTAAATACATGATACTGAATTTGACCGAGAATTTCATACATTTGTAATGTTGTATCGATATTTTTTGTCGTTACAAGAATATCGCCCTTCTCGGTAACTTCAATTGTAAATTTTTTATTTTTATTTTCTTTTTTAGATTTTTTCATAATAGACACCTGCTAACACTAACAGCTAACATTAGCCGTTAATGTTAGCATTCAATTCTATATGTATATTTTAACATATTTTTTGTTTACCAGCAATCCGGACAAACAATTTTTTTAGTGTCTAAGTCGTATACAGCACAATCGTCACAAATTACTTTGCCACATTTACTGCATACCATTTTATATTCTTCTTCACATGGTTGACCACATTGTTCACAACGAAAATATCCTTCAGGAACTGGAGGCTGATCTGATGTGAGTTTTTGCCACCATGCTTTAATTTTCTTAATCATAGGCCATACCTCTTAAGTTCTTTATCTAGAATTACTTTAGCAGCACAATCTTCTTCGACGCTTCTCATCGCTATACTTAACTGATCTTTGTATTTATTAAGAACACGTTGGCGACAATCTTCATATTCGTTACTAAAATCTTTAAGTATATGCCTATAGTATGGAACTTGCCTATTCTTTATAAGACCAGGCAATTCGTATTTATAGATATTAGCCATATCGGCTAAATCTTTATCTTTATCGAGCCATACAATATCGGGATACAGATCATATTTACCGAACATCTCGATGGCTTGATCGACGTCTTTTTCACCATGCCAATCTCGATCGTATACGATAACAGGTTTTAAACCAGTCGATTCGATAAGATTAACATGTTTATCGTCTAATATGGTGCCCATTGTACAAACACAATTTTGTAGCCCATATTTAGTCGCTAGTATAACGTCGAAACAGCCTTCTGTTAAATAAATATAATCGAGGCTATAGTTAATTTTATTTAACCCATATAGATAACGGCTCTTAGTAAAGAATTTATTCTTATTATCGACAAAATATTTATTAGCAACTTCATCGTCGATAGCTCTTTTACAAAAACTAACTAGATGATTATATGCGTCATATAACGGAATCGTAATGCGACCACGAGTATCGTAACCTAAATTCCATTCACGAACATCACTGCCAACCAATCCACGACTTAAAATATACTTCTGAGCTTTTTCGCTATGCTTAAGATTTTCTATATAGTCTTGATTTTCCTTTTCATTCGATTCAAGATAAGCAGTTTCTTCGTTCTGAGGTTTTAATCCAGTAATTTGAATTGCTTTCTCGATGGCATCTTGGAAGCTTGCTTTTTTTTCGCCGTGGTTCATCATCCACCAGATAAAAGCTATAGCGTTACTGCCGAATAACCTTTTTTCGGTATTCTGCTTACCGACATGACAACCGAAGCAAGCCCAAGTTTGAGCGCCATGTTTATTCCAAATTTTAAAACTCGGAGTTTTATCGTTATGATCGGGATGAGGACAAGAAGCTTGCCATAGATTACCGACTTTTTGAACTTTGGTATACTGATTGGCAAGCTTAACAATATCTATTTTTTCATTTAATCGACGGATAAATTCTGTAGTATATTTCATTATTTCTGACATTCTCTTACTATTAAAAGTGACGAGATTCCTATTTACACTTAACTTAATTATAGATAACAATAGGTATTATTAATCATAAGCAGAGGTTAAGTAAATTTAATAGGCTATCCCCGTATGTCTTACGGTTATTACATATATTATATAGAATTTAAAATTCGTAATCCTTCATTTAAAATATTGATTGCTGCATTGACATCTCTATCATGATGCTTGCCACATTCAGGACAAGTCCATTTACGTACTTCAAGATTTTTAATTTCAGAATTTTTATATTTACAATTAGAACACAATTGAGATGACGGATAGAAAGTATCTATTTTAGAAATTACTTTTCCATACCATTTAGCTTTGTATTCTAATTGTCGAACAAATTCAGACAAAGAGGTATCTTGAAACGATTTGGCCACTTTATGATTTTTTATCATATTTCTAACTCTTAATGTTTCAATGCAAATAATATCATATTCTTTAACTAATCTAATAGAAAGCTTATGTAAATAATCTAATCTTTGATTTTTAATTTTCTCTTGAAATCTAGCTACCTTAATTTTATATTTAAAATAATTATTGCTCTCGAAAACTTTTTTAGATAATTTTCGTTGCATCTTAGCTAATTTCTTTTGAGAACTTTTAAAAAATCTAGGATTGTCTATTTTTTCGCCAGTATTAAAAATTGCAAAATCTTTAAGACCTAAATCGATACCTACATTTTGATTGGTTTTCTCAAATTGTTTCGGTTCGAACTCTGTTACACAAATACTGGCAAAAAACTTATTAGATTTAGTTTTAGAAATTGTAATAGATAAAATTCTTCCAGATATTTTTTTATATCCTTTTGCTTTTATCCATCCAACTTTAGGAATCTTGATTGCATTATTTTCAAATTTTAGATTTTTACTAGATTTATAGGAGTCTTTATAAGATTTTTTTGATTTAAATTTAGGAAAATTAGTTCTTTTTTTAAAAAAATTTTGATAGGCTGTATCTAAATTTCTAAGTGCATTTTGCAATGCACATTTATCTGGAACTTTAAGCCATTTATTTTCTTTCTTTAGTTGAGTTAATTCTTTAGAACACTCATTATAAGTCAAGTTAATATTATTTTCTTTATATAGAATTATTTTTCTATTTAAGAAATAATTATAAATATATCTTACACAACCAAATGTTTTTTCTAATAACTCAATTTGATTTTTATTAGGATATATTCTTAGCTTATAAGCCCTTTCCATTTTAGATTTTACCTTTCTTTTTGACTCTTAATATAATCTATAATTTGCTGTTCTGTATTTTCTAATATAGTACCAACATAATAACTCGGATTCCATAAATGACCTTTAGGAAACTGTTTTTTTAATTCAGGAATTTCTTTAGCAAGTAGTCTCGCAGAAACACCTTTAAAGGCTTTCATAAAATTTGAAATACAGTGTTGTGGTTTGCATGAAATTAACATATGAATATGATCTAAATCTATATTTAATTCTTGAATAATTATCTGATTATCATCAGCAATTTTATTTAAAATATTAATTAATTTAGATTCAACTTCTTCTGTTAATATTTTTCTACGATATTTTACACACCAAACAATATGATATTGGATTGCGTAAACATATCCGCGTCCATGTGTTACATTCATTATATTACCTCCTTTATGATAATATAAGTGTAACATATGTAGATTATTTTTTCAAGAGTTTAAAAGAATTATTTTTATTTTTTTAACAATATATGTCAATCTTTATTTTGTAAGACAATGATTACTTACATTAAAATACCACTTTTAATATAATGTTATTATATATAATTATAATTTTTTAAAGAATAAACTACATTTATCCTTTAAATTATTTAACGTAAAAAGCATCGTCACGATCTTCATATCGAACATTAGTTAATTCTTTACCGTTGAGTAATACTTTACCGTCAACAAATTCAAGATCTTTTTTAAGATTAGACCAAGAGAATTTCGTAACAGTTTTAAAGTATTTATCATCGTCAATACCTTTAACTTCTTTTTCGAGTTCAATATCGTCGTGATCGATAAGTTTTTCTTGCTTGCGATAGCCTGCAGTACCCTCGATAAATTTAACAGATTTTTTACCGGTTTGTTCAAGACTAGACTGAATGTACGGTTCTAACATTTGTTGTAACCGTTCAATTTCGAAGTCATAAGAACTGCATTTACTATCGACAAACATTTTAACTTTATCTTTGTAAAGCTTTAACATTCTTTCAGCTTCAGCAATATCGTGTTCTTTTTGTTCTTGAAGTTCTTTAATACGACGAATCGTATAATTCGCTTCATCGATAGTACTAACGACTGCAAGATTTCTATTTTCTTCGTCGATGAAGTTCTGAAGCTCTTCGGTAAAACCGAGCTCAGAATTCTTCTCTTCTTCGATAAGATTAAATCCTAACATATTAATTATCCTTTCTAATGATACGAGAATGATATCCTTCTTTTTTATTCACGATCTTTAATGCTATTTCATCGTAACTATCAGTCGCAATTAACTGGTATACAAATACTGTATCGTGATTACTGCTTGCTCTTTCAATTCGTCCATGACGTTGAGTCTGGATTAAATAGCTATCAGCAGGTTCCATCTCAATGAGATACTTGGCCGATGAAGCGTTGAGGCCTTCGCTGGCTGCGTTAGAGGCAATTAAGACATTACATTCTTTTGTATTATTAAATTTTTGCAATTGATTATATCGTTCTTCACTTGAGTGAGAGCCATTAATAAAGGCGATCTGAATTCCTTTAAAACGATTTTCTAAATACGTTTTAAGAATTCCCTGTGCTGTTCTATACTTACAGAATACAACAACTTTTTCGCCTTCACTTAAAATACTCTCGACTAAGTCTAAAAATAATTCAATCTTTTCAGATTTTTCACCAGTTACATATTCTTGTGCCGCTTTACTATCGCTTAGTAACAATAATTCATCACTAATCGTAAGTTCTTGAGCGAATGTTTGTTTCATTAAGATCATGTTGTCGATCTTATTAAACTCTTCATTTTTTCTTGCTTCTTCAATCGAATTAAATCGTTCAAGCATAACTTCTTGTTGCGCTTTAAGATCTTTAATCTCGTCGAGAAGCTTATCACTCATAGCTTGAGTTTTCTTACTTAAAGAGCAGAACTTCTGAGCAACGACAAGTTTAGGTAAGTGACTACTTACTTCTTCTTTTGTTCGGATAATTAAATTATGTTTAATTTTATCGGTTAATTCTCGTTCATTACGAGAACCGATAATGTATCCAAGACTATTCTTTTTGACATATTGCTTATCAAATTTATTTATATTGGTAAACAAATCTTTTTTAATAAATCTATATATGCCAAATATGTCTCGAGGATTTTTTTGAATCGGAGTTGCTGTTGCTCCGAAAGTATACTTTACATTATTAAATTTATATAGGCTTTTACTTCGTTTAGCTTGATAGCTCTTTACGTACTGTACTTCGTCGGCAAAGATATATTCTAATTTCATTGCCAATAAACGCTCTCGAACTTTTTCGTCGTTAAGCGTTTCATAGTTACAGATAAGTAAATCGCCGACAAACTGATTATCGAAGTTTTTCTTAGTCTTTGCTGAAGTTTCTAAAATACTCGGTACAAGATCACTAAACTTTTGAACTTCATGGAACCATTGAACTTTTAAACTACTTTTAACTACGATCAAACCTGGACCTTTTATTTTCTTACGATCTAAAAGTTCCAAGTATAAATCGATAGCTATTAACGTTTTGCCAGCCCCGCAACTTGCGACGATTAAGCTGCCTTCATCGATATCGAGAAGTTCTTTCACGGCTGTTTTTTGATAATTATAGAGTTCATATCTACACTTACCGATACCTTCGATGCTAAAATTCGGACAATACAATAGCAACCGATGAATATCGTTAACCTTCCATTTACCATGTTCGACGAAGTCGGATGTCTTTCCGAGCCCGTAAAGAATTTTATTTAAATTTTCTTTATTAATATTTTGAGGAACGACAACATTATTTAAATGATCAATTATCAGATTATCACCACCTTTAATAATATATAATACTATTATACACTATTTAGATTTTAATCTTCAACTGATTTATTGAAATTTCAATACCGGCAACATTAAGCTTTATACCGTCTTCTTGATGTTTCCGGTATGTATACTTTTTCCAAGGCTTTTTCAAGCTTCTGTAATTTTTCCATGTTTTGTTTGATGCATTCATGATCTGTATGTACCTTTAACAATCTTTTAATGCCGCCAATATATGACATAATGTCAAGAATTTGTTGCCGAGTCGTATAATATTGGTTCTTCAACATTGTTTCTTCCTCGGCAATAAACTGACTAATTTCGTAGTTAATGTCTCTTGTTAACATAATCGTTATACAATTCCCTTAACTGAATGATATTACAATTAGGATTGTAATTCATTTCTTTTAAAAACTGAATAAATAAAGAATCTTGTTCTTTGATTTTATTAAATAGTTCCGGAGTCTTTTCACCGATACGTTTATTAATATGATCTAACTTGGATAATTTAATATCGTCTGGCATAGATTCGTCGAACAGAATTTCTTTAAATGATTGGAATGTTTTTCGACGACGTTTCCATGTGTTATAATGATCACATTTAACTTTGTACATTTTGCCAGTATTATCGGTAATTACATAGCCTTCGATATCTTGCATACCGCCAACAAGCTTTTCGACACCAAGTTCAAACTGATATGGAGCATAAACTATTTCTTGTTTAACGAAACTAAAAATAGTTTCATAAGCAAGATTAATGTTTTTACTTAACTCTTCTTTTAACACTTCACTTAAGTTTCGATCGATATTTCTACCGTTAGCTAGATGTAAAACATTCGGTACAAAATCTAAAAGATACATACGCTTTTGACCATGATAATTAACGATATGAGGATCGTCTGGATGAATTACTTCGAATACTGCAGAACAGTTAGTTTTCTTAAGAATTCTAATAATTTGTTCTTTAACCTCTTCCGAGATTAAATTCCAAACATCTTTAATATATCGAGCATGATCTTTTTCAGTCGTCGATTTACTTGCGATAATCAATTCGTCTCGACGATGATCCCAGCTGATAATGCCTAAGAAGCCGTTTTCTTTCATCGCAAGCCTTACAGGATATTGTAATTCTTTAATCTCGTCTTCCTTATTATTACGTTCGCCGACATTAAAGAATTTATCATAACTTCTTGCAAGAACTTCGCCAGTAACAGAGTCAACAAATAAACCTCTAGCTTTAATAGTAATATCATTCCAAATAGAGTGGTGGAACACTTCTTCACTAAAGTTAAGACTTAAGATATTATTAGGCAATTTTTTAACTCTCACATGCCGGCTATTAGCAATAGCATTTACTTCGAAGTCGTCAGTGCTATAATATTCGCCTTTAAAGTCTTCGAGAAGTTTTTGATTTGTCTCGATATAATTTTTATCATAAACTTCATTGCGAATGCCGCTGTATTCTTCACCGTCTTTACTTAACACGAAATATTTTAAGTATCCACCAAATTCGACTTGACCTTCTAACGGAATATTATGTTCAGTGCGTCTTGCACCACGATGGCCGAAAATTTGATTAATCTTAGTATCGCTTCTTTCATAACATATTTCATAGAAAGACGCTACATCACTTTCATAAGCACCATGACCATTAATATACTGTTCTGCCGCCATAAGATCGACAGGTTGAGTCATTAAACCAGCATGGTTAACACAATATTTTTTATCGCCAAATTTAAAATAGAATGCCGGGATCATATCGCGATATAAAATTCTTAATTTTTTAGATAATTCTTTATCGCTAGTATATTCCTTTTGCCATTCTTTTAAAGTTGTTAACTTGAAGCGCGTCATTCCATTATCTGTTCGTTGATCGGCTTCACCAAATGCCCAATCAGCCCAATGTGCTTCATGGTTGCCTTCTAAAAGAATAACATTCTTTTTATCTTGAATTTTAAATAAAGTATTGAGTACTTCTAAGTTTTCGGTGCCACGATCGAAATAATCGCCGACAAAAATATATAAGTTTTTATCGTTATCAATACTATATTTTTCGTCGTAAATTAATTTTTCTAATACGGTATTACAACCATGGATATCGCCAACACAGATTACCTTATCGTAAACTTCAGATAAATCTTTATTTAAACCTTCGAAATCACTTCGGAATCCTAATGTATTTAACTTAGTAATACCAGACGGCATTCTAGTACTAACCCAGTTATTATACATAGTCCTAATAATATGTTCAGGAACATAGTCTAAACTAAGACGTGTTTCATTTCTTTTAAGATATACTTCTAAATCCTGACGTTCAGGTTCCCAGTAAAATAATCGATATTTATAGCGTTTAGCCAATTCTTTATATCGATTAATCTGTCTCGAATGCCACTTTTGAGAACTACAATGTGTAGCATCGATAATGGTCGGAGAACCAGTTTTCATTCGATTAACTAGCATTCTATCCAAAAGTTCAAATACTAAGGTATTATCTTTTTGACTAACGCCGACACGATTATCGATACTTAATTCTGGAGCCCTTAACATTAATCGAATACTATCAGGAGATAAAGTATATGCTTCAAGGCCAGCAGCTTTAATAGCTGAGCTTTTCCCAGACCCGGGACAGCCACGCATAATAATTAAATCTCGCATAGTTATTTAAAATCCTCTAGTTTCCAAATTTGTAAGCCTTTTTTTACAGCAAGTTCCATTTCTTTCATACATCCATTACTATGGATATAATCACCACACATGATAATACCATCACAGCGTTCAAGAAGATCGAGGCAAATTTTCAATCCATCTTCATAATTTAATTTGCCATCAAGAGTGCCAAAATTATGAATCGGGCTAATGAAAATAAATTGATCTTTGTATCTTAAAACTAAATCTGACAAAACTTTACTAACAGCATTTAAATTGTCTTCAGGACTTGCATGAGTCAAAAATGGATGACTAATATACACTAAAGGCTTTTTTGAGCAATTAAAATTCATTTTAGAAATAGATTTTTTTAATTCACTTTTAAATCTTATTTCATCTTCCCAAATACTTTCCATTTTGCCTCCATTTATTTAAAAGAATTCAAAATAAATAGCGTCGTCATCTTCGATTTTTTCTTCGTTAACAATAACGCCTTTTTCAATTCTTAATTTATGAGCATAAGATTCATTCCAATCGATAACGACAGTATTAAAATCTAAATTATATTTTTTAGATAAAGCAACAAATGCTTCTGTATCGATATCGTATCGATGAGACATAATCATACTGATATAACAAATATCTTCTATATGATTATAAGAAACATTAACTTTATAAATATTGTTAGGAGGAAATGCTTCGCCAATATTTAAAATATCGAGACATGATTTCTTATTGCGAACATCTACTTTTTGTACAAATTCTGCAACACCAAAAGAATAATCTAATTCATAATTATATTTTGTTTCAGACTTTATACTTCCATCTTCATTTTCGATAATACAATTATCGATAAAATTTTCTTGAACGAACTTATTCATGTCTTTAAAAGATCCACGAATATTCATTTTTCCGACTGCCCAATTTGCCATATATTAATTTTCTTTCCTATATGTAATAATTTGATATTCTACGACTGTATGTAATACATCTGGAGTGGTACTTAGAATTCTAGTTGATTCAATCATTTTTCTACTAGATACAAGATATCCTTTATGCTCCATGTCTTTAATAGATTCATCAACAAAAGAATCTGTTTCTTTATCCATATCGTATTTAACAGTAATTTCAACTGCATTATTAAACTTATTAATAATATCAGTATTGCGAGCATCTACTACTTTACTTAATGGACTTTCGTATACAACAGGATTAGGTGTATCTTGACCACAACCTACAGATATTAAACAGATTAATAGAATTAAAACATATTTAATTATATTTTTCATAAGCATTTTTCAAATTTTATTTCTTGATGGCATCAGCAATAATATTCACATAATCATTTAGATTACTTTTGAATACTTCATTAGCGGCATTAATATTATCTGGTGTAACATAGCTAGAGGCAATGATGGCAATCATCATTTCTTTAGAAGGAATAAAGATAATGCAAAGAAAACTAAAAATAGTTAACACTATCAAAGGAATTTTAAATTTTTTCAAAAGATCCATTTCTTTTTTTGCATTTAAATATTCTTCTTTTTTAGACATACTTGTATAGTTAAGTTCTTTATAACCTACTTCAAGATATGAATTATATGCATCGATTGCACCTTTAGTTACAATAAAATTGAATAGCCAAAGAGCATCGAAAAATAGAATAAAGAAAAAAGCAAAATGATTAAAGCCATCTAAATTAATTAATGTTTGTAACCAAAATATGGTCCAAGGATTAATAATAGGTTCCATTATTTAAATCTTTCTATTTTTTTAAATTTAAATTATTAGGATATTTACCATACGTATTATCCCAATCTTTAATTTTTTTATTTAATTCTGCGAAATAATGACAAGGATCATTATATTCTTCAAGATTAAATTCTAAATCTTTAATGTCTGTAATTTCTTGATTCCAAGAAAAGATAATATCAGACTTTAATTCGTGAGCATATTGTGGTTCTACATTAGAAAATACATATTCATATACTTGAATAAAATCTTTAATAAAAGATGTCGGTAATTCTATGTTCAGAACATCTTCGATTTCATCGAGAATATATTCACATTCCATGTAAATTTCACGATCGGTAATTTCGATGCCATTAATAGAACCTTTAAATTCCTGAATTATTTTTGCGTTCATTTATTCTACCTTTCCACCAACAACTGAATAACCATATTCATTATAATAATGTTCAACATAAGCAGATTTATCAGGATGAACAGTTACAACATATAAATAAGTAACATCGCTACTATAATTAAAAACAAAAATACGGCTATTAAAATCTTTTTCATTGTAAGCAATTTCTTCTAAACAATCTTCATTAAAATTTTTAAGATCTTTTTTTATAGCTTCTATTGCTAATTTTTTGTAATGATCGTGTATAAACATAGTTAATCCGCAAATTTACAAATGCTTTCATCATTTGCATAATCTGTAATCCAAATTTGATATGTTTCTTTGTTAATTAAATGACGAACATACTTTTCAATAGAACAAGCTTCCAAGAATCCTTTTTTAGATTTCCAAATAATATTTCGAATATCATCAGTTTGACTATCGATTACTTCAAATCTAAATTCTAAATAATCGTCTTCATACCAAGTTAAAAGTTCTTCTTTAACACGACTTTCAAATTTGGCTAATTTTTCATTTAAATCGTCATTTTCATCTATGATATATGTTCTATATAGACCAGATAATCTGTTATGTAAATTAATTACATACATATAAATCACCTTTATTTAAATTAAAAGCCTCCCAATTAAGGGAGGCTATTATTAATTATTTATTAGTATAAGTTTTAGTACCGTAGTCATCACGTTTCATATGAGTGAATGGATCGTCGTTTTTGTTAACACGCAAACGTTCTGTTTTGTGAACAGAATTATCTTTACCAGCTACAGTGTCAATACGATAACGCATGATTTTGTTTACTTCTTCAAGTTCTGGTTCAAATTCTTTAATAGCTTTAGCCATTTGAGCATCGATAATAGCACCGTTATTTACAGCTCTCCAAAGAGCAGCAGCAAATTCATAGCGAGTCATTTTAGCGTCGCCTTTGAATGTGCCATCTGGATAGCCATTCAAATAGCCTTTATCAGATAATTTCTTAACGAAATCATATGCCCAATGATCTTTAGGAAGATCGCTATATTCGAAGTCTACATCTTGGCCTGCTTTTTGAGCAGAAAGATTTTTAACTAAGTTATCATATTTTTGAGAAATAGCGCTTAGTTGCAATTTAAGATCTTGGACTTCTTTAGCGACAGCTACTTGTTTATTAGTAGTCATAGAGCTATGAGAACCGAAACGAACAGTTGCGCCGGCATTAATCATATTTTCACCAGTGCCTAAAGTAGTGCCAACACTTAATAATACATTTTCGTTAGGTTGGTAGAAAGCACCTAAAGCAGTAGCATTTTTACCTTTATAGTTACCGAATCCTACACTAAATTGCCATTTTTCATCGGCATTAAAATCTAGTGGATGCAATGCACTTAAAGCAGCGGCATTAGCACCAACTTTAGCAGCTTGATTATCGGTATAAGATTTAGATTGATTTAATACATTACCAGCAGTAGTATTAATTTTGTTATCTAAATTCTTAACGTCGCTTTCTAAAACAGTAATTCTACCTTCATGATCAAGAATTGTATGTTCAACTGCACGAATATCGTTAGCATTTGTATTTACTTTTTGACCTAAATCATTAATACGACTAGTGTTATTTGATACATTGCTTTGAACAGCTTTTAATTGAGATACGTTAACTGCATCAGTGTCTGCTACACCAGCTTTTACATTGCTAATGATTTGATTACCAGCGCTAATACCGTCAGTACCAAAACGAACGTTTTTGCCGTTAGAATTGATATTGATGCCATCCATGGTATATTCTGCTGTATCAAGATTATCAGTATTTTCAATTTTGATACCATTAGGACTATAGTTAGTATTCACATCACCATTGAATACATGCATACCATCTTTGGTTACAAAGTTACGTTGTGGATCATTAACTGTACCAAATTGAACGGAGTTCATATTAGTCAAATCACGGTTAACGTTAACTTTGTATTCTTTACGACCAAAGTTGTTATCTTGAGATGTAACTGTTGTATTAGTTCCATCTACAAGAGTATTGTGTTTTTGCGCTTCCAATGCAACGTCGTACAATTGGGAGCCATTAATACCATCAGTGGATGTAGCAGATACTCGACCAGCGGCAACATTTTGAAGTTGACGTGTATATTCTGTTACCCCACCAGCACCAGCACGACCATGAGTACCAAAACTTACTACACTATCAGGTGTAGCACCTGCAAATGTAGAATTAGAGAAACGAATATCAGTAGCATTGTCTTTTACTGTAGATGTACCAACAGGACTTTCAGTAACACTATTAGTACCGATAGCTACACCATTTTGTACATCGGCAACAGTGTTATTACCAAATGCCAAAGCGTCAATAGTTGTAGCACTAGCATGTGTACCAAATGCTACTGCACCTTGCGCACCAGTTTGAGAATTAGAACCAAAGATTAACTGCTCTTTAGAGTTATCTAGTACTTTATTGTTATAACCAACAACAACGCTTTGACCAGCGTCAACAGTACCATTATTAGCACCTACTACTGTAGTATCATCGCCATTTACAGTTGTATCACGACCAATAACAATAGAAGATACACCTATAGCTGATACGTTTGTACCAATATTTACAGTTCTAACGCCATCTGCATGGATAGCATTACCAATAGCTACTGAAGATTCACCTTTAGAAATTACTCCATTACCAACAGCAATAGTATCTTTAACCTTAGTTTCAACACCATTACCGATACCAATAGTATTAAAGTCAGTAGCAACTCCGTTACCGATACCAATACTATTGCTAAGGTTATTAACAACATTGTTACCAATACCAACACTATTATTAGATTTAGTAGTAACGGCAGTACCAATACCAACACTATCATTACTATTAGTAGTAACGGAAGTACCAATAGCCACATTGTTATCAGAATTAGATTTAACAAATGAGCCAAATGCAAGAGAATCTTTACCACTTGCGGCAGTACCATAACCTACAGCAAGTGCGTTGGTATTACTAGCATATGCTCCATTACCAACAGCAACAGTGTTGGCTCCATTCGCACGGGCTTGAGACCCAATTGCAAATGTATAATCGGATAATGCTTGTGCAGAAGAGCCAATAGCTAAGCTACTATAGCCTTTTGCTTCGGAATTTTCGCCACCAGCGAAGCTGTTTGCACCAACTGCTTTATTATTATGGCCATATGCAATACTATTGGCACCAGATACTTCATTTTCAAAACCAACAGTAAATGCAGATGTTGCTGTTACTTTATTGTCTTTACCGAAGGCTTCAGAACCAAAATCACCAGTCACAGTATTATTAACACCAGCGGCCATTGCAGAACTAGAAATAGTAGCCATAGCTGCCAATAATACCATCATTTTTTTGTTTGTTGTTTTCATAAAATTAATTCCTCTTTTCTATTTAACAAAATATATAAATCATCTTTATCTTTTTCTGTTGGTAATTTATCTATCAACACATCTATTTCATGTTGAATAGCAGATTGTTCAGATAAATAAATACTATCAGTTCTTATTAATTGGCCCAGGCGAATGCCTTTACCATAACAAGCAATTTCTAATCCTTTTTCTTCAATACGATTAGGATAGAATTCTGCGTCACCAAAGCCTAACAAAGTTGTTTTCCAAATATAACTAGAATTATCAAATAATAATTTATCAACAATATTCTTATAGCTATATTTTTCTTTATTATATTCAAACATAATATCTTTTTTTTACATAGTAATAAATTCTTCTATTATCATAACTTTGTTATAATGCTTCCTAATAAAGTGCTCTTTGTATTGATATAGCAATCCCATAATATCATCTTTATTAGAACTAGAAGAAATAACAATTACATTATTATAAATTGATACATCAATTTTAATTTTTTCATTGTGTTTGTCTTCATAAACAAATACCTTGGTAAAAAATCCAACATTTTCATTATAAGAATAACCATAACAATTTTTGCTATTGTCATAAAGTAATGGATAATGTTTTTCATTTTCATCGACCAAATCAAAGAATGTTTTAGCCAAATCACCATTTTTAAATGCTAATGTAGTTCTTTGAATTCTTAATCTTTTTAACAATTCATCTGACATGTTATTTAACCTATTATTCCTTTTACTTTGTTATTGATGTCGCTAAAAACAATTTCGAAATCTTTATCTGATATCCATGAATATAAGATTCTATTCTTTCTGAATTCTTCTAACTGAAAGTCTTCAACATAATATGTTCCAGTAATATTTGCTTTTTTAAATACTTCTATCATAATCTCAAAAACTTTTGTTAACTTATCATCATCAGTATTTTCAAGAACATCAACGAGATTAGGTGCATACTTTTCAATCAATGACCATGTAATATCATCGTTTTCTTGAATATATTCAAATAACATTTCTAAACCATATCGTGTTTTAAAATCGAAATAATCAAAACCGTCTTCATGATTATTAATATTTTCAGCTGTATACTCTAATACAGTTTCTTCACTTTTAATGATCGTCGATACTGTTTTAATCTCGTTATTTGTTTCTTCGATGCCTGTGATTTCAATTTGTCCTTTAAAATCGGCTAGATATTCACAGCCAGATTCGAAATCACGACCCTCAACAATGGCGCCAAAACCAATATAATCATTGATATTCTCGAAAGTAATAGGCATTTTGGCACTAGCGTCTTGGATATCTTTTTGACTAAAGCTTAATATCCATTTAAAACTATTTTCATATGACCATCTACCAATCGAAGTAAAGCTTAAAGGTTCTGAATGGACATAATCAAAATCTTCATCGATTTCAATATCGCTAGAGCCTAAATCAGTATTACCGTAATATCCAGGATATACTTCACAGAACTCTTCAATAATTTTTTTAAACTTTTCTCGATTTTCAGGAGTATCTTCTAGACCTTTATGATAAAAAGTAATATCGCCATAAAAGCTCGACTCATTTGCCATTAAAATCCTCCTATTAAAAAATAAGCGGCATCCTTAATAGAATACCGCTAATTAATTAATTACGCATTAACTGCGTCTTTAGCAGTTTTAGATGCTTTAAATTTAAATGTTTTAGATGCTGCAATGTGAATTTTTTCACCGGTGGCAGGATTGTGGCCTTCACGAGCCGCGCGTTCACCGCGTTCGAAAGAACCGAAACCAGAGATAGCTACTTTTTCACCTTTAACAACTTCGTTAACGATAGTAGTAAATACTTCAGATACAATAGCTTCCGCTGCAACTTTAGTAGCCACCAATTCTTTTTCGACAAGTACTGCTGCAATTTCTTTTTTAGTCATGTGGATTTTTCCTCCATTAAAAACAAAAATAGTATACATTTAATATACATTAAAAATTGGTCATTGTCAATTTTTTATTATGTTTCTTAACAAAATTCTTTAATCGAACATTTTCTTGATTAAGGTCTTTTGCTAAAGAAATTAAAGTGTCGACCTTAGATTGAATATCTTCGTTATTTTTAATGTATTTATTAACAAGCTCGGAAAGACTAGCAATTTCTTTTTTGAGTCTTTCATTTTCTAATTGATACATATTAAGTTCTGCTTTAATATTATTTTTTTTAGAGCCAGACTTAATAATTTGTTGTAAATTATAAGAAATTGCTTGTCTCGATACTCCATATTGATTAGCAATATATTCTAAAGTATGACCTTCCAAATAGAGCTCAGCTCTTTTTTTTCGAACAGGATCTAAAGAATTTAAATCGACATATTTCATTCGGTCTTTTCTTTCTTTAAGCTCTTTTTTTGAGCAAATATCTTGTTCTGATAATTTTTGTTTACATTTTAAACAAACATTGCCTTTGCTATTAGGCCTAAGCAAAGTGCCACAATCTTTACAATGCCTAGATTCTTTTTTATACTTCACAATAAGATTATCTAAATCAGTATTTTTATTATCTCCATCTTTAAAGCTGATAGAATAGATTGGTCTTCCTTCAGCTAAAAAGGCTTTTGCTTTTAAATGAGACACAGCAAAACGCTTATTATCTGAATTTCTCATTACGATATAACCTCGTCTTTGGTCATATGTTCCTTTATTAACAGTATAACCAAAATGACGAGTAAATTGTACTATCTTATCTTTGTAAACATAAAAGCCATCGACAATAATACAATTCTTATTTTTAAGATCGTCACTAACCTGTAATGGCGTTAATCTAAACATTCTTTAACTCCGTCATAATATTCTTTTGGCGTAATGCCTCGGATATATTTATAAGTAATACTATGTTTAATTGCTTTATTAAGTTCTTTAATTTTTTTATCGTCTAAATTAGTTAAATCGGACCAAGATACTTTTAGATAACGAGTTATTCCACATTCTTTTACCATATAATAGAAAGAAATTTCTTGGCCGACAGTTTTTCTAATTATCGATACATTATTTAACTTTTCCATTAGACTTCTTTTCCATATCTAACATATTGTTATAATCGAATTCATCATAGGCATCCGTTGCTATGCCAAGGATTATTTCTAATTTATTTCGAATATGGAAATAGGCAGGATCATGAATTTTAGCATAATAGTCTTTTTTATGCTCTTCATCTAACCAATCTAACATATTAGCAGCAATATCTCCAATAATTTCTAAATATTTTTCTTTAGTCAACATTATCTTAATCTTCCTCGATATTTAAATTTAATAGGAACAAGATCGTATTTCATAAATGGACGAATGTGTCCTTGTAATCTTAAAGCTTTTTGTCGATTCCGAATTCGGCCAAAACTATAATCGCTAATCTCTAAATAACGAGATGCACTAAAATATGGAGATGGCCACGTCCAAGACTCCCATAAGAATTTTTCTCTTTCATATTTATTATTTAAAGTTTTAAATACGGCAATGAAATCATCGTATAGTTTTTGCTTTTGTAGCACATCACATTCGACTGGTTCACCATCTGGATATGTATAAGCACCGTCTATGTCTTCTAAGCTTCTTGCATTAGTTCCGTATTGAGCACCAATTACGATAACATATTTATCATTAGTATTTTTATCAGTAACAATATATTTACATAATCTTCCATCATAATTTTTAATACCAGGAGTTTCTGTCGTCATGACGACATAAATATCGTCATTTTTATATTCAACAGTATATTCTTTTTTGTCTCGGTATTTTAGCCATATGATACTACAATCTTGATTAAGTAGATTATCTAAACGATTAGGTATCAGCTTTTTGCTTTGATGATCAATCAAGGTTAAAAAACAACAATCATCTTTTAATACAGATAAAATAAAATTTTTCCCGAAGACGGCTCCATGTCCATCGATAAGCCTAGCATCTTTATCTAAAGCTTCTACAGAGTATCCTTTTTCTTTTAAAGAATTAATATATTCTTCAGCTTTATCATATTGATCTCTTGGCAATAATAGTTCATCATTCTTCCAAATGTAACAACCGTAATCTATAAATGCCATTATTTAACCTCCTTTCTAATATCCTAATAATGTCATCGTTATTTTTGTCATTAATGCTATTAAAAACATAATAGTTACAATAATACAAAAACCAAATGATATTACCGATACACAAAAAGAAATATGTCTTAGATATACAAATATTTTTTCTTCAAAATTTCTTGTTAGAGTATAAATAAGAGAAAAGATACTACCAATTAAAACAATAAGTAGAAAGCAAAAAATAAACATATCATTTTGCATTTAAAAATCCTTTCTTTAGTTCTTTATATTTTCTTCGCCAGTTTAAATTATGACTTCGTTCTCTTATAATACAATGAGCTAATTCATGAATAAAAGTATCTTCGATTTCACCAGCATCAAAATTAATATTAATAATAGCTGGACCATTCTCGAAGAATATAGATTCTCCGTATACGGAATCTTTTTTAGTTTCGCCGATCATAATCTCAAGATCACAGCTATTTTTATATTTTTCAGCGAGATATTCGAATTCTTTTATTCGTTTCTTTCTTAATTTATGATCGTAAAAAATTTCCATTAATTTTAACAGCCCCGATCATAACCTTTAGAATATCCATCATTATATCCTTTTTTATATTCTTCAGAATTAGATCCGTCTTTATAGCCATTATCGTAAGATTTTTTAATTCTTCGTTCAGCCCACCAAATCATTGAATCAATACCATTTTCAATTAATAAGCCAGCAGCATGTTTTCTATCCATTATAATTCTCCTTACGTATATCTTGTATTACTATCATTATAGCCATCGCTAAAACCTTTAGATTCTCCGTCTTTATAACCATCTTCATAAGAAGTATGTTTTTGACCTTTTTTATAACCTTTTTTATATGCAGTTTTTATCTTTTTTTCTAAGATATCTAGCATTTTTTCGATACCATCAGAATATAATACTTTAATAAGCTCTTCTTTATCAATTTTAAGCTTATCTTTTTTATCTTTTTTGCTCATTCTAAATATCCTTATTAAAAATAAAAAAGACGACCCACAAGGGGCCGTCTTAATCGTAACCTACTAATTTGTTGATACTATTTTTAAAACTCGCTGGGAATTTATCTAAAATCAATTGACTATACTTATAGGCTTTATATTCCCAGAATATGTCATGCCACTCTCGGTATGGTACTTTAGTAAGTAAACTTAATTTAGTTAACATACAAAATGGCATATCTTTTTTGCCGTTACAAATTCTTTTTAATTCGAACGGGCTTACGTTTAATAGCTTAGAAAAATCTTTTATATTATATCCACACGATTTTATATATTCATTTAGAACAAGACCAGGATTAATAATATCACACATTATCGTTGATAAGCTGTCCACATGATAGTGCCACCATCGATGTGAGCAGGGTTCATATCTTTTGTATGCACAATACCTTCGACACGTTTATATTGAACGCCATAGTTCACATAAGCTTTATTGTCGAGATATGTTGCACCGACTTTGATTTTTAAGTTCTTTTCATGATTGATCTTGTAAACGTCGACAGATTTTTCTTCTTCGATAATTTTAGTTTCATCAGATTTTTCTTGAATTTTATTTTGAGTATCTTGAGAAATATAATCTGAACGTCCGCCACGAGCAACATGTTGAACTTCTCTTACGACAGTTACTGGCTGTTCTCCTTGGATATATTGAGTACGAACAATTTCTTGTACGATAGGAGTACTACGTTGAGATATTAAATCTCGATGTTCGTTCTCAAACTTTAATTTGGCGCCGCCTGTTAGCTTTGCCTGATCTTCTAAGCTATACGTTGTAACATGATATTTATCGTCATAATATTTTTCTTGTAATTGATCGTATTTCTGTTTAAGGCTTACTCCCCATGTAAGGATAGTAACAAAAACGGCTATCGCCGCCAAACACGCAAATACAAGCTTCTTATGTTCTTTAATCCATGTTACAAAAGAAGTAAATGTAAACATAATTCTAATCCTTATTTAAACAAAACATAAACTTTTGTTGGCACTATTTATATTACCAGAAAAATGTGCATAAAGCTTATTTCTTTAAATACATTATAGATAGTGTAAATTTTTTTATAAAATTTGTGTATGTTACTATTGCTTTTATACACAAATTAATGTAATATAACTATATGAAAAACAAATATAGATATACAAATACAACTGTGTCTTTGATACATTATCATTTTATATTTTGTCCAAGATACAGAAGAAAAATTTTTTTAATTCCAAGAGTAGAACAACGCTTTAAAGAATTAATACAATTAAAATGTCAAGAATTAGAAATAGAAATTATTACTATTGAATGTGATAAAGATTATGTTCACATATTCTTAAATTGTTCACCTACTTATAGCCCATCAAATATTGTACGAAACATTAAAAGTTATACAAGTAAAATACTGCGTAAAGAATTTTTAAAATTAAATAAAATGCCTAATTTGTGGACAAAAAATTATTTTGTTTCAACTGCTAATAGTATATGTAACAATACTATTAAAAAATATGTAGAAAATCAAAAAAAACGATATTAAATAAAAATACATTATTAATAAAGGTGGTGAACATAAATGACAAACTTTGTTGTTCAATTTCTTCTTAAAACAGAAAAATATCAAGAAGATATTTTAAATAAACGTTTTGAGATTGGTAGACAAATCTATAATTCTTTAGTAAATATAACTCAAAAAAGATACAAAGAGATGATTAAAACTAAAGAATATAGAAATCTCATATTGCAATTATCAAATGATAAAAAGAAAAATAAAACTATTTGGAAGCAAATTAAAAATATTAGAAAGCAATATGGTATGTCAGAATATTCATTTCATAATGATGTAAAAAAAATGCAAAAACATTTTTCTAGTAATATAGATTCCTTTACCTCTCAAAAAATAGCTACTAATTTATGGGAAGCATATGATAAACTTTTCTATGGAAATGGACAAAAAGTATATTATAAAAAATATAATAATTTTAATTCTTTAGAAGGAAAATCTAATAAGACTGGTATTTGATTTAAAAATAATACTATTTTATGGAATGGATTAAAAATATCAGTTAAAATTAACTACAATAATCAATATGAATGTCAATCATTAGAATCAGATATTTCATATTGTCGTATTATTAGAAAATATGTTCGAAGTAAATATAAATATTATGTTCAAATTATTTTTAAAGAAAATCCACCAGTTAAGATTAATAAAGAAACTGGTGAAATTAAACATCCAATTAGTCAAGGTGATGTCGGTATTGATATTGGCACTTCTACTATTGCCTATTCATCTTCTACTGATGTAAAAATATTAGAACTTGCAGATAGAGTTCAGAATATTGAAGATCGAAAACGTAGACTGTTACGAAGAATGGATAGAAGTCGCAGAGCAATGAATCCTGATAATTATAATGAAGATGGAACTATTAAGAGCCAAGGCAGTAAAAAAGTAATTTGGAATAAATCAAATCATTATATTAAATATCAAAATCAATTAAAAGAATTATATCGCAAACAAAAAGATGTAAGGAAATATCAACATGAATGTTTAGCAAATCATATTATATCTCTTGGAGATACTATCTATGTTGAAACAATGAGTTTTTCTGGGCTCGCTAAAAAAGCTAAAAAAACAGAAAAGAATAGTAATGGTAGTTTTAAAAAGAAAAAACGATTTGGTAAATCTATTGCTAACAGAGCTCCTGCTATGTTGTTGGAAATAATAAATAGAAAATTGTCTTATCATGACAAGTACTTAATCAAAATTGATACTTGGCATGCGAAAGCAAGCCAATTTAATCATTTTGATGGTACTTATCACAAAAAGACCCTATCTCAAAGGTGGAATAATTTTAACGGAATTAAAATTCAAAGAGATTTATATTCTGCTTTTTTAATAATGAATACAGCAAGTGATTTAAAAAGTTTTAATATTGATAAATGTAATGAACGATTTAACAATTTTTACAAACTTCATAATAAAGAAGTAAAACGATTAACTGGACATAAAAATTTAAGTAGTATAGCAATTTAATATCATATTTTTTATAAAAAGGTCTTGATATGGGCCTCATGCTATCGTTAATTTATTCATTAGGATAATTGATAGTAAAAGTCTTATAAAAACAAATTAGTCTCTTATGCTTTCGAGCATATTTGGAAGTTTGTGTATATAAGAACCTGATGTGCTTTAGCCATTGGAATATCAGCAAGGAATTAGAATACATCGTTCAATTCATTTACTTTTTCGACTTTAGGAGTTTCGTTGTTGTAAGATTTAAATACTTTATATTCTGCCGGAATTTCTTTAACGAAGCGGCTTGGTTGCATACGTTTAGGCACGCCACCAATTACGCAATAATTAAAATAGCTAATCATCAACATTTCTTTAGCACGAGTCATAGCTACATACCATAAACGACGTTCTTCTTCGATACCGTGTGGTTCATCGTAAGAGAACATATGCGGGAATAGACTTTCATTGCCTCCAATAATAAATACAGCTTCAAATTCCAAACCTTTAGAAGCATGGATAGTCATCATGCTTACTGCATTTTTCTCTTCGTCAATTTCGACATCTAGACTTGTCGACATAGTAGCCTCAAGAACTTCTGGAATTGTCTCGAAAGCATCGGCAACACGAATTAATTCGCGAACATTAACCATACGTTCCATAGTGTTACCATATACTGGTTGAACATGAGACTCTTGATAATCGAATAATTCTAAATATTTACGAATAATAAGACCCGGCAATATATTTTCTTCAGCATAAGCTTTAAGCTCGTTCCATTTAGATAAAAATGTTTTTACGCCAGTATATGCTTTACCTTTAATATCATTAAGATTAGAGTTGGCTTTATTTAACACATTATTAGATTCCCCTACCATTAATTTATTAAAAGTAGCTTCACCGATACCGGCTTTAGGAATATTGATAATACGTTCTAGCGCTTCTTCATCACATTCATTTAATAATAATCTTAATACGCATAATAAGTCTTTAACTTCTTTACGAGTACAGAATTGTACACCAGAAATAAGATCGTAAGGGATGGCATTACGTAAGAAAGCTTTTTCGACTAAGTCAAATTGTTTCTTAGTACGAGCTAAGATAGCAATATCTTTATATTCGAAACCATTGCGCAATAAAGATTTAATGCCGCGAACAATATAGTTAGCTTCATCTTTATCGGATTTAACTTCTTTAATAAATACAGGAGCACCTTTTTCTTGCTCAGAGAAAGCTTTTTTATCGATAATTTTAGGATTATTATCGACAACGGCATTGCTAGCTTCTACGATAGTAGACGTAGAACGATAATTTTGTTCTAGAACGTATTGTTCAAATCCGTCTTTAATTAAAGATTCACAAATAAAATCAATATCGGCACCACGAAATGCATAAATACTTTGATTATTATCCATTACTGCGCATAAATTATCATTTCCACGAATAATCCAGTTAATATATTCCCAATCTTTACGGCTGGAATCTTGAAACTCGTCTTGCCGTTTATTAAAATATACTTATAAACACTAGACTCTTTTTTGCAGAGTCTTGCAAATATTATATTAATATGGTAAAATGTATTTAAGATATTAATATATGTTTCATAAAGAAAGGAAATATAAATATGGATCTCTCAGTTTACGACAATATTTTAAATGATATTAATAATGTAATAGCTGCAATATTAAATATTGAGCATGGTAAAATACATTATTATAAAAATAAAGACCATAGAATTTGTGATTTAAAATTCTTTAAACAAGATTCTGTTAAAAAAATATATCATTGGTTATATGATAATGCAACAATATATTTGGAACGTAAAAAAGATAAGTTTAAGCTTATCTAGGCAGGACTATATCTTCATCCTTATTTAAAAGGATGTCCCTCACTGGTGATGTGTTATTGTTTCCTCAACATCTAGTCTCTGAACCTTCTATGACCCTAGGTTAAATAATAACTTACATTCATAGCTTGGCTGCTGATTATCAATTATATAAACCACTTAGCATGCTGTCTAGGATTCCAAACTAGGCAGCATTTTTTATTTCAGCGTATGGTATCTTAATATTTTTTTCTGGTTTTCACCGGCATTCACGCTTATCCGTTAAGATTACGTTGTAGCATATTAAGCATTATGAGTTTCCAGCAATTCAAGGGATATTTTTACCACACCCTTACGGATATAGTGGCCAACAAGTTTAGCCGTGATATAAACATATTTATTCCAAACATACTCCTGTACTTCGCTATACTTGCTAATTAATTCTAAACCATAATTTGCTAAATCGCCGAAATCCATCATATTATCGTTACGAAGTTTTTGTTGATATTTTTCGTAAACTAAGAATACAGTGAAATGATCGTTTTGAATTGTTTTATTGTTACGAGCAACGTCGACTGTAATACCATGAGTTTTCCAATCAGGAATTTGAGTTTTTGCGATATCGTATAGCTTAGAATTTTTACCGCAAAAATCTTTAATAATTTTTTCTGTATCTTCGCTATCTGCGATAGTAAAGTTTTTATCGTAACCAACGAGATGAGCAAAACGACGAAGCAACATAGAACTGAAAGCATGATACGTACAAATTGTAACCGCTTTTGCTTGCGGGCCAATTTTAGCGATCATACGTTCTTTCATTTCCATAGCTGCTTTGCGAGTAAAAGTAAACATAAGAATAGAACCAGGATTAATACCTTGTTCGATCATATATGCTGTGCGAGTAACGATAGTGCTCGTCTTACCCGATCCGGCCCCAGCATTAACAATGAACTTACCTTCAAATTTTTTTGCGACAGGTAATTGTTGTTCATTTAAATTTTTTAATAATTCTGACATAATATAATCCTCTCTGAATATTTTAATTACTTAGGTATATATCTTATTTATAATTATAGGCTATATGCCTAAATAATTAAAGCCGATAGAAATTAATCTATCGGCTCTATATATTATTAAATATTATTAATGAATTCAGGTACGCCATCGTAAAATTCTTTTTTCTTAGAATCTTCTTCGGTTTTACCGTTCAACATAATTTTTTGAATTTCTTCTTGACAAGCTTGACCTACGAAACCTTGAGTTTCATATTCAACAGTACCGTCAGCCTTAATAGTAACTTCGATTTTTTTCATTTGAAAACCTCCTAAAGATAAGAATAGCGGGGAACGAGTCCCCGCATATCATTATTTAAATTATTATGCTAAGCATTCCAATTTAATTTCTTGGTTACTTTGAGCAATGATATTAACCATATAACCAGCAGAACGAGCTGCTTTAACTACTTTATAAGAGTTATAGATCATACCAAGTTTTTCACTAAATTGTTTAATATTAGTGCCGGAACCATAGAAATCACCACGAACTTCGACAGAGAAGTCTTCGTTGAATACAAGACCTACATGTGCTTTATGATTACGATCATGGAAAGATACAGTAGCATTAACTTCGCGTTGGTCACGAGGAATAACGATCATACCGGAAGCATCAAGAGTTTTACCGTCAAAATCGATATCGAAGTCTTTGTTAAATTCTTTGTCCATCATTGCATCCATGAAGTCTTTGCGGGAAACATCTTTAAGAGTTTCTACTTTTTGTTTTAAATATTGAGACATAATTATGTCCTCCTTATAAAAAATATAGATCTATATGCAAACGGCGACATACCGTAATTGCTTAACTATTTTTCCTAACGAATTCAAATTCTTTCGGAAAATATTTTTTAATGAATTCTTTTTTAACAGTATTTCTAATGTTTTCGCTGTCAACACTATTATAATGCGGATTGCCAGGAGTGTCAAGAAATATGTTATTTACACTAGATAATAGATCGACTAAAGTACTATATACAGGAACTGTTTGTTCGGTTAAGACTTTAAAATCTGAAATATTTTGAAGACAGATGTTAACGTCTCGAATTAAAATATCGAGCTCTTTTTTCATTTGTTCTTCCGCTTTTTTATCTAACTTTTCAAACAGTAATTCTGCTTTTTTACGATTACTTAATTGTCGATTACTATTAGGGTCAAAAGTAACGATTGCCAAGTTAAAAATCCTTTCTATTCAGTTAAATAATTAGATTTGCTAGGCTTTTTTACTGGCTCGAGTAAGCTCGCTTTCTTTTCGCTTGCATATACTGCAAATTTACGAGCATGTTCTTCCAAAGCTGCAATAGAATCAGAAGAACTTTTAACGACAGGAACAATTGTCATTACTGCTTCTTCGATAAGACCTTGAGTAACTTCTTTACGGTCGTTAACGAATAATACACGTTGAAGATTAATGACAGTTTGTTCAATTTCGGCACCAGTAAAACGATCGATAGCATTAACGAGATATTCTAAATCTGCTTTAGATTTGAATTTCAGGCCATACTTCTTAATATAAATAGATAAGATTTCTTGAGCTTCTTCGTTATTAGGAACACTAAAGTACCATTGAGTATCGATACGACCAGCACGCATTAATTCTGGCGGTAACTTAGTGATATCGTTACTAGTAAATACTGTAAAACTATTTTCATTTTCGTGTAAGAACGTCAACATACGACTCATTACACGAGCAAGAGTACCGGCGTCACTTTGGTGACTAGATGCATACAAATGTTATTATCCTGTATATTTTTACATACAGCTCTGGAGGTTTCCCTCATTTTCATCGATTAGTCAATTCTAATCCAGTTTAGCGTAACTTTTCACCTTATTAAAAGATTCATAGGGTTGGGGCCTCTTGGTAGGATTATATCTTTTCACCTACTACGCGTTGCGGCTGGCTTAACTCTATTAAGCCTTCACCTCTGATTAGCATATTGTATATTAATACAATTTAGCCTTCCAGATTTTTTCCCCAAAGCTAGTTATTATCTTCTGAACCTGTCGATAATAACGCGGCTATGCTACAAATTTAACCGCCAAAGACTTTTTCAGCCTCGTCGACCAAAATGACACATTGCTTAAGTTCTCTTACTTGATTTAGTGCTCGTTCCATATTGCCTTCAGAAGCACCAACAAGACCTTGCATAATTTTACTTAAATTAATATTTACTAACGGTACTTTTAACGTAGCCGCAATAATACTTGCTGCTACAGTTTTAGAACAACCAGGAACACCAAAAGCAATAAAGCCTTTAGGTTTCTTAATGCCGAGTTGTTTAGCTTCATCTGTATAGAATTTAGGTAAAGTGGAAACATATTTTTTGAAAGCATGATAGCCACCCATATCGTTCAAAGACATTGTAGGGTGAGAAATTTCTAACATGCTACCATCAAAGTTTTCAGTTTTAAACTTATGAATATCGGCTACGCTTATATTACCAGATTTTGAACAGTATTCTAAACATTGAAGCATTTGAATATATGTTAAACCTAGTAGTGCTTCGACGCATTGCAATTTTTCGTCGCCAGTGCGATATTTATTTAAATAAAGCTCGATTTCTTTAGCTGTCAAAGCATCTAAAGAAATTTTATAAGCGTATTCAGCAAGCTCTTCTGGAGGAGCAAATGTTGCGACTACAAACACTGGTGCACCAGTACCTTTAAAGGCCATTACGTCTAAAAGAATTTTAGAGTACATTGGATTCTTTAATGGCATAGGTTCTACAAATAAGTGAGGACTTTTCTTCTTTTCTTCGTTACCGATTTCAAGAAGAACGTTTTCATATTTATTAAGATCAGGATTCACTTCATTCTTAATATCTTTAAGATAATTGAAGGAACACTGTTTATTATTCGAATCTAAATTTTTAAGTTCTACAGAACCGTATAGATAACGTTGAGCGCTAATATATACTTTTTTAATTTCTGAATTAGTGAATGCGGCTCCTAAAGAAAAATCTTCAAGATTTTGACCAGCATCATTTAAAGAATTTAAAACGTAAGAAACGCCACGTTCTAGTTCTAATGTTTGGATCCAAATGAGTGGACTATAACCACTTTTCATACCAGATTTAGATAACTTATTGAATTGCATACTTTTCCTTGTCTCCTTTTAGTCTGCTAAACTTCTTTGTTCATCTTCAGGCAATGCTGAATTAATTTTTTCGATAAAATCCATTACAGCAGAAGCCGTTAATGAAACTTTTAATTTAGTTTCTCTTGTAATGGAGTCTTTAGGCCAAGCTTCCATTTCTTTATACATTGTCGTAAATTCTTGGTCGCATTTGTTCCAAACTTGGTCCATTAAATTACGAGCCAGTAAAGAATCGACCATTACTTTAAATTCGTCCATTTTTTCTAAGGACGTTTTCTTAACGATTGCTTGTTTAAGCAAAGATTCGATTTCTTCGTCCCAATCAAAATGGTGCTCGAAATCAATATTTTCTTCATTGACAACACCAGTAACTTTAAAAACAGCATCGTCTTTATTAATAGTCAACACCGAAGAAAGTTTAAATGCCTTTTCTTCCTGTTCGTAATTAAATTTATTATTAAAATAAGTATCCTTAATGATTACTTCCATGGAATCCAACGCCCCCGTCTTTTTTAATATACATATCTTCATATTGATTAATATTATTATAAGCTACAATAGTCTTATTATCTAAACTATATTTACTGAGATCGACAACCTTCTGATTGTTACTACCGATAAAACTACGCATTACGTTAGTATGCGTGTCGTCGTAAATACGTTGATGTTCATCGTATTGCCCATCGACAAGTACATCGATTGTGTTAAATAATTGCTCATATTTCTCTTTATCGTCACGTAACATATCTTCATATGTATGCCAACTAATTACGAGAATATGATAGTTATATTTTTTAAGTAATTTACATAGCTCGATTAAACCGTCCAATTGATCGGTCGGTTCTCCTCCGACTATCGTAACACTTTTAACGCTACACATTTCTTCTAATCGATCTACGATAGATTGAATCGACACATAAGAGCCTTGTTCTCGTTGCCATAATTCATAATTAAAACAGCCTCGGCATGGGTCTCCTTCCTCAGCTTTTTTACATCCAGCGAAATATAATTCGCTTCTAAGGTTACCTTGTAAACTTGGACCGGCAGTCTTAATGTTTATTCGGTAGTCGTATAGATTAATATTCATACTATTCTCCAAAAATAAAAAAGCCAGACCCTTATCGGATCTGACTTTTATAAACATCGTGCTTACAATTTAAGCAACGGAAAATATCTTTATCTTTAAGCTGTAAATATTCTTTTTGTCGAGCATTATATCGAAACTCAAATGTTTCGATTTTCTCAAAAGTTCGTCCTCCACATCGAGGACATTTGAAATACAGCTTATCTTCAGGATCAGTTATTAGCATATTATTCACCTAAATAATCTAAGAATAGACCTGCATATTTTGTCGTTAATACGTCGTTTGGTTCAATACCTTTAACTTGCGTAAATTCAGTTAATTTTTCGTTAAATGTTTTACCCAATTTATTTTTAAGAGTAACAATTTTCTTCATATTAACGAAATTCTTGATCATTTCGACATCTTCTGGTTTAAGAACGTCGATATCGAGATTTGCGGCGCACCCTTTAAGAGCGCTACTTACTGCCGATTTATATCCACTTGCATAGTCGAAACGACCTTTTTTATCTGATTTACGTGGACAGTTAGAACCAATATCTTCTTTTACGATAACGATTGGTTCACCATTTTTATCGTAAGTATTAATAGTCAAACGACCTTGAACGTAAAAATATTGATCGTGAATATTTTCCTTGCCTTGAACTTTTTCTTTATCGTAAGCTTCATAAACTTCAGTCCAGCTTTTAATAATCTCGAAAGACCATTGACCATCAAATAATTGATTAAGTAATACGGTAACATCACCGATACTTAAATATTTGGCACCTTGGTTTAAATATTGGTTAGATTTAAAAAAGTCTGAGCTAACATTTTCACTTCTGAAAATATCTTTAAGAGTAATCATGATAAAATCCTTTCTGTTTAAATACTAATTTTATATAGATATTATAACAGAAAGGATAGATTTTGTCTACTTATTTAATACTTTAAGTGCAGAACTTACGGTAATTAACAATTCTTTTTTGAATTGAATTTGTTTAAGAATACCGTCAAGGAAATTATAACGACCACGAGTTTCAGCAATCAACTGGAATAAATCGACAGTATTTTTACCGATTTTATATTTTTGAGCAGCAGTAACGCCAGATGCTTTACGTTCTGTTTCGTTAGAACCTTTAGCATTAGTTGCTTTAATAACGGTAAGAACGCCGTCTTCTTTATTCGTTAAATTATCTAACGCTGTTTTTGTTTCCATGAATTTATCATGGATATAGCTATGTAAGCTATCTAGTTCAGATGATACTAACAACACAACATTCGGAGGAATATTAGATTTAATTTTAATACCGTCGATACGAGTTAAGATTTCAGTTTTAAGATCTTCCCAATCCGGATCAGCAATCGGATTAGCAAAGAAATCGATGACGTTATTAAAAGAATCCCCTTTAGATTTTGATTTATCTGTTTTTTCACAAGATACAGTTTCCTTTTCGACTTCATCGACAACAAGTTCTTCTTTAGCGTCAGAAATAGTTTCGTCGGTTGCTGGCGCAACCTTCTCTTCAACCTTTTCTTCTGTTGCAGGAGCAACTTCTTCAGGATTTTCTTCTGCCAAAAGATCAAGAGAATCTTCTTTTGTATTCGCCGCATCATCAGCGAGAAGATCGATAGGTTCTTCTTTTGATGCTAGAACTTGGTCGTCGTTTTCATTAACGACAATGTCTTCCATATCGTCGAAAATGTTAAAACCTTTTTCACTCATTACTTTTCTTCCCCTTTGATTAACTCAGGATGATGCTCCTTGATATCATCAATTAAAGCATCTATATCTTTTAATAATTCAGCTTGGACAGCATTCTTATTTTCTCCGTCGAAAGTAGCTAAATAATTTAAGCTATATAACGGAAAGAAATCGTTGCCAAGTAAATTAAATTTTTTACCATGCTCTTCTAAAATAGAAGGGCCATCTTTAAACATCTTTAATGAAATATTGCCGAAAAGAACGATCATTTTCGGTTTCATATTATCTATTAAAGCGTTTAGATATTGTTTAGCGACAGCTTGTTCAGAAGTGTTAGGAGGACGAACTTTAATATCTTCGCCGACTTTTACTTCTGGACAGTACGGGATACAATCAATCCAAATACTAGATTCTAATTTTAAATTCTTAGATTGAAGATATTTTAGAATGTTATAGTATTTGGAATCCTTTCCGAGAACTACAGATTCGCTTGCCATCGGATCTTTAACAAAAAGGATATCGCAAGCGAATTCTTTATTTAAATTAATAGGTGTTGTTCTACGTTTAATAGTTTCAGGAATAGGATATTGATTGTAAGCTTCTAAGAATTCACTATATAATTCTTTCGCGCTATCGTTTCTATATTGTTTCAACAGGCTCATTCAACTTTTCCTTTAAAAGAGCAATCTCGGCTCTCAGTAAATTATTTTCAGCTATTGCCTTATCTTTTTCTAATGTAGCAAGCTTAATCAGATGATCGGCCCCTTGAGCCTTTCGTCTATCTTCGATCATAGTCTTAACCATCGACATAATAATCTCTTGATCGACTACGACAAACACATCGTCATCTGTTTCATGGAAACAAAACTTTAGATAATAAAACTCTTTGTCTTGAGATTCTCTTTTTAATTTATCTAACCATTCTTTATGAATCGTAAATGTTTTCTTTCCCCGCGCTTTATCGGCTACTTTAGTTTTTAATTCTTCACTAACGCTAATAATACCTTTAATCTCTTGGTCGCCTTTAATCTTACCGGCTCCACTATTAGGGGTCATACGATTAACGACGTCGTGAATTAATGCTTCATTAGCATTGTGATTTTTCATTTCAAAAACAGAGCCCATCCTTTTATCAGGACGGGCTTTGAATTTTACTTGTTTTCTTTTATTTTTTGCGAGTTCATTATCGTGCTTAATACACTCGGTACATTTATTACCGGTAATACTGAGACACGAATACCATTCGTCGCCAAACAAACAAGACATAATTAACTTTCTTCTAGTTCTTCTAGCTTAGCTTCAGAGTCGCGAATTTCTTCGACTTCTTTTTCGCTAAGATCTTCGAATGTACCAGAAACCATATTAAGCAACTTTTTAAATTTATCTGGATTAGCAAGCATATCTTCACGGAACGCCATTTTACCATTCCATTTATCTAACACTTCTCCAGTTTCAGAATCAATTTGCTGCATCCAAGCACCGGCTTTGTGGATGATACCAATATCGACTAATTCATCGAGCGTACTTAGAATTTGTTCAATACCTTGACCAAAAATAGCAAAGTAGCTAAATTTACGATACGGGAATTCGCCTGGAATAGCGTGATTTTTAGTAACCTTGCAGTTAATCTTAATACCGTCTTCTTTACCGATAGGATCGGTATCGAGAACACTGCCTTTACGCATTTCGACAATCATGATACTGCCGGTTCTAATTGCTAGACCGCCAGCAAGTACAAGATTGTCGCCATACATACTAAAACCGCCGATATTCGTAGTCAAGTGTTGGATGAGAATCATAGCCGTATGATATTTACTGATTAGCGAAACAAACTTCGCTATAATTCGGCTATTCATACGTGCTTGGCTTTTTTGCCATGGACTATATCATTATCCTATTATATATAGGATACCTAGTTTTTGGATTTAATGGAATTTCACCAGCCCTAAATTTGGGCCCTACTCCTTTTGCCATATTTATATCTTAGCGTCTGGCCAATGGGATAGTCTCTGAACCTTATTTCTTTAAGAATATTGGCTGCTGATTATCTATTATTATGTCACTTAGCACTATTTCTAGCTTTTATTTCAGCATATGACAAACTAATTATTTTTTCTGTCTTTCGACAACTTTCACATTTATTATTTCTAATTATGTTGTAGTTAATTAGTTATTAAGAACTTCCAGCAATTTACTAGGTTTTCACACTGTATTACTACAATATGCCTTCCAGCACGTATTTGGAGGCGACGCTTACGTCTTTAAGACTCTTATTTGCTTCAGATTCTGGAACTAAAGCTTTTAGAGTATTGATACAGAACAAGTCTATAGCACCTGTCTGAATTAATGCTTCAGCTTGGTCGATACAATCTTCAGCTGTATGGTCTCGATCGTACTGAATGAAATAAAATCGTTCAGGGTCGATACCAAACTGATTGACCATATAATCTAAGCTTAAAGATGCTTCACTTTCAATCCATAAGGCAAAATGCCCTTCTGGATTTTCTCGATGCATTTTACCAATGGTTTCGAGAACTAAACTGGTTTTTCCTGAATCGGCCACCCCCGCAATAGTTGTGATCTTGCCGATCGGGAAACCGCCACCAGTCGCTGCATTAAAGTTAACAGATGGTGTCGGAATAAACCGAATATTAAGTTGCTCCTGAACTTTGGGATCACTTAATCGACCGACAACCATGTTGTTCTTTTTCTTTGCCAAGTTAGCCATTACAAGATCTAATCGCTTACGTCTTTCAACGTCAGTTAAGACTTGAGAATTGCTAACTTCGACAATTGGTTCAGCTTTCTTTCTTGCCACTTGTACTTCCTTTCTTGTCCTTAAAAGACTTAATGATATTATCTAAAAGATTAATAGCCTGAATGTAATCTTTGTTAGTTTCGCCAGTAGCTTCTTCATAAAGATTATTTCGTTCTACTAAGTATCTTAATGATACACCAAGTACAGGTACAATTGCAAGGTCTTTTTCTGTTCCCTCGGCATTAAGAAGTTCTTCGATTACTTCAGAAAAAGCTTGAATAATTTGTTTATTCTTTTCTGTTGTGTCGCCTTCTAGTACTTCAGAAAACATACCGACATAAGATGCTAAACTCTGTTTAATTGCGTCGATTTTCAATATTTCACGCCTTTCACGAGTTCGTATTCTTCATACTCAAGACCGTTAAATAATGGATGTATTTTATACATGCCGTTATACTTCTTCTTGTATGATTCGAAATCTTTATATTTAAGTAAGGTAATTTTGTAGTCGACGCCTAAAATATTATTATTCAAATTCGACATTACTAATGCAAATTTAAGTTTAGTTTTACCTAATGGTTTAGGAACTTTTCCTAGCTTACGCATAGGGCCGTCATCGATAAGTTTAACGTTATTAAATTCATCGATTAATAATAAACTATTAACCGACATATCTTCATTAAACTTATTAACGACTTTATATATTTCTTCTTTAGGTTCGAGCTTAACAAAATTAGCCTTACCCGATGATTTTTCTGTTATCCGAAGATGTTCGTTTTTAAATCCGATATCGACAATTAGCATACGATTTTGCGTCGTTAAACAGTAAAAGTAATTAGTATAGATAGGGCAAATGCTACGAATAGAATCGCCCTCTTCAAGCTTGATTACTTTCTTCGTTCTTGTGATATCGAACATAACACCAGGAACACATTTATAATAACCGTGTTTTGTTACGATAAGATAGTTAACTTCTTTATCGTAATTTAAATAATTATTATCTTTAGTATAGAAATAATATACACGATCTTCTATTTTTAAATATGTTTCTGGATTTTGTGCTACACGAAATACTTCGGCACCAGAAAAACGAATAATAGGTTTATTTAGATTTATCATCTGGTTCACCTATTAACGTTAAACGTTTATCGTTCTTAAAATATTTCTTAAGAACATTTTGGAGTTCACGTTTAACTTCCTCGAGAATCGAGGTACTATTTTTTAAAATACCTTTAATTTCTTTGTTGCGAGTCTCGAGTTCTTCTATCTTAGTATCGTAATCTCGTTGACTTAACTTAGTAAAGTCATTGATTTTCATACCTAAGATATAATCGGCTGCTTCTTCGCTTATGCTAAGAAGTTTCATTAATTCATTTTTAGGTTCATCGCTAGTTTTAATTAGTTCTAAAATTTTAGCACTATTAGCGATCGCCAATTTAATATTATTATATCTAAATAATAGTTTATTATTTTTATTTAACTCTAATGTTAATTTGTTCTTAACAATATTATGATAATGAATTAACAGCTTCTTAACAATAGAAACTAATGGCATATGTTCGATAACTTTATCGTTATGAATAATAGTAAAAATACTATTAAAACTATCTTCTAATTTCGTCTTCTTAAAGACCTGTTTAATTAAGTCATCGACAGATTGACCGCGTGCCGGTTTAATCGAAATATTAAGAACACCTTTTGCCGAGAAATTTTTAAATTCTCCGCACAATTTATTTTCTCTTAATTTCTTTAAACCAGACATAATAACACTAACATTAGTCGTATACGGGATAGAAGTAAATACTAATTCTTTTTTATTCTTAATAGTATATTGACCACGAATAACGAATTTACCTTTACCGTTATCATATACAGACTCTATATCGTCAGGATTCATGATAATTCCTTCAGTCGGAAAATCAGGTCCTTTGATATATTTCATTAAGAATTTAGTATTAATATCTTTGCCTTTATTAACTTGATCGATCGTCTTGATTAAAGCCGTAATAACTTCGGTCGCATTATGAGACGGGATCATAGAACTTACACCGGCTGCAATACCATTAGTATAGTTACATAAAATATTTGGGAAAAATCCTCCTAAATATTTTGGTTCTAACCCTTCATTGTCATAAGTTGGCATCCATGGAACCGTAGCTTCGTTAGTGTCTCCTAGGAGTAGATCTCCAGTCTTGCTAAGTCTACTCTCGACGTACCTCATGGCTGCAGGTGGATCATTTTCTATACTGCCAAAATTGCCACTACCATCTCCTAATGGATATCTGGCAGAAAATGTAGCCGTCATATTAACGAGAGCGCCATATGGGCCATCTAAACTATGTGGATGATATTGGCCGACAGTATCGCCGATAACTTTGGCAGCCTTCTTAAAAGGTTTATTATTATTTAAACCTAAGTTATTCATCGACAATAATACACGTCGTTGAACTGGTTTTAAGCCGTCGTTTAATAATGGAATTGCTCGTTCATATACAATGTGATTAGCATATTTACTAAAATTTTTAACGAGCAGGTCGCTTAATTCAATTTCAATTTCCATTGCTAATTACCTTGATATCTTTAACGAGAACTTCATATGTCTCACGTTCACACTGATTAACTTTATCCCAATATTTTCGATTAACGAACATACCTGTAATTTCGACATTCGTCTTTAACGGAATATCGCGTAAGATATTTGCATTAAGATTGTGTCCGACACACGGAATAAAATCTTTTTCGGTGCCGTTATTACGTTCAACCATTAGAATATCGTTACAGATATTGTGACCACTCTTGTTCGTAACTTTATTAATTTTAACGATTTTGCCTTTAAGCTTAGTTTCGTTAAATTGAGATACGTGTTGATTAGCTTGGGTTAAATAACCATAAACGATTAATTTAACGCCGGTATCTGTTTTAATATTCTTGGTACGAATTTCACCGAATGCGTTAATGTGAGAACCATCTTTAAGATTGTATACTAAACGAACATTGTCTTTAAAGTATACTGGAATCTTAATATTTCTTTTTTTAACTTTCATTGTAACGAAAGCTTTATATATATCTTGACCGTGAACATCTTGATGAGACACAGTAATCTCATCAATTGTTCCGGCTATATTTAGAAAATTATTCACTTTTTAATGTACTTTCTAAATTCTAATTTAAATCCTGACTTCTCGTCAGTATCTTCTTTAGCACTTACTAGAGAAAAATCTCTAGTAATTCTACTATACGGGAACAACGTATCGCCGACTTTAAAATCTTCGACGACAGTTAAATAAACAGCATCGCAATATTTTAAAAATTCACGATAGATTGTTCCGCCGCCAATAATATAGTAATCGTATCCTTCGAGCATAGCCGCTCTACATTCTTCAACAGAAGAAAATACTCGTACACCAGGATGAGAAAAACCACTTGAACTAATAACCCAGTGCTCTCGATTAGGGAGAAGCCTAGGCAAACTTTCAAAAGTTTTCCGGCCCATTACGATAACTTTATTTAAAGTCTTCTTCTTAAAGAATGTAAGATCTTTAGGAATATGATATAGTAGTTCGTTATTCTTACCGATGTAATGGAATAAATTCATACATCCAATCATATAGATCATACAGCTACCTCGAAAGGAATTTTACCACTATGTTCGTAGTCTTCAAGAATTAAATCGTCGATTCTAAAATCATAGAAGCTTTTTACACGAGATTTAATTTCGACTTTCGGGGCATAATGACTTCTATTACCTACTTGAATGAATGCGCCACGCAAATGATTTTCGTACACATGGGCATCATTAATCATGATCGTAAATAAACCTGGTTTTAAACCACAGGTTTGCGCCATGAGTAACAATAAGAACGCATATTGAGCCATATTATATGGTAAGCCTACTAACGTATCGGAGCTTCGAATATTTAATAACAAATTAAGCTTGCCATTAGTGACATTCCATTCGGTTAAAAACGCACATGGCTGCAATGCCATATTATTTAAATCTTCTACGTTCCATAGGCTAACTACCATACGACGACTATCTTTATTAAAGTGAAGATCGTAAATTAACTTATCGACTTGGTTCATATAGATCTCGCCATTTTTGCCCAAACGATAATTTTTAATTTTACCTTCTTTTTTAAGTGCTGCTACGTTTTCAACTAGTACATCGAAATACTTATATTCTTTTCCTAGTTGATAGCCATAAGCTAAACCGATAGTACCGTCTTTGCGTTCCCATTCATTCCAAATGGTAACGCTATATTTACTACGTAATAGTTTAACACTATTACTCTGATCTTGCCAGATCCACAGCATTTCTTTAATCGCTGTTTTAAGTCCGACAAATTTCGTCGTCAACAAAGGGAATTCATCTTCAAGATCGAATTGAAGCATCTTGTGCGGTAAGCTATATGCATTAATACCGGTACGATTTTCTTTTAATTCGCCTTTTTCGATGATTTCACTAATCAACGGAATGTATTGCTCGTCAGCCGCATTCCGATATTCTTTGTTAACGTCTTTAATAGTTTTAATTAGTTGTTTAATGAAGCCCACTATTCAACTCCAAAATTATTTAACACAAGATTCTTTCTAGCTTCAGAATCTTTACCCATTATATCTGATACCATCTTAGCACACTTCTCAGCGTCTTCGATCGTAATCTTATACAAATGTCTTTTTTTAGGATCTAAAGTTGATTCCCACAATTGATCAGGATTCATTTCTCCTAATCCTTTTATGTATTGCACATGCCATTGGTCTTTTTCTTTATACTTGGCTAGCTCTTCTTTGGTATAGATATATTTATGGTTATTACCTTTAACAAGTCTAAACAAAGGAGGAGCAGCTGTGTAAATATAACCATTTTCGATTAATTCTCGATAATGGTTATAGAAGAAAGTCGCCCAAAGGCAAATGATATGAGCCCCATCATCCGATCGTACCCTCGGTTTCCCGATACTTCATAAGGGGACTAGACTATATTTTTATCCGGTCTGGATAGCACCTCTATAGTCGTTACACATTTACGACATTATTTTAATATCGATTTAGCACGGTATTGCCATTGCTAGCCATTTCTGGCTCATCAGGTTCTCTTGATTATAGGAGCGCCTTCGTGCATTTTGCCTTATTCAACTCCAACCGTAAGCATACTATTAATTAATATACACCGCTTTAATCGCGTTAGGGTGCTCGTAATCTCTTACATTCCTGTAAGGACGACTAATTTTTATTAATCAGCATCTGACATTACGACAATCTTATTATATTTTAAATCTTCGATATTGAATGATTTATCGATACCGCAACCTAATGCGTTAACAAGATCTAATAATTTGTCAGACGTAACAGTACCACCATTCTTTTCGGTATTCATTACTTTACCGAAAATAGGAAGTACAGCTTGATATTCGGGGTCACGTGCTTGCTTTGAGGATCCTCCGGCAGAGTCCTGAGTTGGACTTATTTGGGCTATATCTTATTATTTATTAAAAATAATCCTGCCGTTTCGGAATAAATATTAATTCCTACTCTACTTGGTTCATATATATAATATATGCTTTTCGATAGTCTCTGAACATGTTACAGATATCCGTTTTCTTTTTCCATTTGTTTTCTAAGTTGAATAGCCATTTCTATTGCCTCATCTCTGCCATACTTCTTTTTACTAAAAGATTTAGACATTTTTTTCTTATTAAGATCATACCAATAACATCTTATGCTGTTCTCGGTTTCCATGATTCCTCGGCAATTAAAGATATTAGTTTTTCTAACATTAGTATTTCTATTGTTAATAGAGATACTAACAACTCTTAAATTTTTAGTTCTGTTGTCTAATCCATTTTTATTTATATGGTCGACAACTAATCCATCATGCTTTTTTAAAGACATTATTATTCTATGAAGTTTACCTTCCTTGTTTGACGCATAATATGTTTTAGCATGATTATCTTTATATACGGATATTTTTGATTTATTTAAAATTGAAACAGAATCTCTATCGACAATCATTTTCTTTACTCCATATGCTCTTGTATAGATAAAGAAAACACATATGTCTTTATAGCATCTATAATAATCATAATATTTTATTCCGTCTTTTAATGTCTTTTTTGCTAATTTAAGTGCAAAAGGTCCATACCTATTTATGGAATAAGTAAAAGTTTTATTATTATAATATACAGTATAATGATCTTTATGTTTACTAAGTACAATTCTATTCATTTTAAATAAACCTTTCTGTAATTTCGCTGCGGATAATTTATAGTTTTGGCGATGTTACTATACCTAAGCCATTACGCTTTGCCATTATTATATCACTATAATAATTTAGTTGCCAACACTAATTTAAACTTCCCCGCAATTAGACAGGTTTAATGAGAGCAACTCTGCCTTTTACCCTCGACAATAAACAGTTCGCATTTTTCAGGATCGTCGCTATGACAATCGCTTAATTTTTCTACGACTGTAGATTTTAATGCTTTCTTCTGTTTTCTTGCATTTTCTCTTGCTTTTTTAGCATCGAGTCTAGCTTTAATACTAAGATTAATTTTACTCGCTAATTGCTTAGCAAAAGTTTTTTTCTTTTTAAGCTCATCGCCGAAAGATTCGGCAATTAATTCTTTAACTTGATCTCGAATCTCGGGCATCTGTAAATATAATTTATTCTGACCTTCGAATTTTGGTTCGATCGTCTTAATATTTACGATAGCTACGAGACCTTCGATCGCATCGTCTTGTGTTAAATCTTTAATATTTAACTCTTTTAATGCTTGTACAACACCGGCCTTAAACCCATTTAAATGATCGCCGCCGTTTAAGGTATTGATATTATTTACAAACGTTAAAATAGTATTAGAATACAATCCATCGCAATAATTTAATACGACATGAACCGATGTATTATCTTTTTCTCCTTTAAATTCTAATGGCTTACCAATAGTTTCTTTAGGAGTAACGTCTTTTAGATAATCTAAAAGAGTCGAAGATTTTAAATTAATCCATCCGTCGCCTAAATTATATTTGATAGTCAGACCTTCGTTAAGATAACTTAACTGTTTAAGCTTCTTCTCGAGATCTTTAATGTTAATAGGATCTGGATATATTTCTGGATCTAATCGATATTCAATACGGGTACCCGTCTTTTTGGACTTACGTCCTTTCTTTAATTCTTGACTTAAGATACCTTTTTTAAAGCCGATAGACCACTCATATCCATCACGCCATACTGTGGCGTTAAAATATTCGGAGACTGCATTAACGCAGGAACTTCCCACCGTTTTCTTCAACAAGATTCGCTAATTCTTGCCAGTTCTCTTATGAACTTCTTTATGTTTCCATAAAGACGAGACTATATCTTCTTACACTTCCGCTTCGAGCACCGATCGCTTGTGTCCTACTCCCTTACGGGATAGTCGTTGAACTTTATATATAATATATCTTAGCTGCTGATTACCCGCCCATACGGGCTTTCCAGCAATTCAAAAGTTTTTACAACGGCATCTGTTTACCGTTTAAGCCACCAGTAGCAGAGACCTGTCCATTGAGTGAAACGAATTTTCCTCCAGCATGCAAAGAGCCTACCGCCAATTGTATTTGAGGAACGCCATATTTTTCATTAAGTGCGACTGGGATACCACGACCTTCGTCAGTGATAATCATTACTTGCGTATCAGGATTGTATTCTACAGTTATACATTTACCGAAACCAGTGACGAACTCATCGACTGCATTGTCGATAATCTCGTGAGCACAATGATTTGGGCCATTCAAGTACATTTCTTTTCGCATTCGAACATTGTCCGGATATTCGAGCACTAAAATTTCTTGTTCAGCCATTAGTATACGTGATCCTCATCTGCAATTAAATCATAGTATCGATACAATACTGCACGAACTGTTTCATTGATAGACTCTGGTAAGCTAACATCTTTATTTAAAGTTACCTCTGCTTTAAATTTTCTAGGTTTAACGATTAAACCATTAGAAGTAGTTAGCATATCGATACGTCCATGTCTACCTGAAATACCAATTCTAAATACGAATTGGAATAGTCGTCCATCATAGTCAACTTGATATGGTGTACCATATTTTTGTTTAGATAAAGCTTCGCCGACATGACCAGCGATATTGTCGAGGTCACTTTTAAGCTCTTGCTCTTTTTTGATAGCGTCTTCCCAGGCTTTAATCCCCTGGTCAATATTGTCTAAATAATCCATTAGTATCCTTTCTTTTTAAAAAGAAAAACTGGGTGCAGCGATCACCACCACACCCAGTATACCATAGATTAGCCCAATAAATCTACAACAGGTTTTGTGTCGGCTTTTGGGGCATCAGCAAAGCTATCGAAGTTAGAAGCTTCGGATGCACCAGAACCATCACGATGTTCAAAATACATGCTATCTACGATTACATCAGTAGTATATACTTTAGTACCGTCTTCCTTTTCATAAGAACCAGTACGAATCGCACCTTGTACAATAACTTGTTGACCTTGGTTTTTGTGAATTAAATCGGCAGTCATACCAAATGCTGTACATGTAATGTTGTCCCAATCTGGATATTCAGCATCTTTTGATTTAAAGTTGCGTTGAGAAGATAAAGAGAAACGCAACATAGATCTCTTTTCGCCTTCACCTGGTTTATAAGTATAAATACCTTTACCTTCAGAATTAACACGGCCTTGAAGAATTACTTGATTTAACATGATTAAAATTTCCTTTCGATAATTAAAAAATTATTTAAAAATATATATCTTAAGCATTACATTATGCTTTAAGAACAGATAAAATGGCTTCGATATTGTAGCGATTTAATTGTTTAACATCGTTCAATACGCCACCAGATAATGCTTCCATAGCTTCTACGATTTGTTCGTCAGAATAACGATTAATTTCTTCACGCAAATCTAAATAGTGAGCTAAGTAATCTAAGTAATACGGAGTGATATTAGATAAAGAAACTTGATTTTTATCTTCGTCTTCAAGAATTTCGTCTAAATATCCTTGTAATACTTTTTGATTTCCAGCATCTTCTTTTACGAACGTTCTGATTTTAACAATTTTAGCCGCCATTTCTTTAGCGATCATTTCTGTCATTTCATCTTCACGTTTGTATTTGCTAACATAGCAATCGAGCTGACGTTCATCGAATTTAAGAGCTTCGACAACTTCAGGATCGGCTTCACCTTTAGCATCGAGCTCAGCTGTTTCTTCAGCAAAAGATTTAAAACCGTTATCGGCTTCATAGTCGACATCTTCAGAACCTAAGAGTTCCATCGGAGATTTGTCTTCAATTGGATTACCGTCGAAGTCAGTCACTGGAACTTCTTCAGAGTCAAGAATTTCTTCGGTAGAAGTTTCTTCTACCTTTTCTGCAAGAGCTGATTCTTCAACAACGACTTCTGGTTCTTCAGCTTCAGCAACAACTGGTTCACTTTCAGTTTCTTCCTTGACCAGTTCAGCTTTGGGCTTCCGACCACGCTTTTTAGGCTTTTCTTCCTTCGGCTTCGCCTCATCTTCAGCCTTTTCTTCGATCTCATGTTTTACAGCATGAGCATCGAGAGAAGAAATAATGCCACTATTATACATATCCAATAACAATTTACTAGATGCTGTATTAAAAGTGGCAGGATCTTCGTCTAATAGACGTTTAGCAATGACCAATAAATGGTCAAATGCTTTTTCAGTGTAATTCAATTAATTTCCCTCCTTATTTAAATAATATGAATATTTATTATTAACATCTTCCGAGGTAATACGAATTTCTTTCGTATTCTCGTCGATGTCGAATAATTTATCGTCGACTAAACCTTGTACGACGCTTTTTAGTGCACGAGCACCTGTTTTACGATCGTAAGCAAGTTTAGCGATAGTATCGATAGTATCGTCATCGAAATTAATTTCGATATCGTACATACCGATCAATTCTTTAATTTGCTTAAAGATTGCGTGCTTCGGAGTCGTTAAAATTTGTTTTAAGTCTTCGACACTTAATTCTTTAAGCGGGCAAATTACTGGCAATCGACCCAATAATTCCGGGATAATACCAAAGTTATCTAAATCTTCAGGTAAGATATAATCGATTACGTCGTTATATTTAGATTTTTCTTCCAATACGTCTTTAGATGCTTCACTAGAGAAGCCGAGGCCCGTATCTAAATCTTTATTTAACCTTGCCGCAATCTTCTTTTCAATACCGGTAAATGCACCACCACAAATAAATAAAATATTAGTAGTATCAATTTCAACAGTAGGAGATGACATAGCAAATCCACCTTGTTGATCGTTAGACTTAATAGCGACTTTACCGCCTTCAACAAGTTTTAATAATTCGTATTGTACGTCACGACCACCAATATCACTACCTTGAGAACCAGCATTTTTAGGATCTCGAGCCGCAATTTTATCGATCTCATCGATATAGACAATACCTTGTTGAGTTCGTTCGACATCGTTACCGGCTTCACGGTATAGTTTAGCTAAGATGCTGTTAACATCTTCTCCCACGAACCCACTTTTTGTTAAACTTGAAGCATCAACAATAACGCATGGTCGACCAAGATATTTTGCTAACTGTTTAATCAAAAAGGTTTTCAGTTATGTTATCGTAAAAGTTTTTTATCTTCTACTTCTTATAGTTTCCTATAAGCTCAGCATACCTTTTTAGCGTATATATTTTACCAAACGCTAGAGCGGCCTCGTGGTAGAATTATATTCTTATTTAAAAATAAGGTTCATCTACTATGCGTTGCCCCTGACTAGAATATTATTTCTAGTCTTCGGTTCAGATTAGCATATATAATAATTATATTATACTTAGCCTTCCTGCTTAATTCCGCTCAAATAATCCAGAAGTTCATGGTTTTTCTTCTGGAACGGCACAATCTATATGAGATAAATAATTTTTATATTTACGATCTAAATAAATATTTGCATTTTTATATAATTTTTCTAAGAAAATAAAATAATCTTTTTTATTTTGGACACTTAATCTATAGGCAGAACCAAGTTTATCTCCCCATAAAGTAATTTTTGGATCAACATTACAATATTTTTTTATCCAATTGGTTATTGTATTTAAAATACTTTTACTTTTGATAACTAATTTAAATACATAATTTCCTTTACGTTTATTTATAGTTCCATCTCCATCACTATATCCACGTAAATAATGGAAGATTAAGTCTTCGTTATCGTTAAATATTTCTTCATTAATAAAACCAATATAAGTTTTATTTGGAACAACACCATAGCTAACTAATTGTTTTGCTAAATGTTGTGAAGATATTGTAATTGAACAAAATTCTGAAATTTTTCCAGTACAAGTTGTTCTTGATCTTTCTCTTATAATATGATTACTTTTAATGCTTTTTTTAAAAGCATTTAACATTTTAATATCTTTTTTGCTTATTTCTATTGTCATTTGAGCAGGATTATTATTTTTATCTAATCTAGTATAGCCATCAGCCATAATAAATCCAAGCCAATAAGCTTTCTCTTCAGTATCAATAGAATCAAAAAAGTTTTTATCATAAGTTATATCTTTTTGATAATTTTTGTTATTCTTGATTAAATTATTTTCTTTTAAATAAGCACTTAATGTATTTTTGCCTATTTTAAACTTTTTAGCACAATCTATAACAGAAATTTCATTTTCAGAATAATATTTAGCAGCATCTTTTATTATGTCTCTAGGAACTAATTTTGGTTTAATGATTTTTATGCCATTTTCTTTAAGTACTCTAGAAACAGTATGATAACAATTAACGTTATATTTTTCAGCTAAACTTTTTATAGAAGTTTCTCCTGGGATATAATCATTTATTAATTTATCTTTTATCGATCTAGCATATTCAATTTCTTTACCTTGATTATGCATTTTTTTAATTCCTCTTTTTCTGATTTGACCTCTCAGAGCAGAGACAGATAAATTATGTTTTTCTGCTAAATCTTTTACTGTAATATTTGAATTTAAATATTCTGCAATATATTTATTATATTCATCGTATTTCATTTTTACTGTAGCTCCTATTAAAATAATATTGTATTAATAATTTAATTATATATTACATGGAAACTACAGTCAATAAGCAATTTATTTATCTTTTATAAGTACCACAACCGCTTGACCCTAACATTAAAATATTACTTTTCTCCACATCAATGCCGACATCTTTTTTTCTAAATGCATTATATTCAAGAAGCTTAGTATGATTAGTAATCGCGACACTAAGAATTTTCTTAGCATTGTCCTGATTAATTACACTTTCGTCCAAATAGGCCTTAATTTCTTTAGGCTTAACATCAGATTTTTGAATCTTAGAAGATTTTTTCTTCTTAGGTTTTTCATCGTCTTCGTCGCCTAAAGATAAGCCAAGAATATCATCAATGTTAAAATCGCCTTCATCGTCTTGAACTTGAGATGCCATTTTCATAACACATTCTTGACAGATAGCGATATTCTTATTAACGGAAGATTGGAAAGTAATATTATGACTTTTTTGATCGTCGATATCTTTACCGCAATAGCTACATTTCATTACTTGTCCTCCTTCGCTTTAATAATTTCATCGATAAGACCCATATCGAGAGCTTGTTGTGCTTCGAGATAATTATCGCGTTCACATGCTTCATGAATTTGTTCATAGGTAATTTTACCGTTAGACTTCTCAGCATATTTACGTTCGAGTTTCTCGCGCAAGCGCTCAATATGTTTAGCGACAATTTGAATATCGGTTTGTTGACCTTGTACACCGGTTAATGGCTGATGGATCATAACTTCAGTGTTCTCAAGAACACTTCGTTTATCGCCCATGCTTAATAAAAAGCTCGCCATACTAGCGCACATACCCATACCGACAGTATGAACTGGACAACTAATAGTACGCATAGTGTCGTAAATCGCCATACCGGCAGTGATACTGCCACCAGGGCTATTAATATATAATTTAATCGGCTTACGACTACTTTCGTTAGCTAGATATAACATTGCTGGAACAATGAAATTAGCTAATCGATCGTTAATTTCACCGGTGATGAATAATACACGATCTTCTAGTAATTTATCAAAGAGGTCTACACGGACACCTTCAGAATCTTTAATTACGGACACGGCCTACCTCCTCAAAAGTATCGTTTAAAATAGTTTTTACAGCAAATATGATTTTCTTAAACTTCGACATATTTTCTGTAAAAATAATAGCTTTATATTTTACTACTTCTTCTTGCTTAGGTTTAACGACAGCTTCTTTTGCTTTTTTAGCAGCTTTTTCTTTTTGTTCTTGATAACCAGTCTTTTTACTGTTACGTTTTTCAAGAACGGCAGCAATCTTTTTAGCACGAGCTGCATCAGAATCTTTCTTAATCTTATTAGCAGAAGCTTCGATTAATTTTAATTCTAATTCAGTAAACAGTTCAGATTCAATCAACAATTTCTTTGTTCTTGGCCGGAGAATACCGATACCGTCTAAAAACAATTGTTGAACTTTGCTATCGCTAAAACCGGCTGCACGAATAGTAGCTTTTAAATTATTATTGTAATCTTGATTAACTAGCACCCATAATTTAGCGATGCTAACAGCACTTAAGTTATTCCATTCTTTACACCAAGAATTTTTCTTATAGCTTTCTTGAGCAATCATTGCACTAAAACTAGAATATGATTCTTTAGACCAATCTAGTTTAGTGAGATCCTTGATGCGTGTGTAAAATTTAGAGATATTATCTTCTCGTTCACCGAACAAGATAACAGCACCTTGTTCAATAATATTTGAACGCATTGAGTTCCCCCTTGTGTTAAATAAAAAAGACTCCTTACGGAGTCTTTAAAATTTATTTTTTCTTATGACGAAGCATTTCTAAGATCTGTTCGCCTTCGTCGATTTTATCTTTGTTGTCTGGATTATTATTAAAGAAATCCATAATTTGACGCATTAACAATGGTGTTTCATCTTCGCCGAAGAATGCTTGATCGTAAATATCGTCTTCTTTAATTAAATAATTATAACGGTTATGAGTACGATCATATTCTGCACGAGCATCGATGTTATGGTCGGCATCGCCACGCATTTTCATACGTTCACGACATGTAGACTCGAGAGTATTTAAATAAAATGCATAAACATATTCTGGGAACAATTCTTTAAGTTCCTTAGTGCCGGCCTCATCAAGCACGACAATATAGTTTAAATCTTTATTTAAATCTTCCAAATAGTCCTTACTAATACCATATGTTTCACCATTAATGGTCGTTTTACAAATATAGTCTTCAGGATACCAATCTTCTTTATTGACAAAGAAGTATTGATCAACTGGATCGTTTAAACGACGAGATCTTGTCGTAGAAGTAATAATTCGATAAAATCCTTTTACTTCGAATAGACCAGCTAAAGTACTTTTTCCACAGCCACTTGGGCCAGAAATTACGATAATCATAAGTATATAACCTCGTTTTAAAAAAATAATATTATTTTATTATCTTATTATACCATATTATTTCGTTTGCGTCACGACCGTTTTACCGTCTTTAAATTCGACGTAAAATCGTCGGTCGGCATATTTCTGCATAATATAATCGGCAAAAGGTTTATACTTATCTGAGCTATTCTCGTTAAAGTTATGTCGAACTTGATTGATAACCAATACAGACAACTTTTTATTGTTATAAATGAATTCTTGGATCTTATACATATTGTCTCGAGGTCTTCCTTTTAAAGAAAAGAAGTCATCGATTATTAATAAGTTAAATTCATTCATGATTTCGCCAATATCGTCTAAAGACGACGTTTGGGCTAAATAATATTCGCCATCAAAGTTATATTGAAAAAGCGAATCAATCCACAGTGTTGCAGGATATTTTTTTGCAATTTCATGAGCAATCGAGCTCTTACCGCTCTGGCTCATGCCGTATAGTTCAACAACATTATTATCTAACGCTTTATTAATTTGATTAGCAGCCTTACTCATCTGGTGTAAATGTCCTAACGAAATTAACTCTTAAAACAGCAGTAAAGTCTTCAAAAAGATGAATTAATAACTCTTCTAAACTTTTGCACACATAGGTATTTTCGAATAATTCACCTAAATAGATAAATCTACTTTCAGACCAATCTACTCTTTCGATTCCGTAGTCACTAACGACTGTTGTCGGAACACCGCCACCAATAATCGAACAAATTTTTAATTCGTCGACCATAACAAATAATTCTGTTTCATTTAACGCTAGATATATTTTTTCTTCTCGTTTCTCTCCGCAAGTAAAGTCGAAACATTCAATAATAATGTCTCTAACTTTTTCTAAACTATCTGTTTCTTTAATTTTGAGAGCCGAAATACATTCCTTAATATGATTTACGACGTTCTCTTTAATGTACAACACTAATTCAAAGATATCCTATCTTTTAAATAATCTTTAACGAGATCCCAAGAGTAATAGAAGTCTTTATACATATTGAACGAGATTCTAAAAATATCAATGCACTCATCAACTAAAGCATCTTGTCGACCTATTGTATTCGTTATGGCTTCTAAAATTAACATGACTTCGATCTGTTCATATTCAACGAGATCTCGAGTCTTCGTAAAGTAATTTAACTGGCACAATCTAACAAATAAGTCGATGATATACTCTTTAGGATCATCTAATAATAGAATTTGATTTGACTTTAAAATTTTCATTTAATTTTATTATAATAATCCTCGATTAAATTTAAATCAAAATCGGCATTCAAATCGATTTCGCTGATTTCTAATTTACTAGGATTATTATAACATTGAATGAACAGTTTTGCCAAGAACTCAAATTCCACATAATTATCTAAAAGACCATTTTCCTTAACGATATCGACAACATTTTGAGTCGGGTTATTGCCCATTAGGATATCTTCGCCGACTTTAGGTCGTTGATTAGGTTTAAAGCTATTAAAAACTTTAGCAATATGCTGAACAGATAAATACAAGCCAATTAATTGTTCTCGTTGTTCTGGTTGCATTTTTCCTCCAAAATAAAAAACCGACCTTACTTTTGTAAGATCGGTAAATACTTAACAGATTCGATAGCCGGGGCCATCATTGTGTCACGTAATTCAATATCATGACCTTTGCCTTGCATATATTTAATTTTCTTATGAAAATCGTTTACGATAGATTCTAAAATATCCTTATCGAAAACTTTTTCGCCGATACGCTTAGCAATAATATTGTTTAATGCAACATCGATATCTTTATAGGTTTCGTTTTCTTTAAGAGAACGATCCCTGTTAATAACACTATAGTTAGTAAAACTTAACAAGTATAATTTAATAACCAAGTTAATTAAATTAGTATTATTCTCGATATAAGATACGATGTTATGAGAGGTTAAAATTTGATTATATAAACTATCTAAATCCATGGTTTCTTCTTACAGCAACAACAGCAGTCATTGTTAGTATTGTTATTACTATTGTTTTCACGACGAGACGGACGTCCAGTATATTCGTCGAACTGAGAAAACTCTTGTTTATGTTCGTTAATATACCTTATCGCATTTTCCTTATCGGTAATACCGTGTTCGTGAAATTTATATTCTAAATCGGATACTGTCGTCATAATATTATTTTGGTAGCAGTAATAGACTAATTCTTGTAAGTCGGTATATTTTAAGAATTTAGCCGGATTGTCTTGACGCCATCTTTTCCATTTTTCAGCAAAAGAAGGTTCGTCGATAGTAGACGGCATCGGGATATACCCTTTATAAGAATTAGTTTTAGATTTAGACGTTGACCGCCATAAAATTGCCATTTATTTAACCTTTCTTCATTAGTTTTACTAAATATAGTTTAAAACCGATACTTAACCCAGTAACAGTACTTAATAAACTTAATATAGTAAAGAATAAAGTAAATACTATTGGTAACGGATTAGATACCGTATAGATATTAGAGTTATAGAAAGCACAACTAAATACAGCTAATATAACTGTTACAATATTAATAACACCGACATAAATAGGATATGCCATAGCAGCCATTAAATTGTATTTTTCACGAGTGCTTTTAACTCTAATATTGTTAGTTTCGATCAAGATGCCGATATAATTAATACTATTGATAATCATTAAGACTAGCATCATTGATACAGAACTAACAGCTAATTTAAAATGTGTTGCATCGTTTGCAATATGACTTACGATTAGACTAACTAAACATAGAGCCGTAATAACTAACGCAACAATAAATTCACGTTTTAAAAACGTTTCATGAACATTTAAAAATCGTAGATATCCAAAGATATTACGATCTTTAAAAAGATCTTTTTCTTCCATTGTACCACCTATTAGAGCATACAATATACAAAGTACGCCGATGAACGGCGCAAAATCTATAAATCCTTGCACTGGCATCCTCTTATTATTAAAATAAAGAAGTTCCTACTCAATAGATGCATGTAAATATAATTTATTTACTAATAATATAATAAAAATAAATCAATCTACATGTCTTACACTAAGATATGATAGGCTATCTCCGTGTGCCCCACGGTTCTATATATTGAAATTATAGTAATTTTAATCCTTCATTAAGAATATTAGTAGCTGCATTAATATCTCGATCATGATGAGACCCACATTCTGGGCAATCCCATTCACGGATTTTAGTATCTTTAATATCAGAATTTTTATAGCCGCAATTAGAACATAATTGTGATGATGCAAAATATGTGCCAATTTGTACAAATTTTTTATCATACCAAAAACATTTATATTCTAATTGCCGACAAAATTCTGACCAGCCAACATCGACTATCGCCTTTGCTAATTTATGATTCTTAATCATATTTTTAACTTGTAAAGTTTCTGCACAAATAACATCATATTCTTTTACTAAAAATATAGATATTTTATGTAAATAATCTTTACGACAGTTAGCAATATATTCATGAAATTTAGCCAGTTTAATTCTGGCTTTTTCATAATTTTTAGAACCATATACTTTACGACTTAAAGATTTTTGTAACAATCTAAGTCGTTTTTCGTTATTAACTAAAAATTTAGGATTCTCAAATTTAGTTCCATCGTTCAAGATACAAAAATCTTTTAATCCTAGATCGACACCGCATCTTTTCTTGGTTTTCGCAAAAGCTGGGATATCGACTTCGGCTGAAATATTAGCAAAATATTTTCCACTAGGAGTTTTAGAAATCGTAATATTATAGATCTTTTTAAGACCATTAAAATTATTTTTATCTCTAAACTTGATCCAACCAACTTTAGGAATTCGAATCATTTTATTATCTTGATCAAATTTTAATTTATTGTTAGTACGATAGGAGTTTTTATCTCGTTTAGATTTAAAATTAGGGAATCCTGATATGCAACCAAAAAATCTTTGATATGAAGTATCAAGATCTTTAAGGCATTGTTGCAATGCTACGGCATCAACTTCACAGAGCCATGGTTTTTGTTTTTTAAGTTCTGTAAGAATTTTACACATATCATAATATGTTAAATTAATTTTATAAAAATTATATAGTTTTTGTTTTAAATTCAACATAAAATTATACACATATCTTACACAACCAAATGTTTTTTCAATAAGTTGAATTTGCTCTTGATTAGGATAAATTTTAACTTTAAAATTTTTATTCACGAGATATACCTCCTTTCATAATAATAATAAGTATATACTATTATATTACTATAAAAGGAAGTTAATTTCAATACAGAAAAGATATAATATTAACATTAAAATTTCTCCGCTAAAAACAAAGTTTCTAGCACTTAGTTGTGTGAGGTGAAGTGGACACAGAGGCCTGAAAAGTTTTTACGCTACCACGTATACTTCGCCATATTGGCGGCCGAATTTAATAGCTTCATCATAGCTGTCGACAAAAATATCGACTACGCCATGAATACCAGGAGCCATTCGGTCGGCTACAACATAATTGTAGCCATTGATATTTAGTACTGTGCCTAAAGCAAAATCGTTGCTCGCAACGGCACCGACGTAAGGATACTCACCGTTAGCCATAGGGCTACCTGTGTGAGTATAAGCTGTAAGTTCCATAGCATTAGCATTTGGAACACTTAATAAACCTAATACTAATGCAAAAGATACTACTAAAAACTTTAATTTATTCATAATAAAAGTCTCCTAACTTCTGTTCGTCTTCCTATTATTATCTAAAAATTTAAATAATAAATCGTAGGGCGACATGAAATTAGTAAACTTTGAATGCCATTCACCTAAACAAACAAAGCCACTATTTGAAATACTTGTTTTTACGATATTATACATTATCGAGGGCCAGGTGGAGGAGGATGATTTCTAAGAATGATCTGTGCTGGTTCTGGGAGTGCCCAGATTAAAAATAGACTAACTACCAGCAATATAATAGACCAAGTTAGCAAACTCTCCACTTCTTTTCTGTGTTTTCCTTGCTCATCTTTAGCAAGACTGAATACTCCAGCAATTATTAATGCAATACATGCACCTGAAGTAAATACAGCTACAAACATTAATATCTGGACTACAGATACCACAAGGAGTTCGTCTTCAGTCATTATACGAATTCCTTTCACACTGACATTCTCTCATTATTAAAACTATAAGATTCCTATTTACGCCAAACTTAGCTATAATTAACAAAATAAATTTTATTAATTATAGTTAGAGGTCAAGTAAATTTAATAGGCTATCCCCGTGTGTCCCACGGTTTTTACATATATTATACAGAGTTTAAAATTCTTAATCCTTCATTTAAAATATTAATTGCTGCATTAATATCTCTATCGTGATAAGTACCACATATAGGACAGTTATATTCACGAATTTCAAGATTTTTAATGCTAGGATTTTTATATCCGCAATTAGAACATAAAGCTAGAAGGATAGAAAGTGTCTATTTTAGAAATCACTTTTCTATACCATTTAGCTTTATATTCTAATTGACGTATAAATTCTGATAACGAAACATCTTGAAAAGATTTAGCTAATTTATGATTTTTCATCATATTTTTAATTCTTAATGTTTCAACGCAAATAATATCATATTCTTTGATTAATCTAATAGATAATTTATGAAGAAAATCTAATCTTTGATTTTTTATTTTTTCTTGAAATTTAGCTACTTTAATTTTGTACTTAAAATAATTATTGCTTTCAAAAACTTTTTTAGAAAGTTTACGTTGCATTTTAGCTAATTTCTTTTGAGATTGATTAAAAAATCTAAGATTGTCTGTTTTTTCACCATTATTCAAAGTACAAAAATCTTTTAATCCTAAGTCAATACCACAGTTTTGATTGGCTCTCTCAAAAACTGGAATCTCAACTTCGGCTGAAATGCTAGCGAAATATTTTCCACTATAAGTTTTAGAAATAGTAACATTATAAATCTTTTTAAGACCATTAAAATCACTTTTGTCTCTAAACTTTATCCAACCTAATTTAGGAATTCTAATTTTCTTTATATCTTGATCTAATTGTAAATAACTATTTGTACGATAAGAGTCTTTATCTCGTTTTTTAGATTTAAATTTAGGAAATCCTGCGCCATTAAAGAAATTTTGATATGCCATATCTAAATCCTTAAGAGATTCTTTTAATGCCACAGAATCAATTTCTTTAAGCCAAGGTCTTTGTTTTTTAAGTTCTGTAAGAATTTTAGATATATTATTATAACTTAAATTTATACCATAATATTCATATAATTTTTGTTTTAATTTTAACATAAAATTATATGTATATCTTGCATAATTAAATGTCTTATCAATTAATTCTTGCTGTTCTTGATTAGGATAAATTCTAACTTTAAAACTTTTATTCATGAGATTAACCTCCTTTCGTAACAAATAATAATTATATATATTATTATATTACAAAATGAGAATAATTTCAATATTTAAAATCTTATAATTTTAATAATGAGAGAATGACAGGTCAATAAATATTTTTAATTTAAATTGACACAACAAAAACTTTTGCTAAAACGATTTAGCACTAAGTCCTTAACGGAGAAAATAGTGCTAGCACTATTATATTACACTTATGGCATGATTGCCACGTCACAGGGATATTCCCAGTCAACATTATCACTATTCACCCAGTTTATAAGATATCGATTGCCATCTTTATCTAAACCTTCTGAGCATAGTTTATCACCAGATATTACTGGATCCGTTAAAAAATCTAAATAATATACTTCTTCAAAATACTTAATTTTCATCTTCCGGGAATTTCCATTCAGAAACATTCACGATTGGATCGGTACAGAATGCAGTCTGGAATGGGTCTTCTCCTTTCTGACAGTATAGAGAATTTTTCACGACAATTTTACAATCAGGAGCGATAATTTTTAATAAGTACTGTAAAGCTGATCGATACCAATATTCTTCATGCATTGTTCCAGAACAAAAATCTTTAAATAAATACAAGATATATTCTGGACAATTTTCTTTAAAATACTTAAATTGAAAACTGCTAATAGCCTTATTATTGCTCTCTGTAGGCAAATCGTCCGGGTAAAATTCAATTAAATTCGGAGATTCATCTTTGATCTCGCCGTATGGAGAATCAAAGTTTTCCTGAATATATTGTAAGAAAATCGAGCCGACCAAATCGATCGGAACAGAAATTTTCTTATCGGGATTATTTTTTTGTTTTTCGATCGTAGTAAACAACCATTCTAAAAACTCAGATTGTGTCATATGCTTTTCTAAATAATTAAGAGCTTTAGAAGGTGATTTAGGATCGATTAATTTAGCCAAATCGTCTTTATTGATCATTATTTAACCTTTCTAATATATTTATTAGGAACAGATACTGTAACTAATTCATTAGTAAGAACAACAGAATTAGAACCTTTTGGTTTTAAATAAATACAATCATATTCTTTTCCACCAGCAGTAACAATTACTTTATCGCCAAATTCAAATGTTTCTAAATCGATTTCGCCATTTAGAAAATCTTTAATAGAATATTCTGTGTCCCTTTTTAATTCAGGACAAGATTTAAACATTTCGCTTGTTAAAAAGTTGACTTCATCTAAGCTTTGTTGATACCCATTTTTAATAAATGCAATACCGAAATCATCGATAACAAACTTATCGATATTTTCGTTAAGTAAACTTTCTAAAAACCATTTAAGATTATCATTAATTTCAATCTGCATTTAGGGCCTCCTTTTTATATTTTTTATTAGTTTTTATTTCTTCTAATTTTTCTGTAATCAAATACATAATTTGAAGAACTGTTTCTGCTTCCGCTAAATCATCTACTTTAAAGCTTATTTTTCCTTCAAAAAGCTCATCTTTTACTAAACAGCAAGTATATTCTTTTACTAATCCATTTCTAAGGTCAATAATTGTTTTAACCTTAAATTTAATAAGAATATTAGAATTTCCATATGCAGACAACTCTGTATCTATTATTCTTTTATAATATGGAGGTTCTCTAGTTAAACAATATTCGATACTAGATTCTTTCTGTTTGCTCATTTTAAACAGTAAATTTAGCAAATCAACATGTTTTTCTTTTAATATATAATTCATTTTATCTCCAAAATTACTTGGCTTTTTTAAAACCACAACGGACACGAGTTTTTCCGCCTCGATTTACACAAGTTTTTAAGCATAATTTGCAGTTATAATTATAAGGTGGTTCACAATATCGGTCTGGATTCTCGATCCATTTTTGTTTTCTCATGCCTATTTTACTAGGTAATTCTTCCCATTTTCTCATTATATAACCATATCTTTAGATTGCAACCATTCTTCTGTGACATATAATTCAAAAGTCATAGTTTTAAATTCACTTAAATATTGTTGAATTAATTCATGAACGAAGTCATATTTTAATCCGCCAAGTCCACAACCTAATGGTGGAATTGCAAAGCTTAAATGTGAGTTTTTGTTTCCGCTAAATTCAATATAGAATGCTAAATTTTCTAAACCAGACTCAATATATCGATATTTAGAAGGATCCTGCCAATGATATTTTGTTGGGAAGTTAATAATAGTCTTACCATCTTTAGCATTAAAGCTAGTTAAATGACCAATACTTAAACTGCCATATTGACAATCTTTTTTATATGGATCAACAGATTCAGGATATTTTTTAGCAATTTGTAATGCTAAACCTTTACCCATTGTGCCGACACAATTTACAGGATTAAGGATATATTTGCATTCTGTATCGAGAATATTTCCGACTATATATTTAAACATTATTTTACCTTTCTAATTTTTTAAACGAATAACCATCGCAGATAGCAATTAATACTGTTGATATAGCTTGTAGAATTAAAGCAAATTCTATCGATATTAAATTATTAACCCATACACCTATACCAGATCCTATTAAGCTTCCCCAAAGCATCCAGCTTCGTTGAAGAACTTTAAAGTTTGTTAGTTCGTCGCCAGAGATATTTTTATTTAAAACATCGCTTAGCATAATAAACCAAATATTATTTAATAGGCTATTAATAATTGCTAGTCCGATAAATCGAACATTAATATATTCTATACCTAAAAATATTATAATTATATATAGTATACTATCTAAAGCTAAAAAATATAAAGCAAATTGTTTAAAATAATGACGATATTTTTGATTGCTTAATAAGCTATTTACGACGGCAGCCAATCCTGCTTCGATAAAATTAGCCAAACTATATATATTTGGACCAACTAAGCTCATAAAATAAACATGGACGACTGGTGTTGTAAATCCAAATATGAGATTAGAAATAGCCTGGCTAATAATCATTAACCATTTAATAGTATTAGACATAAGTTATTCTATCGTTACTTTTCTCGGAATAAACACAGCACCTTTACCGATAGGTTTAATAACTTTGTCACCGATAACTTTCTTCATAATCTGATAAGCAGAATTAACGTCGGCATTAATAATCTTATTTTTATTGGATTTAAATAAGCCACGATGGATACGACGAGCTTTATTTGCATTGTCTTTAATAGGTTCTTCTTTATCCAAGTAAGACGTAATACTTGTATAAGATTCTTCAGTTTCAATTACTTCGATGCCTTGATATTCTGCTTTATACTTAATTAATTCTATTAATCTAAAAGTCGGAATAGCAACAAAATTCTTTAATTTAGATTCTTGTTTTTGTAGCTTATTATGACCGATAATAATTTGTTTAACATTATGTTCTAAACAATAATCGATAATTTTTTTA